TGATGGATAACAAACAATTTTATCTATATTTGTATTAAAATAAGCACCCCACCAACTAAATGAACTATTTGCTATTATATTATGATTACAACAAGACATTAATAACATTTGTTCCCAATCTAACAATGAAGAATCACCCCTAGTAAAAATATAATTAGGGAATTCAATAGCTAATTTATCTATAGTTTGCATAACATCATTTATATCTTCATCTTCACAAAAAAATATTACATTGAATTTGTTATTAGAATTAGTATTTCTAATATAAGTTAGTGAATCTTCATAATATTTATACGGCATAATCGGATGAAATTGTTGTAAATTTTTATAATCACCCATTCTAAAATGCATACTAATTGTATCTTCTACAAATTTATTATTGAAATCTATTTTATTTATTAAATCTACTTTGTGTTTTTTAAGATCTATAACATTACAAATTGTTTTAAATTCTTTCTCAAAGTATTTATAACTTTGAAAATATCCTAATAAACAAATATTTTTATTAACTAGATTAACAATAGAAATATCATTAAATGCAAATCCATTTTCTCTTACTACTTCTATTTCTCCAAAATCATTTGTTAAAAATGGTTGTAAACGCGATAAAAATGTTCCCCAATAAGTATTTCTAATTGTAGTAGAGCCTCCACCTAAAGTTTTTGAATCCGGAAATTTAAATATATTTTTACTTTTAATAGAATATGCTATAGTAGCAAATATTTGAAAAAGTTGATTGCCTAATCCTCCTCCTAAATGACACGTAATCATTATTTATACCTATACATAATTAATGTTTAAATATATTATGAATTAATTTATTATAATTTGTATTATCATATTATGATAATTTTATTAAAAATCTTCTAATAATTCAAATGCATTTTCACTATTTTTATTTGCTAAAGCATAAGAATCATTTCTTTTTTCAAAGAAATTTGTTTTAGATTCTAAGGATATTAACTCCATAAAGTCAAATGGGTTAGTAACATTATAAATTTTATCATATCCTAGCTGAACTGATAATCTATCAGCAACAAATTTAATATATTGTGTCATTAATTCAGAATTCATACCGATAAGACGACACGGTAATGCTTCACATATAAACTCACATTCAATTTCAACTGCTTCTCTAATAATTTCAATTATACGAGTTTTTTTCAACTTATTTTGGAGCTTACTATAGAGAAGAACCGCAAATTCACAATGAAGAGCTTCATCCCGTGAAATTAATTCGTTTGAGAATGTTAATCCCGGCATTAATCCACGTTTTTTTAACCAATAAATACTGCAAAATGCACCACTAAAGAAAATACCTTCAACACAAGCAAATGCTACTAGTCGTGTAGCAAAACTACTTCTATTATCGTGAATCCATTTTTGCGCCCAATCAGATTTTTTCTTTATACACGGGAAGTTGGTTATAGCATTAAACAATTTATGTTTTTCAGTATTATCTTTTATGTAAGTTTCTATTAAAAGACTGTAGGTTTCACTATGTATATTTTCCATAGCTATTTGGAACCCGTAGAATGCTCTCGCTTCAGATATTTGAACGTCATTCATAAATCTTACGGCCAAATTTTCTAATACAATTCCGTCACTCGCAGCAAAAAATGCTAAAATCATAGATATAAAATATTTTTCGTCATCATTCAGGGTTTCCCAATTTGTTAAGTCCTTTGTTAAATCAATTTCTTCTGATCTCCAAAAACAATCAACTTGTTTTTTATACATTACCCATATGTCTTCATATTTTATGGGAAACATAACAAAGCGGTTATCATCAGAAGCGATCAAAGGTTCATTTTGGTTTTTTGACATCCTAAATAATATATTGTCAATATTTTAAATTTTTTTTATAAATAATAAAATAAATTATTATTTTAAGAATGAAAATACTAGAAATTCAATATGTACCTTTAAATGAAAACGACGAAAAACTACTACATATAGAAAAAATGATAAATTCAAAAAGAGTTATGTTACTTGAAAAACAAAAAAAACTAAAGAATATTTCAAAACAAAACCAATTTTTAGAAGATATTAAAAATGATTATGCAAAATATTATAATTATATATATGAACAAAAAGAACAACAAATCAAAGCTTTGCATTTATTAGATAATTATATAAATGATTTAACTAATAATGGTAAATTAAGTAGATATAACATAGAAGATGCAAAACAAGAACAATTAAAAATTATAAAAGAAATTAAAGTAATTAAACATAATTTAGACTTAATGTTAAAAGATACAAGAGAATTATCAGAAGATTTAAATAAATAAAAAACTTAAATTTAATAGTTTGTAATTTACTATTATATTTAAGATAAATTTTTAAAATATAATTTTATATATAATGACACAACCTCAAGAATTTTTAAAAGATTTTGAATCTAGTTTGGATAAACTAAATCAATTAAATGATTTAATTAAAAAAAATGCAGAGCAAAAACAAGAATTTACAAATTTTATATCTAAAAGATTAAGTGAAATAAATGAAAAGGTTAAAACACTTTCTTCTGGAATTCAAGAATTAAAAAATAAACTTCAAAGTTTACAACAAGAAATAGATGCAAATAAAGCCGGTATTTCTAATAATGCTAAACAAGTAGATGATTTGCAAAAACAAGTGGATGATTTAAATTTAGAAAAACAAAAATTGATGGAACAATTAAAAACTTCAACCGAATCTTCAAATCAAAAAATCCAAGAAATACAAGATAAAATTAATGCGGATGAAGCTAAAATAAGAGATTTAACTACTCAAAATGAAACATTAAATACACAATTAAAGAAACAAGATGAAAATAATAATACTATTAAACAATTGCAACAAAAAATTGAAGATCAAGATCAACAAATCCAAAAACTTCAAGGAGATCACGCATCGTCTGTGAATCAAACAAATGATCAAATAAAAGCATTAACACAAAGTGAAGCTGAATTAAAACAAAAAATAGAACAATTAAATCAACAAATAGAACAATTACAAAATGAAAATAAAGATCTTCAACAAAGAATAATTGCCGCCACACAAGCAATAAATGTAGCAGTTGGAAATTTACAAAATATATCTGATGACGCAAAGAATAACGAAAATACTGAAAATGTTTCAAAATTATTTGCACAAGTAGAAGCTTCTATTGAAGATATTAGTAGATCAATACAAGGACAGCCTCTTCAACAACAACCATCCAGTGTATCTGCAACACAATTGTCTATTCCGAATAATGAACCAGTTGTTGGGGTAAATGGAGCTCCTCAAGGATTAACATATGAAAGTCTATTAAATCAATTGAAAACAAAGAGTAATCAAATATCTCCAGGACGCGCTAATAAATATTCAGATGCATTGATTAAGCTACGCTCAATAAATAGTATTAATGAAATTCCACAAATTTTAGATTCTAATGGTATTATATTTAAAAATAATATTATTTTTGGAGGAAAAAAATATAATACAAAAAAAAATAAAAAACAAAAGGGTGGATTTACATATAAGGTTAACTCAAAAAGAAAAAGTATTTCAACGAATAGTTTAACTTTTAATGCAAAAGATAAAGGAAAGGGTAAGAGTAAAAGAACTACAATAAAGAGGAGTTTCTAATTTGTATATTTTATAGTTTGAAATATCTTATTTTGATAGATAAGAAAGCATACCCTTAAGAGTAGGCATTTGTATACAGTTTGCTGGCCATTTACCAGTTGTCTCTCTATAAACTAATGATTTAAATAAACACCTTTTCTGAATTATACTTTTTCTATTATTATACATTTTTTTCCAGGCTCTTTGTATTAAACGTATCCAAAATGTTTTTAAAATACATATACATTCACCTGTATTTAAATATATACATTTTGCTATTTCAGGTTTAATATAATTTTGCCTGGATATTATATTTAAATAATTTTTAATTATTGGATGTGATCTAATTGTTTGTATTAGAATATTTCTTGCATTTATATATTCATTATTATAAAAGGTGCTATCCATATTAAGAATTGAATATTCTAGATATTTATATCGTCTTATTACAAAATAACTGGATTGTATATTTATATTGTTTGTGGTTCCGTGTAAATCTTCATTATATAGTTCACACAAAACTATATTAAATTGAGTTGAACTAATTTCTTCAGGATCATACAATACATTTAATCGGTCTTCATCATCTGAATCATACTCATTTATTACAGACTCATTATCAGTATAACTAGAATCTGTATCAGAATCAGTTTCGTAGTTATTTTCAGTTTCAATATTATCCATTTTATATTTTATATTTTAAATAACAATTAAATAAAAATAATATAATTACAAATAAATTATATTATTTAAATACAATCAATTTTTTTTAAAGATTATATATATAATAAAATTTAAAGCTGAACTATCCAAATTTTTATCAAACAAATGGGTTTTAAATATTGTTGTATTATTAACCGCCTTTAATATTATAGGTTATTTAGTATTATACAATATTAATGCTGTAGCTGCTTTTGTAGTCATTGGATTATTAGTTAGCTACTTTAGTAAAAATATGATTCTTGTTTTAGGAGTACCTCTTATTTTAGTAAATTTGCTTGTTATGAATAAGGTTAGGTTTGAAGGTTTTGAAACTAGCAAGGATTCACAAAATGATACTAAACCTAGTTCAAGTATTTCTGATAAAACTACTCAAGATACAAAGAAAGAAGCGAAACCTGTGAAAAAAACACCTCAAGGATTAGCTAGAACTACTATTGATAGTGACACAGCTCTTAATAGTACAATTGATTCATCCGACTCCACAGAACCCACTACAAATATAGCTTCTAACACAACAGATGAATCTTTTGAAGTTGGGCGTGCAAAAAGAGGAGGAGGATATGATATAGATTATGCTTCAACTGTTGAAGACGCCTATGATGAATTAAATAAAATTCTAGGAAGCGATGGTATAAAAAAATTAACTGGAGATACTCAAAATTTAATGAAACAGCAATTGCAATTGGCTGAAGCTATGAACGGTATGGGACCACTTATTAAATCAATGGCTCCATTGATGCAACAAGCTCAAGGAATATTAGGTGGTATGGGCGATAAGGAAGGTTTAGGAAACATTATGGATATGGCAAAAAAACTTACTGGTGGATTGAAACAATAGATTATTTACAAATCTAATAGATATTAAATTTGTAGACTTTTATAATTAAAAATCACAAATAATACTAGTTTATTATTTTTGGTGATTTAAACGATTATCCGTATTTATGTCATTTTTTAATTTTACCTTTTCTAATGCATATTGACCACACGGACCGCAATGATCTTCATTTGATAAATCTATCTTATTAATCATTTGTGTATTAGAATGATCTATTCTCCATCTACCAAGAGGTCTTGATATATCTTTTGGTGTGAATCTTTTTATAATATTTGTTATAAATTTCATATATATAAAGAGTGGTTTGTTTTTAAGTATTTTTTATATAAATCAGCGGTCAATATAGACCTTTCTATATTGAATGAATATGTAAAATGCTATGTTAATTTAGCGATGTAATTTTATTTACCTCAAAGTTTGTAAATTTTCAAGCTATTGTGGTATACAAAACCGGTAAAACCCCAATGTAAATCTTGTTAGTAAGTCAAATCCACTATTGTAGATAGTATATAAAGGATAAATTTGTTTCATTTCAAGAGTAGCTTTTATTTTCTATAATAAAGTGGATATTGAAATTTATCTTATAAGATTCTTTATTTATATATTTCTGATATTGTATTATAATAAATATTATAATAAATATTGTAATTGTATTTTATTTATAAATTAGACATTGCTGTTTCTGGAAATAATTAAATAAGACTATTATATTAAGCATTTTATATTATATTATATTAGATTAATATAATATGAAAAAATGTCCTCCGGGTGTAATTTGTATTGAAAATATTACATTATTATTAATTTTTATTTGTATATTCATTGCAGTGTATTTATTGTATACAAATTTAAAAGCAAATAACATTGTTGTAAACAATAATCCATCTGAAAAAATAGTTATAAAAGAAAATAGTAGAGAGAATTCTGGTGGGTGGTTTGGTGGTATTTTACCAAGTTGGCCATATAATAATCTTACAAATGACGTATTATTAAACCCATATGCAGCTCCGTTAAGTGATGAACGTTATTTTTTACCTTCTTTGAATTATATACCAAGAGGAACTGTTCCTATTAATATTTCTACAAATGTTGGTGCAGTAGACACAAGTTATAGACAAATAGGCATACTTACGCCATTCAATGGTAAACAAAAAGATAATATTTTGGCTTTAATGGGCAGACCAGTGTTTACAAATAGAGATAAATGGCAGTATTATACAATAAGTAATCAACATAATAATGTAAAATTACCTATTTCGGTTAAAGGAAAGAGTGGATCAAATGAATATGGTGTCGACAGGATATATAATGGAGACACAGTTTATGTAGAAGGAATTAATGAAGCATTTAGGGTTACTGTATATGATAACGATACAATTAAATATTTGCCTGCTCTATAATTTGTTTTGTGATTATTTTATGTGTTTTTATTAAATTTTTCCGTATAGTTTCTTCAGAACAAATCATTCTATTAGCTATATTTTTATTTGAAGCCAAATTTTTTAAAAAATAATCATATTTACAAGAAAATACCATTTTTGAAAAAGGATCTAAATTGTTATTTACTATTTTCCAAACTAAATCGTATTTATTAGTTAATTCAATTTTATCCAAGATAAAATTATTTTGATGAGAGTTTTTTGTATAATATTTATCAAACATCCAGTTATTTTTAAATTCAATTAATTGTGTATTAAATTTATTTTTATAATTTGACCACTCTTCTTGTGTAAAATTTAGTTTATTTTTTTTTCTATATTTTTTTTCAACCCCGCTAAGTGAATATGTTTCAGTTAATAATTTATATAATTCAGATTTAATATATATTACAGCAAAATTTGCAAATGAATTTTTACCATTATATTTTAATATTGATTTATATAATCCTATTTTACTTGAAAAAACTAAATCTTGTGTATTAATATTTTTACATTTATACCGATGAATTGATCTAAAATCATATGCTTTTTTAACAGCATATGATTCGTATGAATTATAAATTATTTGGTTAATTAATGTTTTTTGTTTAATGTTTGTTTTTGGATTTTGAATAATTTTTGAAATTGAACTCCATTGTTCACTGGTTAACAAATTATAAGAATATGCATAATATAATACATTTAAATATAATATTATTTTCAAAGCAAGTTGCATCTTATATTTTATATAATATTATCTTTAATACAATTTTATAAATTTATTTTTGGCCTTTAGTTTTATTTTTTTTATGTTTTGTTAGCCTAAATTTACGAGTTTTTTTAATTTTACCACCTTTAGAAGCCATACTTTCAGCTGCATTTCCAACAGATTCAAAACCATTTTGCATACCTTCACCAGATTTATCACCAATAGATTTAGAAACTTGTACTGCTATTCTGTCAGAAATAATATCTACCACATTATTAATAGATTCAGTTAATTTGTTATCTGAATTAGATTGACCCTCTTCTACATTATTAGTTTGATCTTCATTCGCAACTACTGGGGTTTGTTCAGTTTTACTTGTAGATTCAGAATTATCTTGCACCTCTGGTTGTTCAACTTCAGGTGCAGCTACAGACTCTTCAGGTGCAGCTACAGACTCTTCAGGTGCAGATACGGATTCTTCAGGTGCAGATACAGGCTCTTCAGGTGCAGATACGGATTCTTCAGGTGCAGATACAGGCTCTTCAGGTGCAGATACGGATTCTTCAGGTGCAGATATGGATTCTTCAGGTGCAGATACAGGCTCTTCAGGTGCAGATACGGATTCTTCAGGTGAAACTTCAGGTTCAGAGGCTAATACACCTTCTTCACTTGAAACTTCAGGTTCAGCCTTTTCTTGAGAGGTAGTTACAGAGGCCTCATTAATATTTTCAGAGCCTTTTTCAGGTATATTTGTCAAATCATCTTGTTCAGGTGTTGTCTCCTTATCAATATTTTGGTATTCTTTTGGAGGGTTGGAAATAACTCCTGTAAATCCAGAAGGCGACTCTTGTATTTCTTCATTTTCAAACCCTGTTTTCTTTATATGTGATTTATCCAAACTGTCTTCTTCATTAGGATTACTTTTATCATCTTCTATAATAGATGTATTTGTTATATGATCTATATTTTTATTGTTTTTAGGAATTGTTGTTTTTTCATCTACATCTTTTGTAGACTCAACTTCTCCTCCTTTGTATTTTCTATTTAAACGTTTCAATGATTTTCTAGATAAATTAAATCCCCGTTTACTTCTAAATGTATTATTTCTATTAGGAGACTTTTTTTTATTGATCTTTTTCTTTTTTAAAGTTTGTTTCTTTTTATTATATAATTTTCTTATTTTACCTTTAGTTAATTTCATTACTATATAAATAAAATAATATTTTTATTTATATAGTTATATTAATGAGTACAAATAATACTTCCATAAATATATCTACACAAAACTCTAGAGGTGTTTGTGATTTAAAATGTGCTTATAATTTTAATTATCCAGAAAGTAATTTAATAGCTAAAAATATGGGTGTTATGATTAATTTAACATATGATAATGCAAATACATCTCCTGTATTATACAATAATCAAAAATATAAAGTTACAACTATAATTATTGTTTCTCCATCTATTCATATATTTAACAATTCAAATGCAGCTGCAGAAATTATAATTGAACATACAGCAGAAATGGGAGGACAAAATTTATTAGTTGGAATTCCTATAGTGTTATCAAGTGAATCTTCAGACGCATCTAATTTTATAAATGAAATAATAGCAAGTGTCTCTAATAATGCGCCTGCTCAAGGTGAATCTACGAATTTAAATATTTCAGGATTTAGTTTACAAAAAATAGTTCCTAAAAAGCCATTTTTTAGTTATACTGACAATACAAGTGATTGGATTGTTTATGGTATATTAAGTGCAATACCATTAAACAGTTCATCCTTAAATTCTTTAACTAAAATAATTAAACCCTTCCCATTACCTACCCCTGGTTCAGAATTATTTTATAACCCAAAAGGTCCTAACGCAACAGGTACGGTAGGTGATGGTATTTATATATCGTGTCAACCAACTGGATCTTCTGAAGAGGAAACAGATGTTACTTATGCAAAAAATACAACTAGCGCTACCATTTCATTCAATAATCCTATTTTTTTTATATTATTACTAATTGTTGCAGGTTGTATTATTTTTGTAGTATTATTTTTTGTATTAAATTATGTATATAATTATTTGACAAATGGAAAACCGAAATTAAGTATAAAAACTACATAATACATAATACATAATACATAACACATAACACATAACATTAATGTAAAATCTTAATAATTTATTTCTACGTGTGTTTTGTAAGTTAAGTCATCATTCAAATGTACAAAAAATATAGTTTTATTTGGTAATTCAAATTCTTCAAAATCTTCATCTGAAATTCTTAATAAATGTTTCATTAATACACGAGCAGTATGTTTATGAGTAACAATTAATGGGAATTTATCTTCACCTAACGTATATAATATATCATTCTCATAATATGGTAATACACGTTCCAATACATTTTCTTTAGATTCTCCATATTTTATTTTTTCAAAATAACAGTTTTTATAAATAGGGTATTCATTATTATTATTATAATTATAATTATAATCATAATCTCGTATAATGGGTGGTTTCATATTAAAGTTACACCTTATTAGTTGCGTAAATTTATTACCATAAATATCACGTACATATTGCCTAGGTATACCTTCTAGAGTTCCATAATGTCTTTCATTTAATCGCCAAGATGTGTATATAGGAATATCTAAATTGTATTTATTAATTTCTTTTTTTATAATGTTAGAAGTATCTATTGATCTCTCTAAAACAGATGTAAATATAATATTCGGACAAAGATTATGGTTTATTAGTGTTTGAATAACCTGTGATGCTTCTTTTCTACCATTATTTGTTAAAGGAATATTTGTCCATCCAGTAAATTTGCTGTCTTTATTCCAAATAGATTCTCCGTGACGTATCATTAAAAAACAATTTTTAATAGTTCGTAAATTTGCTTTATACATTATAAATGTATTAATATATTAAATATTTATAAATCATTATATTTAATATATTAAATATATCATAAACAGTAGTAATAATATACATTATTATTTTAGTTAGCATCACTAAGACTTGAAGCATCGTGAATGTTGTCTAACAATGGTTTATATGATGCTTGTGTTAAAGAAGAACCAGATTGAATAATTGGCGCCATTTTTTTTACAACTTCTTGTTCTAAAGTATAAGGGAATTGATTAAATGCTGTAAATTGAGAAGTTTTTTTTTCTTCAGATGGAGCAAATTTTTGCAAAGCATCAATACCTGTTGATAATGAAGAACGACGCAGTAAATCAAATGCAACGAATAATGATAGAACAGCTAAAATTGGATGTGAATTCATAAACAAATAAATCACAATTACAAAAATCACTATTTTACCTGTTAAAGTATCTACAATATTCGCAATAGGTTGAGGTGTTTTATAACCCATTATGAGATAAATAATAAATAAAATAACTAATACAAGTTCACCCATATGTTGTTTTTTAAATAAGCTAGAAAAATTCTCCATATATCATATTAATAGATTATATTTTTCTTGTGTTTGAAAGATGAAGATAAGATAAATAGTTATATTGTATTATTCTAAAGCTAAATTAAAACAACATAAATAATTCTTACTAAATATACTAGTTATCATTATGGAATCAAATAAAATTATAAATATATCAATTAATTCTTACTTGGGACAAAAAGGATATACTATTTCTAAAAATGAAATAAGTATTGAAAAACAAAAACAAATTAGAAACGATCTTACAATTAAGCCTTATGTTCCTGGTGCACCAAATGCAAACAATCAACCCAGTTTTCCTGCATATAGAGAGTCTGCAAATAAAATGTATCTACCCCATTATTATGGAGTTGAACATTTTGGTACTCCTAAAGAATATAAGATTAATGACGGTGCAACAATTGATTTAGAATTTAATGGACAATTAAGAGACTATCAAGTACCTGTTGTTAAAAAATATTTAGAACACGTTGAAAATTTACAAGTTGGTGGAGGGTTATTAGAACTACCTTGTGCATTTGGTAAGACGTGTTTAGCTCTTAATATTATATCACAATTAAAAAAGAAAACATTAATTATTGTTCACAAAGAATTTCTTATGAATCAATGGATAGAGAGAATTGGGCAATTTTTACCAAATGCTAGGTTAGGAAAAATTCAAGGACAAATAATTGATATAGACGACAAAGATATTGTTATTGCTATGTTACAAAGCCTTTCTATGAAAGAATACCCATCTTCGTTATTTGATAGTTTTGGATTAACAATTATTGATGAGGTTCATCACATTGGAAGCGAAGTTTTTTCAAATTCATTATTCAAATTAGTGACAAAATATATGTTGGGCCTTTCTGCTACTATGAATAGAAAGGATGGCACAACATTTGTTTTTAAAATGTTTTTAGGAAATGTTATTTTTAAAGGAACTAGAGATGAGACACATAGTGTTGTTGTACGAGCAATTGAATACAAAGTTGATGATGACGAATTTAACGAGGTTAAAACTGATTTTAGAGGTAATCCTGCATATAGTACAATGATTTCAAAGTTATGTGAATATAATAGGCGTAGCGAGTTTATTTTAAAGATTCTGTCTGATTTACTTTTAGAAAATTTTAATCAACAAATAATGATTCTTGGTCATAATAAAAATTTACTTAAATATTTATACGATGCTATAACTCATAGAAATATAGCAACTGTTGGATATTATGTTGGAGGAATGAAAGAATCTGCATTAAAAGAATCTGAGACAAAAAAAGTGGTCATTGCTACTTATGCAATGGCATCAGAAGGTCTTGATATTAAAACACTTACTACACTAATAATGGCTACTCCCAAAACCGATATTGAACAGAGTATTGGACGCATTTTAAGGGAAAAACATAGTAGCCCAGTTGTGGTTGACATTATAGATAGTCACGATTTGTTTAAAAATCAGTGGAAAAAAAGAAAAACATTTTATAAAAAAGAGAATTATAAAATTATTTATACTACAACTTCACAATACAGTATAGATATTAATAATTGGACTATACTTTATAACCCAAAGCAAATATATGAAAAAAAATGTACTACAAAAAAAACAGTTAAAAATAGCACATCGTTAAAAAGTAACAGTTCAAGAGATAGAAGTATATCAGATGATACAGATTCTGATGAAGAAGAAGTAATTGAAGAATCAAAGGATAAATTTTTATCTGGAAAATGTTTATTAAAATTTAAGTCTACTTAATAGAATAAATTAAAAGAAAAATAAAGTAAATATATTTAAATATTTCAAAACCCTTGTAAATATTATAGATAATTTAAACTATTATATAAAGAATAATTTATATATGAAAATATGATTGTTAGATACAACAATTTTAAAAAACTTAATTTTAAAAATTTTATTTCAAGAAGAATTTTTAACTATAAAGATCCTTTCTTGTTAGAAAAACAATTGACAGATGATGAAAAATATATTAAAGATGTAGCATATAATTTTTCAAAAAATTATCTATTGCCCAATGTTATTTCATCATTTAGAAACGAAAATTTTGATAAAAATATAATGAAAGAAATGGGAAATATTGGTTTATTAGGTCCTACGATAAATGGTTATGGGTGTGCTGGTGTAAATTACATATCATATGGATTAATTATGCGTGAAATAGAAAGAATTGATAGTGGTTATAGAAGTTGTGCAAGCGTTCAATCTTCTTTAGTTATGTTTCCTATATATAAGTTTGGTTCACAACAACAAAAAGATAAGTATTTGCCTGAATTAGCAAAGGGTAATATTATTGGTTGCTTTGGATTAACTGAACCAGACCACGGCAGTGACCCATCTGGAATGAAAACACGGGCTATTTTTAAAGATGGAAATTATATTTTAAATGGTAGTAAAAATTGGATTACAAATTCTCCTATCGCAGATGTTTTTATTATCTGGGCAAGAGATGAAAATAATGATATAAGAGGTTTTATATTAGAAAAAGAAATGAAAGGTATATCGTGTCCTAAAATTGAAGGAAAGTTTTCATTACGTACTTCTAATACAGGTATGATTTTTATGGATAATGTTATAGTTCCCAAAGAAAATGTGCTTCCTGCGGTTAAAGGGTTAACAGGTCCGTTTTCGTGTCTTAATAATGCAAGATATGGTATATCTTGGGGTGTTCTTGGTGCTGCAGAGGATTGTTATTTAAGAGCAAGGGACTACTGTTTAGATAGAAAACAATTTAATAGACCATTGGCTGCAAATCAAATTGTTCAATTAAAACTTACAGAGATGCTATCAGATATAACAATTGGTCTTCAGGCTTCTTTAAGAGTTGGAAGACTCTTAGATGAAAATATAATCATTCCAGAGAATATTTCTATTATAAAAAGAAATAATTGTTTAAAATCATTAAATATCGCTAGAAACGCCAGAGACATGCTAGGTGGAAATGGAATATCAGATGAGTACCATATAATAAGACATATGTTGAATCTTGAAGCAGTAAATACATATGAAGGAACACAAGATATTCATGCACTAATTATTGGAAAAGGAATAACTCAAATTCCATCTTTCGCATCTTGAAGTACAAAAATAAAAGTAATACCACCGTATGCGAAAATCCTGCTTACTATACACAGTAAAATATATTTTATATACAATAAAATTATATAAAATAAAATTATAAAATATGTTAATGACCTATGCTAGGGAACCCTTTATTCGTATAATGATTGTAGTTATCAGTACAGTTTGTACAATTAGATAATAATTTAATAGGTGGAGGATTTGCAAGGGCTAATTGGTTGGAAGGTAATAAACCACCAACAGAGTAAGAAGGTGTCATTGGCAAATTATTTTGATATTGACTGTATCCACCTCTTTGTCTGTGATTTTTTTTATTTCTATGACTGCGATTTTTTTTACCACCAGCCATTGATCTAGATCTACTTCTTCCTCTGGATAATCCTAAACTTCTAGATCCAAATGTCTTTTTGATTCTACGTTTAATACTTCTGGCTTTTTTACTTCCACGACTCATCTTATACTTTTTACTGATATTTTTTATTTTTCTTTTTAAAACTCTAGCACCGCCTTTAAATAGGCAAACTCCCGGTACTTTACCATATGCGGCATCTATATTACTTTTTGCACCAGCTAAACCAGGGAGACCGGGTATTTCATTACTACTAAAATTAGCTGGATTATTTGAATTCGTAACATTTACATAAGATCCGTTTACATTACTTAATGGTGATATATTACCATAATCTAAATTAGACGCACTAGAGCCTGCTGACATATATATAGTTGCTATTATTTTTTAATGAATTTAGTGTCAATTTGTAAATCTTTATGATTAGATATTTTTGCATTAATATCTGTTACTTTTAAAGGATACCATTTTTTAAATTTATAATTATATGCACAAATCATATTATATGTTTTATCTAATGTAACAAATCTATCGGCCCTTTCATTCTGAAATTCTTCTTCATCATCGCTTTCCTCTAAAGCATCTAAATTTATATTTTCTTTAATATTTCTAAATAATTTATTCATCATAACACTTGTTTTATAATCAGGTATACTAGCTATATCATAAAATATAAGTGTACCTTTATCATTTTGTAAATACAAATGATATATATCGTTTTGAATATCTGGTTTTACTTGAAAGATAATTTCTCTCTTCTCATTCATTTTATAAATATTTTTTTCAGGAATATTTGTTCTTACAATATCATTTGTTTTATATTTATGATTTACATTATTAATTTCTTTATTAGAAACATAATTATTTCTAATGTCAACGCGTTCAGATACGTTATTTGTTTTGTAATTGAAACGTTTTTCAAACGCGTTATTATTATTATTATTATTATTACAGATTGAATAACGCATATATAAAAAATTATTCATTCTATTGAATTGATGGAATTGTATAGTAGATATTTTATAAGTTAATTTTTGTATTTTAATAAGCAAATCTTCATAATTATTAGAAAAAACAGGCATACCAAACACAATAAAAGATTCATTATAAGATAATTGTTTAATATTATAGTTTAACAAATTCCCTATTATTGAAAATTTATCTATCCATTTTACTCTGGTAAAATCAGAACCTTTATAATAAAAAACATCTTCTATGGAAAAAAATCTATTATTTGAATTGTAAAATAATGTACCATATAAAATAGTACCATATACTAACTTACTACTAAAACAAGCATTCACAAATGTAATATTTACTATTTGTGTTTTTTGTTCAGATAATTCCATTATCATACAAACATTTTTGTCGTTATAATCTGTAAACCAAGCAAAACATTTTTTACCTTCAGGTATAGCTAATATTATATCAGAATTATAAACTTTTTTATGTGTAATATTTTCATAAGAAAGTTTTATGTTTGGGAAACTAGATAAAATATTTGTTTTTTCACTTTGTGTTAACATCTTATTATATGTAGTTAATAACTCTTTATATTATAATTAATTAAATATTTTCAAGTTAAATATTTTATCATTTTATATACGCGAAATTAGAAAATGAATCGCTCATCATAGAATCTAATGCTGATATATTTGTACTTTCAATTAAAGGATTATTAATTTGGTTTTTCAAGAACTGTTTTAATTCATTTTTCATATTAGTTGTTTCTCCTTGTTTTGGTAATAAATTTTCTATTTTATCAACCATATAAGTATTTTTATATTCTTTATTAGAAATAATATTATACATATTTTCATATTTTTGCGTAGGAGAATTTACTAAATCTTTTATTTTTGGAACAGTAAGCGTAGATTTAAAAAAATGTATTAAATGATGAACTAAAAAAATCAAAATTAATGATATTATAGAAATTTGAATAATCCAAGATAACATATTATATTATTATATTAGTTTAAGTGGGATAAAAACACATTTATTTCTTCTTTAATTAAATGATTATTCAAATCAATATCTTCATTTGATTCAAAGTAAATATCGCTAGGTATAATAGAATTTAATGGTAATATATTTACAATATTTTCTGTATCACAAACAGTTTGAATAATTAATTTAATCTTAGAATTACTTGATAATTTAAATACAAAGTACTTATATGATATTTGAATATGATCATTAGGAATTTGATAAACTTTTATTTTATTAATATACGAATAATCTACTTCTAATGATATATTTTTATAATAATTTTTAAAATGAATTACACGGTTATCTGTGTTATTTAATTTAAATGTATTTTTACTATCAATAATATACATTCCTTCCTTTGAAAATATTTCATAAACAATATATGATTCTATATAATATGGCTCTAGTAAAACAAATTGTTTTGATAATTTTAAAAGATTATCAAATATAATGTATATTTTCATAATTTAATTAATAACAATTAAACTATTTAAACCTATTTATTATAAGAATAATTATGTCTAAACCATTAAATATAATTATAGTTGAAAAAACTGGTACTCTAAAGAGTCTATCCATTAAAGACTTTAAAGAAGATGAGCTATATAAAAAATGTGGGTTTAAAAAACCTGAAGATTTCGTAAAACAAACAGAATGGAATAATTTAAAATATGAAGGAAATAAATATATTATTAGAGTTTTTGCAAAATCAAAGGGAAAGTCAAATTCTGAAAATAAATATGATTTTCCTCCACCAATTGATACAACTTTATTTTTTGGTAATTGTGCTATTGTTGCATATATTAAAAATAGCGATGGTAATATAGTAATAACTGATTTATCGTTATCACTATGGAATAAAATATATGAGAAGTTGTTTGGAGGATTTGAAGATCTTACTACTACTGCTATTGAAGATGAAGAAGAAATAGACGAATTATTAAATGTTCCTAAGGATAAAAAAACAAAAGATGGCTATTTAAAAGACGGGTTTGTTGTAGATAGTAGTGATGTAGATGAATCAGTCAATTCATCTGAAGATACAAGTGACACGGAAGAAATTGATAATAATGATAATGAGAATGATAATACTGAAGAAGATATAGAAGATGACTTAATTATTGATGATATTGGATCCGAATTATCTAAGGAATCATATGACTATGATAGTGATAATGATAATAAATAATATATGATTTTGGCTATATAAAATAAAATTGATTTAAATATAAAAATTTATATGTAAATCAATATACAATATGTCATTACGCAAAATTGAAAACCCTGAGTCATTTAGAATTAATATTAGAAAGAAACTTAATGAAAAATTAGAGAATGAAAAAAATAGTTTAAATTTAGAAAAAGGAATTTTTAATTATGCTTTAAAAGAAGCAGACCATAGAAAAGTTATAAAAAAATGGGACAACAAAGATTTTGTTCTTATTTATTTAGATAGACTTCGTACTATTATTGCAAATCTAAATGACGATATACTAGAACAAATTAATAATGGTACTATAAAACCTCATAATGTTGCATTTATGACTCATCAAGAAATGCATCCAAATAAATGGAATGAACTAATAGAAACAAAATCAAAAAGAGATAAGCATAAATTTGAAACAAAATTAGAAGCTGCTACAGACACATTCACTTGCAGAAAATGTAAATCAAATAAATGCACGTATTATGCTGTACAAACTAGAAGTGCAGATGAACCTATGACTATATACGTTACTTGTATTGAATGTGGTCAAAGATGGAAGACTAGTTAATTAAATTATAAATATAAATATAAATGATAAATATAAATTAAAAAAGGTATTATTATGAAAGCATAAGTAGTATATTGTTTACTATTATTATATATTCTTCTGTATATAAATATTATAGGTGTTTGTATTTTTAACTTATTATCATTTTCTTTTGAATAATTATAAATATAATTTTTCAAAACTTCATCTGGAAAATCTAGAGAAACCTTCCTAATAAACATAGCAAATTTATTTTCATTTAAATTTTTTTCAATAAATTGTATATCTAATAAATTTGCCGTTTTAAAAACGTGAGGGCTTGTTGCGCTAGTTTTCCTAGACCAATCAGTAATATGACTTACTGAGCAAATTGCATTAGTTAATTCTTTATATATTTGTAATATAATAGCAAACAAACTTTCATTTGCAAGCCCTCCGTTACATATTGTTTGTGTAAGTTTAACTTGATTATTTATAAAATGCAAACAATGATTAACATTTTCTCTCTTTAATACAAACCAAGGATCATTTCCCAAATGTAATTCTTCAGAAAGTAATGCTAGATTTGCGCGTTTATGAAAATGAATATTCCACCAAGGTTTTTTCCAATTTATAATACTTGAGTAATAATGATTATAAAATAAATATCGGAATCTTTTGGGTGAAATAATAGGACAACAAGAGTCTGTTAATAAACAAAACCATTGATTATTAATGTCATGAATCATTGCAAATTTCATAATTGACATATATGCAGGTATAACGTGATAATAGCTAGTTTCATATATATAGTTAGGAGGTATAGTATGTTGTAATATCCATTTGGATTTGATTTTTTGCAAATCTTTGTAATAAAAATATACATTAATAATATCTTTATTATATTCAATCCATTCTTTCCATATATCCTCTTTATTTAAAATGTGTTCGTAATTAATAATAAAACACAATGCTACTTTCATATTTAAATAGAGTAATTATTTTTATATTTTTAAAAATATAAAGATATAATAAATGGAAACAAAATATTTTGTGTTTTTTTGTAGTATAATATTGTTAAATAAATATATAGTTTCTTTAAAATATATTACTAACAAAAAACAATTCGGAGTAAAATTAAATATGAATAATAATAATAATAATAATAATAAAAGTCAATGTTTGATTTCAAGTAAAGACCATAACGTTTATTGTAATGAAGAAGTTGATTTATATTTAAATAAAAATAATATGTTATTAAATAAAAAATTAATTACTATATCCCCGGGAGGGTTCAAGGGATTTTATTTATTAGGAATATTAACATACATAAAAGAAAACTATAATATGGATGACTTTATTTTCTCTGGAGCTTCCGCAGGATCGTGGAACAGCTTATTTATGTGTTATAAAGGAGACGCGCTTAATTTAGTATATAATTTATTAGATTATAATATTAAAAAAGCTAAAACAATTACAGAATTACAATATTATATGAAATATAAATTACTATCTACATTTAAAGAAGATGAATTTGATTTCCAAAAATTATTTATAGGAGTTACTACATTTAAGTATTTTAAACCAGTAACAAATATATTCTCTGATTTTTCGGATTTAGATGATGCTATAAATTGTTGTATGGCTAGTTCTCACATACCTTTTATTACAGGAGGTATTACAAATAGGTATAACAATATGTATGCATTTGATGGAGGGTTTAGTAGTTATCCATATTTAAATATGAAAAAAACAGTAGTTCATATATCCCCTTCAATGTGGGAAAATATTCATCATAAAAATAATACTAATTTAAAATCGTGTATAAATACATTAAGAAAATATTCAGAATTTTTTTCAGTATCAAAAAATAATTTATTAGAATTATTTGATAATGGATATCAAGATGCTAAGCAACATAAAGATTATTTAGATGATATTTTTTTAAATAAAGATGAAAATAACAATATTGAAAATACATTAGATAGCAATATAGAATTTTAAATAAATTATAGAAAATGTAATAATCCTGTGATTTTTTTACTATTATTACAAGGGATATTATCGTAGCATTCACTTAACAATTCGTTTATATCATAACATTCATCATCTTCACTAACTATTTTATTATAGTCTAATTCATTACATTCTAGATCATTCGTAGATATTTCATTATAATCTGCACATTCATTAACTGAAGAAACAAAATGAGCTGCATTTTCCTGAAGTGGGTTGTCTTCTATTATAAAAGAAAAATTGTCTCTATGTTTATGGTTTATTGCATCTAACAGAGTATCTAATTTTTTATCTAAATTTTGTATTTCATTTTTTATATTATAGGTATCATATATAATTTTTGGGTTTAAAGCCCTTAAGCTGTATTTATACAATTTCATTACTTCTATATTATGTGAAAACACATTATTATCTATATTTCTAATAATATCATTTAACCTGTTATTATCTTTCTTTGATTCGTTTAGTTTATTATTTACAAAAAGAGTTATACAAAGATTAATACCACAAAAAAGAGCTATGCTGCATATTGCGAAAGTAGATATTCGTGCTTTTGAATATATATTTGTTTTATACAAAAATTGCGAAATAGATTTTGTTATTTTTTCTGTAACATCATTATCATTCATAATTAATAATTAAATTAATTAGTTATTAATTTTTAATATCTTTTATTAGAAATAAAATTGATAATAAATTATAAAATATTTATATTTTAGATTCTATACACTATGAAAACAGAAAAAGTTATAATACAAAGTTTGCAAAAAGAAATAGTATATTATATCGGACAAAATAAAGATGAAAATTTTATGATTATTGATATGTGTAAATCAAAAGATTATTGGATTCACGCAAAAAACGAATCATCTTGTCATGTAGTTATAGAGTTGCCGGATTATAAATTGAACAAAACAGATATTCGTCAAATTATTAAAGCAGGTTGTTTATTTTGTAAACAAAATACAAACAAGCTTAAAAGTCAAAAAAAAGTAGAATTTATTTATACAACTATTGGTAACATTAGTAAAACAAATATTGCAGGATGTGTAACAACAAAAGATACCAAAACTGTTATTTGTTAATTGTTTAAGTCAAATTACATATTACAGAATTAAAGATAAATAATAGAATTACACATTATATTATTTTATTTATATATTTTTAAGCATTTTTGACCATTTGTACATCTTTGGACATTTAAAATGACGTTTATAAAAATAATATTACTTAAACACAAGTTGAATAATATTGTATGTCAAAATTTCTTAAATTCACTAATTTTTTATTAAATACAAATGATATACATAAAATAGTTATACAACCTAATAAATATTGTTTTCATATTGTGAGTAAAAAAATGGACGGGTTTAATTGGATTTTTGGTGGTTTTGGTCTAGGCAATATTTCTTCATATAATTACGAATTTGAGGTATGTGAAACCAACCACTCAACTGATTACAAAATAGTTACTGATTGGATTGATAAAAATTAGTAGGCGTTTTAAATCTCCAAAAAGGTGTAAATTTTCAAAGGTATAAATATATTATTTTATTAAAAACAAATGTTTTCCAAATCCTTCACATTCCAATATTCTGAACCCCCATTGGACAAAGGTCTTCTTATAATAAAAGGAATTCTTTTTTCCTGTAACTCTAGATCTGCTATAATATAACTATCAATAATATTTTCAGGTACTTTAACTAATGGTTTTGCTCCCGCCTCAATTTGTTTTGCCCGTTGACCAATAATTCTAGCTCTTTCATATTTTGTTAAGAAAGGAATAGTTCTATGTAATGGATCTATAATAATGTTGTTTGAATCCCTGATAACTTTAGTTAAGCTTGCGATTTCTTCATAATTATGAATAAAACATTCTGGATGAAAATCATTAATATAGTTTTTTGTAATATCACTGTCAAATTTTTGAAAATAATTTTCATCTATTTCATCTTCATCTTCATCATCAGAATCAAATTGCAATGGTATTGTTGACTTAGCACCACCTTTAACAGACTTATATGATGGTTGTAAATTAGTTTCTTCATTTAAATTGTCTTCATCCATATCATCGTCACCAACATCATCTATTGATTCATAATCGTCTTCTGAATTATACTCTAATTTAGGATCATCTATTTCAGCTTCATCTGCGATTTCATTATCAGAATCATCATCATATGTATCAATGTTTGATACAGATTTTATAACAGGTATTTTAGTATTGGTATCTGCTAATTCTATATCCGATGAGCTGTCGCTTTCGCTATCACTCTCGTTATCAGAATTAATTCCTTCAGAATAATATTCGTTATCACTCATTATTAATATATTTACTAAAGATACTTTTAAATAAAATTAATTCAATTTTCTTTATTTAAAAAAATACAAATAAAATATATTAAATAAAATGTGTAATTATGATATAAATTTATAATGGAAAATTAAAATTACAAATTATAATATAATTGTAAGAAATAATAAATTAAGATTGTTCACTAGTATTCCATACAGTATCACACTCGCAGCATAAATAAACATACTTCATATTTGTGTCATCATATCTAATATAAATAACCTCTCTTTCTTTATCCTTTGTATTTGTTAAACAATCCTTATTTGGGCATAAAATAGTATGAATTCTAGGCAATGTTGGGTCAAGCTTTGTATATTTATTAATAATATGGTTGAAGGTTTGGGCACTTTTTTTAATTTGTGTTTTTGAAACACATACATTTTCTACCGCAAGTAATTTGTCTTCATTTCCACAATTACGACAATAATAAACTAACTTATTTGGATCGTCACTATTAATACGAATATAATACATATTGTCACAGTTAGAACAGAAGTGCATCTTTTAATATATAATATACTTTTACATTATTTATTTATTTCAATTTTGTTTAATAATATAAAATATTACTTTTACATAATGTCAACTAATTTCCTAGATTCTTTTAATTTATTAATAACTTTATTATAATCTATACATACTTTCATACTATAATAACCAGTCGTAAGAACTGTTTGTTGTGGGAATTCATCACTTAATTTTTTCTCTGCAAATTCAATTAATTTATCATAATTTTTGATAAAATTCTCTTTTACAAATGGATAGAAACAATTAAAAAAATCCATAAAAACACCTTCCTTTTTATTCACAATGTCACATACTGCAATGTCTAAATTGCTATATTCAATAATACTGTTATACGATGGTATATCAGTGTGACCTTTAGTAACACCAGGCTCATTAAATAATGGATTTTCACAAAGAATAGTACATAAAGTTAATAAAACAGTAGATATTGTTTGACAAGATGTCCATTGATCTCCCCTCCATGTATTTAAAAGTGAAACACACACTTTACCACATACATATAAATTTGGATTAAACCGAACATTATTACCATTTGTCCAATATTTTACCTTTGGAGGACTATGCGGATAATCAAGTGGATAATTAAATTCAAAAAAATAATTCCCTCCAAAATATGGTGTTTCAGAAGATCCAATAATTAAAGCATAACCCTTAAGCATATCTGTATCATCGTGGATATAATAAATACCATTTTCAGTAAGAGGGTTTTTCATAATATTTTTAATATCTTTTAATAATCTTGATATAGTTTCTTTGGAAATAAATGTAGACATTATATAATATTATAATAGGCTAATTTTTATATCAATTTTAAATATAGTAATACAATCAGCGAATTTACAAAATATCATAATTTATATTTTAAAATTTATTTTAAAAAAATGAAATAGAAAAATATTTATATATTATATTAACAATGAATAATACAATGATAAAATCGTCACAATTTAAGGACTTAAATGAATTTTTAGCAAAGCATAGTGCTAAGAATGATAAAAATACTCCTTCTACACATACAAGAATTCCGGATTCAGAATTAGGAATACATCCTGGTTCTTATATCATACCAAAAGAAGAATTATCATTGTTTTATAATTTATATTATGATAATGTCTTTGTAAAAAAACGGAAAGAATATTTAACAGAAAGACAATCAGAGAAAGGAGGAACAATAGCAGTTGATTTTGATTTTAGGTATAATTATGACGTAGATTCTAGACAACATACAAGAGAGCATATTCAAGATATGGTTGTAGTATATTTGGAAGAAATTAAATCATATTTTATTTTTGAAGAAAATAAATCTTTTGATGTGTTTATTTTTGAAAAACCTAACATTAATAGGTTAACTGACGGGTCATTAACAAAAGACGGTATTCATATGTTAATCGGAATTCAAATGGACCATATTATGCAACTTATGCTTAGAGAGAAAATGATTGGTAAACTACAAGAAATTTGGGATTTACCTTTAATAAATACTTGGGATTCTGTATTAGATGAAGGAATTAGTACAGGAAAAACTAATTGGCAATTATTTGGATCTAGAAAACCAGGAAATGAAGCATATGAATTAACTCAGCATTTTGTGATAAGCTATGATAAATCTGATGGAGAATTTAGTATGGATGAAAAAAAAGTTCAGGATTTTGATTTAAAATCTAACTTTATGAAATTGTCTGTTCAATACGACAATAATGCTAGATTTGAAATCAACCCTAAAATAATAGATGAATATAATAAGCGATTAGAAAGTAAAGGCAATAAAATTAAGAAACCATCAAGCAGAACTAAGATAAACCTGTTAGTTGAAGAAGATGACAATGATGAAGAAAATCAAATTTCTTTGAGTGATATTAAAAACAAGGAAACCTTGGAGAGAGCAGTTAATTTAATGTTAAAAAGATTAAAGCCCAACGAGTACGAAATTAAAGAAACTCACGAATATGCTCAAATTTTACCAGAAAAATATTACGAGCCAGGATCTCATTTGTTAAATAGACAAGTCGCATTTGCTCTAAAACATACAGATGAGAGATTATTCTTGTCCTGGGTAATGTTGAGAAGTAAAGCATCTGACTTTGACTATGATACAATTCCTGAACTGTATCATCAATGGAAAAAATACTTTAGTTCTTCTAAGCAAGACCCTGTAACACGAAGATCTATAATGTATTGGGCTAAACAAGATAACTTTGAGGGATATGAGAGAGTAAAGAAATCAACCATTGATTATTTTATTGAAGAATCTATTAATTCACAGACTGAATATGATAAAGCACTTGTTTTAAAACAAATGTACAAAGACAAATATGTTTGTGTAAGTTATGAAAAAAAAGGATGCTGGTATGTATTTAAAAACCATAGATGGGTATTTGATAAAGGTCTTAGTCTTAGAGAGGCTATTTCAAAACAAATGCACGATTTATATTCATCTAGACGAGATGAGTTAGATCACGAGTATCAACATTACGACAAAGATGATGATAGAGCAGAATTCTTAAAGAAAAAGGTTAAAATATTAAGTGAAATAATGTTAACATTAAAAAGAACAAACGACAAAAATAATATTATGCGTGAAGCAGCGGAATTGTTTTATGATGGTGATTTTGTTAAGGAAATGGATAAGAATAAATATTTATTATGTTTTAACAATGGGGTAGTTGATTTTAATAAAAAAATATTTAGAGATGGCTATCCAGATGATTACATAACAAAAACTACTAAAATTAATTATATTCCTTATAATTTAGATAATCCTGAAATATCTAAAACTTCAGCAGAACTATTAACATTTATGGAAAAATTATTTCCGATTCCTGATTTAAACCGATATATGTGGGATCACTTAGCTTCTTGTTTAATTGGATCAGGGAAAAATCAGTGTTTTAATGTATATCACGGAAGCGGCAGTAACGGTAAATCTATTTTAACAGATTTAATGTCGGTAACATTGGGTGAATATAAAGGCACAGTTCCTATAACACTTGTTACAGAAAAAAGAGGATTAATTGGCGGTACATCCGATGAAGTCCTTAAATTGAAAGGCGTTAGATATGCAGTTATGCAAGAACCTAGTAAAGGAGTAAAATTGAATGAAGGTATAATGAAGGAATTAACTGGAGGAGACCCTATTCAAGCAAGAGGATTATATTCTGAATCCGAAATATTTGAGCCGCAGTTTAACTTGGTAGTATGTACAAATAATTTATTTGACATTGATAGTAATGACGATGGAACTTGGAGACGTATTAAGAAAGATGATTTCTTGTCAAAATTCATAGATGAAGGCGAAGAATATAATGATGAAACGCCTTATGTTTTTACAAAAGACAAGACATTAAAAGATCGGTTACCTTTACTAGCACCAACGTTTGCTAGTATGCTTGTGAAACGTGCTTTTGAAACAGATGGTATTGTTGTTGATTGTGAGACTGTGATAAACGCATCAAATAAGTATAGAAGAGGACAAGATCATATTGCTGCATTCATTTCTGAAAAAATTATTAAAACAGGGAATAAGAATGATAAAATTGGTAAAAATGGGTTATACACAGAATTCAAGATATGGTTTCAACAAGAGCAAGGCGCAAGAAAGGTACCAAAAGGTCAGGAATTGTATGATTTTATGGATAAAAAATTCGGTATACATACATCAAAAGGCTGGTTAGGGTTGCAATTTAATCAACCAGAAGAAGAAAATGATGAAGTAAATGATATATAATTATTATAAATAATAAATCAAAAATATAACTTGAAATTATAGGAAAATTGTATAAATATTTATTTTTTATTTATATAATTTTTATTTATATAATTTTTATTTATAAAATTATAGGGTTAGATGTACATTCTTAGGTAATAAATTGTATAATTTATATATTAAATAAATAACAAAAGATAATACCATAGTAGAAATAAAAGGTAATGCGGATAACAGTATAAATATTACTAAACGGATCTTCCAGCTGTATTGCGATGTGTATATAAAATTTGAAACCACAAAAACAACCACCGTAAGTATGTAAATAAAACCAAGAATATATGAATAATAAAATTTTAAACTGCTAATACCTTGGTCTTGATAAAAAGTTTTCCTTTCGTTTGTTAAAACATCAGATGTTTCATCTTTTATTTTTTTTAATAATTCATTATTTTCTTTTACATATTTTAAGTATAATTCAAGAACATTTTTATAATTAATTGATAAACTATTATATGTATCTATTTCTGTATTACATTTTATTACTTGTTCGTTAAAATTTTCTTTAAATAAGTTTGCAATTTCAGTTCCTTTTTCAGATAGAGTAGAATCTAGATATTCATTATAACCACTCTCTCCTTTTGTAAAAATATAAAAATTTTTTCTAGAAATATCAAGCTGATTAGGAGCACTTTGCACATTAGCTTGAGCATCTAAATATAATTTTTGCAATTCTTCGGTTTTTTTTTGTTTTTGACATTCTGGGCCACAAACTATAGTTTGTGTTGCTTGTTGAATAAAAGAATTAAAATTATTCAAAGTACTAATATTGCATTGATCAGTCATAATATACTATACTATATTATACAATTATAAGATTTTTACAAATTTATAAAAATCTTATTGAAAATTTTATCTAAATATGTAGATAATTAGTAAAACCATCAGAAGTATTTGGTTTAGGAGAAGGTGATAGTATATTTTGATGTTTGTACTTATTTGTTACATTTGTTTTTGTTAAAACTTGATTTGCTAATGTTTCAGTAATAAATGATTCGGATACGGTACCTGCAGAGGTAGTTGTATCTAAAACACACATATTTAAAGAAGTGTCATATATTTGACCTTCTGAACAACATTGTTGCCCTACACAAGTACCAATATTAATAGATGAATTGAACCAAGGATCATTACTATTAGAAGAACCAGTTGGTGCAGAGTTAGGATCAAACATCCAGTCATATTCTTGATAATTCATATTATCACGCATAATAATAGAACCTATGCGCATCCAGAAGAAATAACCTCCTATAACAGCAATAATACAAATTAATCCATAATAAATAGTGGTAGGTAAAATACCTTTCTTATTTAATAATGCTAAAATAATAACAGGTACTAACATAAATATAACTATTTTCATTAATGATGCGTGTTCAGCATATTTGTCTCCATAATAAGTATTAATTTCAACAAGGCGTATTTTGTTATTTTTTTCTTGTTCAATTATTCTTAAACGTTCTTTTGCCTGGTTTAATTCATTTTCAACAATTTGTATAGCAGAGGATTGTTCTTGTAAAGTACCCTGAGAAGTTACCAAAGCATTTTGATAATAACTATTAACTCCACTTAATGTCTTATATAAATTAATACGCATTTGTGAGAGTTGGTTTATTTTTTCAACAATTTTTTGCTGTTGCTGAGAAGTTAAGTTAGGATTTGTTTCTAAACTATTAAATAATTCTTGTTCCATAGATTGTAAAGATTGTATATCATTAAGTAATTGTTCATTATTTTCTTCAATATTGGGCAATTGTTGAGACATATTGTATAAATTATAAGAAGATAATTATATAATATAAATTAAATTTATTTTTTAATAATATTCATTGATATTAACACAGTTCCTGCTGCTAAAATGCTCCAAAATAAATAATTGTAATTTTGTTGTAAAACTACTATATCGCTATCATTTAAAATATTTTGTAAATTCCCACCAGTTGTTGCCTTTATTTTATTATTTGTATTATCTATTTCATTTAAATAACTACCTAGGCCAACCATATTTCTTACTCCTTGATTATTTATCATAGTATCTCCTTTTATAAAAGAATTAGTTTGGTTTTTTATTTGACTACCTAATAAATTTAAACGATTTTGTAATTGTGTTAATTCTTGTTTTTGAAGACGCGTAGCGTTAGACAAGCCATATTCATTACCAATATTTCCTCCATTAACATAGTTTTGATATGTAATTGTATCACTATTATTTGTGTTATTAGAAACACCTATAGGTACAAATTCAGGTTGTACATTTTTAATAAATAGATTAACTCCTGATAATAATTGTTTATCTCCAACGGGATAAACTCCGCTATTTTTTGGATAGCAAATATTTGATCCATTTCTGGTATCAAAAACAAACCCATAACAGTCTGTATTATCATTGCAAACAGCCTGACATTGTTCTATAGTTGAATTTGCAGATGCTGCATTAGGTATATCATTACCGCCACTATCCATATTCATAAAAGATGTATATTCATTTATAGATTGTTTATTATCATCTGGATAAGCGTGCAATTCAGCATTTTGATCTATGTAAGCTAATTTTCCCATATTTGATTTTGTTCCTGCTATGTTCAACTCGTATACAGGGTTTGCACCAACACCCCCGCCAATCATATTACTATCTTTAATTTTTTTACAATTTGTTTCAAATCTAAAACTATACAAAACCAGATTTCCATCATCTTGCATAATTAAAGCCATATTACCACTAGGAGAACCAATAAAATCACCTGCAGCAAGTGTAGAACCTTGTGTTATATAATTTTGTCCATATTTTCCTTTTGCGGCAGCATAATCAGGATTTGCTTGTTGCACTTTTACACCAGTTGCCCAAATATAACCTTGATTATCCAAAGGGGATGTGCCTCTACATATAACCATATTACCATCATCTTGTAAAGCTAAAAAGTAATTACTCTGAGGTAAACTTGTATTATAAACAGCATTAGACCATCCGCCGCCCGAATATGAACCGTCACCAATTTGAGTACAATTTCCAGCTTTTCCATATTGTGAGGTTAGTTGCCAGTTACTACTAATAGCGCACTGAGCTGTAGTTCCAGATGTTGAATTTTGCAAACCATAAAATGCGGCACCATTCTGTTGAGCAATTTGCTGACATTGTGCATTATTATATTCTTGTGAACCACCATTATATAAAGGCATTGCTCTATTAGGAGCGTCGACGTAACAACCCAAATAGTTACTCGGTTGTGATTTTGAGTAATCTGTATTAAAAACAGAAGTTCCGCTAGAATTATAAACAGCTAAAGCGCCTTGATCCGTTAATACTGCTACATTACCAGATTGTCCAGAAGTTCCTGAACTCCATAGCGGTACCATAGCTGTAGGTATCATACTTAGGCCATACATAGCAGCATTTGTCATATAATTCGATACAGCACAATAACCTAGTGAAGTATTTTCATCTACATTTTGTAGAGCGTACAGATTATATCCATTGTCAATTGCTGCTTGTTTACATTGGTCAATATTATATGTGCCGCTACTGGAAGTTAAAGGAGTATTACCAATATAATCCATTGCTGGTGAAGTTATACTATCCTGAAAACAACCGTGATAAAATGGTGTAATTTGTAAATTAGGATCTAACATATTATTTACATAAACATTTTTACCTTCATTTCCGCAACTTTGTCCTTGGATCATAGGTGTTCCTGTAACTAAAGAAGGAGTTGTAGGTATAGTGGCTCCAGGTGTTTCATAATTTATAGACCACTGTAAATTAGTATCTATAAATTGTCCATTTGGAGGGCATCCGTTTCTACCACACGTATAGTAAATAGCCCAAAAATCTGGATACCACTTTGCGATACCTTGTTGGGTAACGTACATTATTTCTTTTCCTATTTTAATATTCTTCCCTAAATAAGGGTTATTTGGACTTACTCTATTTAAATAACCACTTGTAGCTCCAGATAATTTAGCTAATAAATTTTCATATTCGTCTAAAGTAATTTTATACTGTTCTTGTAAAAAAGTGATATCACGTTCTTCAGGAATAATATTTGTTTCTGAAAGAACATTTCTAGTTTCTTTTGTTAAACTAAAATCAGTATTTGTATTTTTTGAAGAAAACCCTTCTTTTGATTTTGAGTTAGAAGTTTTTACAGTTTTATCTAAATTTTGTCTTATTTTTTTTTGATATTTTTTGAATTTATCACCTTGACTTAGCCCAGGAGTTGGTTTAAATACATTTATGTTTGTCTTTGTATAATCACTCGCACTGTTTGTAATAGAATTCTTTTTTGTTAAATCATTAGTACTTGAAAATAAATTTAATATACCTGACATACTTAATATAAATATATACTAAAAAAGTATTATTTATATTAAATCTAAATTAATAATAATAATAATAATATAATTACTTTTTAATTAAAAAATAATACATTAATAAGGTAAGGATCACAAGTACAAAGATTATATAATAAGTTTGGTTACTTAATTTTCCTCCACTTTGAATATAACTATTCTCTGAAGATCCAGAAGAAACACGTATTAAAATGTAAACACATAAAATAGCAATTAATAATAAGAATATATAAGAATAATAATTTTGATTAATAGATATATTAGTGTCATTTTGTTCTTCATTTAAATCATTAAAATTTCTCATCAGTGCTTCAATTTTTTCTCTCTCTTGAATCAATTGATTATAATTTTCTTCAAGCGAATTAGATTGAATAAACCGATTATTAACTTGAGAAGAATATAACTCTTCTCCTCGTGTTTTTATAATGTTTAATATTTGATTATTTGCTTGTGTTAATTGGTTATTTAAATCTTTTAATTGAATTAAATAAAACATATCTAAGGGAACAACCGCGTAATCATTATCACCAGAAGGTATGGTTTCACTTTCACCACTTCTTAAAAAACATTGTGCTACACCATTTACATTTGGTTTATAAGTAGCTCCCGAACAGTTAGAATTTTCTGCACACATCGCTTGACATAAATTAACTGCACTAATGTCTGAATATACAGACTGACCTGCTATTGGTCCTGTACCCCAATATGATTTGCCTTGTATAGATGTAAATGTACGGTCATTTTGTTGAGATTGACTTAAATAATTTGTATAATTTAATGAAATTTGTTGATATTGTCTTAATAAATAGTCATATCTAGCAGTTAATGTTTCTAAACCTAAAACTACATTTCGTGTTTCTATTTCACTAGTAGTTTCTTGATTATTTTGAATAATTCCTGACATTTATATAATATATAAGATATAATATATTATATATTATTTATTTATTTATTTGAAAATTGTAATTGACAATTTTATTCATAAAATATTATGTTTTTATAACCGATAATTCATTATAATTAAATTTAAAAATTTTTTCTGGATTATATTTTTTTAAAGGTAAAAAATTGCAACTTAATTGCAAAGGACTATCTTCGCGGGTATCCTCTGTAATATCACGATAATCTATTAATGTATTATATGAATTGCATATCAAAATATATTTATAAATTTTATTATAAACTAAATAGTCTAAAAAATTATATATTTGATTTAAAGACCAATATTCTAAAATATTTTTTAAAATGCACATATCTGCTTTTTTGATAGATTCTTTATTAGTATAAAAATCTAACACAATAAATGTGTATTTCGGTGTATGGTATTTAACTGTATTTTTAATTAAATCTAGCATACAATTATCATAACCAGTATATTCTATATTTAGATTTTCATATATTGAGTTTTCTGTCAAATAACCACAACCAAAATCTACAATAGTTTTAATTTTATTTTTATTTATAAAATTTTGTAAAAATGGAGTGTATATATTTGTACTACAATGATAATTATTAGTTTTGATTATATTTTCTATATTTTTATTTTCTGTATTTTTAGAAATTAAATTTTCATAAAAATGAATTTTATTATTCATATATAAATAATACTAAAATATCATTCTACTATTTTTTAATTATGATGTAGATTTGAAAACTTTAGATAAAGCTATACTAGATATTATTATACTAAAAAATAATCCCCAATTTCTAACATATCCTATATCATATATTTGTGTATAATTATGAATCATTTCAGTCGCACTGTTATTTTTTTGCTCAATTATACCTAATTTTTGTTTTAAAGTATTATTTTTTTGTTTGGAATTAAGAATTAATTCATTTAAATTAATTAACCGATTATTTAAATCCTGAGTATTGCTTTCAACATTATTTATAAGCATAAATAATTGTGTATTAAGATCATTTAAATTATTTTTAATGTTTTCAAACATTTGTTGATATTCTGCATAATTTGGATTTTTATTATAAAATCTGTAATATGTTATAAAATCATCTAAAATAGCAGGTAACTGGTTCTGTAATGTTTCTAATTTTTGTGTAAAAACAGAAGAGCTGATAAAATTAGTATTAAATTGCGATTCTTGTAATGAAGTCATTAATATATTAATATATATAAGTAATTTAATTTATAAAATAATTTATAACTATATTTAAACATTTCAACAATATAAATTCTATTCAAAACAATTATCAATAAAAAATGTATCTATATATTTTTTAAATTCTATAAATCCGCCTACAAATAATCCATCATTAAATATTATTGGAAACTGTTTGCATTCAGTACCTGATTTGTTATTCATAAATAATAAAAATTCTTCTTTGTTCTCAATCAAATACTCGTCACACTCTATTACATTGTACTTAATTTTTAATTCTGATAATATATTTTTAGCTTTTTTACAATTATGACATCCGCTTTTACTGTAAATGGTGAAACCTTTATTGCAAGGGTCTTCAAAATTCATTTAATATAATTTAAATAAAAAAATCTTTATATAATTAATAATTTATATAAATTATTTATGTAAATTATTTATGTAAATTATTTATGTAAATTATTATGGTATTAATTCTTTATATAAAATGTAATATAGTATTTTAAACACACACTCTATAATAATTCGCTGTAATAGCTGTTTTACTTGGTCTAATTATATGACACACTTGACCGGGTCTTAATCCAATTACACGGGCGACAGGATCAAATCGGGAAATATCTGGAAATTGTATTTTGTCCGTAATATTGTATTTTTGCATTATTTCAGCAACCTCTTGATCGCTCATTATACGATGTTCAGGTACAAGATGATGGTTTAATATATTAAATTGTAATCTTTTTATACTTTCAATTACAATAAATATTCCATCTTTTTCCCAAATATGTTTTAACTCATTAGTTAATGTTTCATTAACTTCATCTTTAATAATAATGAATAATGTATCATCTTTTGTTAATATTTGTTCTAAATTAAACAAATCATCTATCATTTCTTGAAGATGAATGTTTGTTCTGATTGGTTTGCTTAAATGATACCTAATATAAATTTTATTTTTTCTTTTAGTTACAGGGTTTTCTTGAATCTTTTCTAAAAGCATATCAAGTTGATTATTTTGTTTCATATAATTTACTTCACTAACACTAAAATTATTGTAATCATCTACATTATACCCTTGTTTTTGCATTAATTCCAATATATTTTTTCTAGATTTATATACAGATGAAATTAAAAGATTTGTACTTTGAGAGGTCGACATATATATTATATTATATACATAATGATTTATTTATATTTCAATTTTATTTATAATATTATTTATATTGTTATTTTTTTAATAGATGATGAAATTGAAGATGTATCTTCTGTATTATTAGAATCCTGAATAACAATTTTTTTATCTTGAGAATTAGATTGGGAATCGTGAGTTTCATCTTTATTTTCATCTGAATTAATAGTTATTTCTTTGGGAGGTTCTATTTCTAAAATACTAGGTTTTTGTATAGGTTCTTGATTTGATTGAGGATATGATTCTGACGATGACACTTGAGGCTCTTCAGGTGCATATGCGGGTGATCCTGGTGTATATGCGGGTGACCCTGGAGCATATGCAGGTGATCCTGGTGCATATGCCGGCGACTCTTGAGAGGGATAAGTCGGCGACCCCGGAACATATTGTGGTGATTCAGGTATATCTGATGTTTCAATTATAACTGGCTCTGGTAAAACAGGTTCTTCATTTGGTATAGGAATATTAAGTACCTTATGTTTATTTTCTGAAATTCTCAACTCTTGATTGAAATTATTTAATGCGTTTTTTAATTCATCATTGGAAGAAGCATTTATTTTCAATAATTTACCTATATTATCTGAATAAGACATACTTAATAATTGATCTACATTTTCATCTGTAATTATACGCATTTGAATATTCATAACCTGTAACTCTTGTATTAACAATTTTAACGAATACGGGACTCTCAATATACTAAATGACCGACCAAATTTACTTAAGTTTTTAATATTTTGAGAACCGTCTGGATTAGTAACAAATTGAATAGGACCATCTGCATAAGGACTTAAAAATAAATTTTTGCTTTCATTATAAATTGAAATTGCACCAGTTTTATTACAAACTGCAATAAAATATTCGTCTCCTCTTACTAAAAACGACTCATTCAAAAAATAAGACATTCCGTGAGCTAAAACTCCATCACGCTCCATTTCACCGATTCTAAGACCTCCATCATTAGCACGTCCCTGCACTGGCTGTCTTGTTAATACAGTGTTTGGTCCTCGTGCACGATAATTAATTTTATCTTTAACCATATGTTTTAAACGCATATAATAAGTTGGACCAATATAAATATCGGATTCTAATTGTTCTCCGGTCATACCATTGTATAAAACTTGATTTCCACTTGAATGAAAACCAGATTTAACTAGTAAAGGGGCATAAGTAGAATAATTAGAACCTTTAACTTGAAACGCAGTGCAATCGCCAAATGCTCCATATGTTGTGCAAATTTTACCAAAAAGCGATTCAACTATTTGACCAATTGTCATACGAGATGGTAACGCGTGTGGATTAATAATTAAATCTGGGCGTATTCCGTCTTCAGTAAACGGCATATTTTGTTCTGGAATAATAAGACCTAAAGTGCCTTTTTGCCCAGCGCGTGACGCCATTTTATCTCCAATTGCAGGTATTCTTTCTTCACGAATTCTTACCTTGGCTACATTAAATCCTTCTTCACCGCTTGTTATAAATGATTTATCTACAAACCCTAGTTGGCCTTTTTTAGGCTTGACTGAATCATCAATCCATACATCTTTATTCTCCAAATTAGAATTTATTTTACCAATTAAAATAACCTTATCAGTGAGTTCAGTATTTTCTTTAATCATCCCATAATCGTCTAATTGACTATAATCATATCCTTTCTTGAGTTTAACTACATTATTTTTTTGTATATTTGCAAACTTAGAACTAGTTAATCCGGTTACTTTTGAACTCTCTTCTCTTGCTTCATACATTGAATAATAAGTTGTTCTAAATATACCACGTGCTACGGATGCTTCGTTGATTAAAATAGCATCTTCTACATTATAACCAGTGTAAGACATAATTGCAACAATCGCATTTATACCATATGGTTGTTGTTCATTATTAATATATTCCATATATCTAGACTTTATTAAAGGAATTTGACCATAATTTAAAATAACTCCCATTTTATCAATGCGCATTTGATAATTTGAATGATACACCGAAACAGCTTGTTTACTTTGCCCACAAGAAAATGAGTTACGCGGAAATGGATTATTTTCAGGATAAATAATTTGATTACCCATAACTCCTAATAAAAGCGATGGATCAATTTCAATATGTGTATAGTATTTTGTTTTTTTAAGATCTTCTTGTGTAATTGCAATTAACGCGGATTCTTCTTCCGCAGTGTCAATATAATCTACAACAGATTTATTCTTATTTAAAGTATTAAATACAATTTCTTGATTTGTTCCAATATCATTATATAATTCAGGTAAATTGTACAATTTATTTTTTTTAAATGAGTATTGTTTATCTGATTTACTTTTAAACCCAGATACAATTTGTTCCCAATTAATTTTTCCATTATCTAATAATTCTATTACTTCTTTTCTATTAAAACTTTCTTTTCCATTCTCAATATAATAAATAGGTCGCGTGAGTCTTCCTGCATCTGTATAAATATATACATCACGATGCTCATAATCAAACGAAATACTTGTAAAAGTAGGTATAATTCCATTTCTTCTAAATAATTTGAGTAGCCCTATAAAATCTGGATTGGATTTTGGATCAATAGGATTATCAATAACCCCAACCCAATTACCATTAACAAATATTTTAGAACTATTTGAAATATATTCTGGACTACATTCCAATTTTAATTTCATTGGTGTATTTGCTCTTAACCAATTAATTATTGGTTTAGCGGATGAACCACTAGTAACAAACGTAGAAATCGCTAAATGCTTATGTAACCCAATATTTCCGCCATCAGGAGTATCAAGCGGATCAATAAATCCCCATTGGGAACTATTTAATAAACGAGGTCCTACCACTTTCGCACTGGAATCTAATGGTAAATTTATTTTTCTTAAATGAGAAATAAAAGTATTCCAACTCAGTCTATTTAAATCTTGAACTACTCCAAGACGTTTAGTATGTGCCTCTGACCCCCAATTTCCTTTAAATGCTTTTTTAAATCCATTTTCAAGTATTCTCTCTTTGAAAAAAGATTTAAAGTTACTTTCAATTAAGCCTATAAAATTATCTTTGTATTTGTTTGTTTCAGTTTGTTTATTTTTAATTTGTGATTTTTCTTTTCTTGTAAATGTATCATCGTCTTTGTATTCACCTTTATGATAATAATATTCTTCATCTATTTTTTGAGTTATTGATTTTTTTTGTATTAAATAATATTCTCTAAAAAGATCATAAAGTAATGTTCCAGTTAGTTCAATTCTTTTAAATCTAAAATTATCTCTATCTGTGGGTTTTTCTTGTTTTGTATAGACCTTTAATAACCGAAATACCATATATCCAACAAAATATGCTTTATCCAATAAATTTAATTCTCCAATGTGTGGTAAGAAAAAATCAGACAAAATTTCCATAACACTAGAAACAGTGCCTCTTTTTGTAAAAGTAGCTATATATTCTAACGCAGTTTGCTGGGTAAATATTTTGTTTGCATCGTGAATTGATGGTATAAATAAATCAATATAATCACTGTTTTTTTCAATATCTAATAAACACATTTTAATAATAGATTTGTCAGATACTACACCTAATGCACGCATTAAAATAAAAAGTGGTACTGGTTTTTTAACATTTGGTACCGCAACAACAATTTGATTATTTGTTAAACTAGGAGATGGCGCAACTATTTTAATAGAAGTAGTTCTTATAGCTTTTGATGTGTCTTCAGAAACAGAACGAATTTCTGCAGAATGACTATACAAATCGTCTTTTTTATTTTCCCTAATATAAAGCATATTATCTGCAAACTTTTCTTGTGGTATTATAACTTTCTCCTTTCCATCAATTATAAAATATCCTCCGTAATCATTACGACATTCACCCATATTGAAGCGTACTTCTTTAGATAAAGATTTCAAAATACACAAATCAGATTGTAACATAATTGGAAACCTACCTAAATAAATTTTATCCAATGTAATACTGTGTTCTTTTTTCTCTCCATTTACATAATAAATAAAATCTACTTCAACATCATAATGAATCGTTATACCGTAATTCATATTTCTTAATCGCGCGTCGTTTGGATACATATAATGTATATGGTTATCGTCATAAATAATAGGTTTGCCGTAATATATTTTTGATCCGTCCTTTCCACCTAAATAAAGCAAACATTCGTTCCTTGTATTGTTTGATTCTACATCTTCATCTCTTTCAATAAATCTAATAGGGTTATTTTCACGAAAAATACGGTATATACCATTTTTAAAGAAATCATTATATGATTCTAAATGGTGATCAACCAAATTATTCGGATTATCATTAAAATATTTGTCTATTAATTTCCAAGATATGTTATCCATTTTATATTATAATAATCATATTTTTTTAAAATGTTATTATTATAATATTTTATTTATAAATCCATTTACAATTATAGTAACTTCAAAAGATTAAATATATATTATATGTTTTATATTGTTATGAAGTTGAATGTTTTATCTGGATATCTATCTTTTAGAATATTACAAATTTCTTTAATATTCTCATCTCCATTATGAGGATGATAAACAAGCACTATTTCGTCATTTTCTTTTATATAATTATAAAAATTAGAAATTCTTAAAGAATATTTTTCTTTAAATTTATTAAAGTCGTCACGTATATAATAATCATCATCATTTTGACCTATATTAAACATATGTGAATGAGTAGATCCTTCGTGATTAAATATCATTCCATAACTATTTGTAATGTTTCTTTTACCTTCTCCGCAAAGGGATCTATCTCCATCTGCATTTTGTCCAGGAATAATAGTTAGATCAAAGAAATCTTTAAAATCAGTTTTTAAACAATTATAAAGAGCATTATAATCAGTCATACATAAATCAAATGGACAAGATTTATAGCCATTTGATTTGCTTAAATTGAATGTGTTTTTATATATGATCTCGGAGCACAATTCCATCCTATTGATATGTAAATAACTGTCATTTAATATATTAAAGTATATTAAATAAAGTTATATATTTTAACGAATAACATTTTACACCTTTTATCATTTAAACCGAACGATTATATTTTCTTCCAAGAACAAACGTTATTTTTGTTTGGTTTAGATATATATTTGTTCCCATCATTACCAACAATTGTTTTATTACAATTTTCATTTGCTGGGTATGGCGGAGATTTTCTATTTTTATATTTTTTTAATGTTTTGCTATGTCGGTTTATAGCATTTTTATCAGAAACACTTTTAAGTTTTTCAGTCATATTTTTACGTTGTTTTTTGTTTAATCCTAAAGGATTTGTTTTAGTTTTTAATGCATATTTTAAATTACGTATCCATGATGTTTTACACCTTTCTTTACAATTTCCATTTCCTATTGCCGATAATATTTTCATAGCTCCATTATAACTACTAATAAATGGCATATATATATAGTAAAATATAATTTACCTCATATAAAATGGGCGTTTTAAATGAGAAAAGTTGTGAATAAATAATAAGTGAATGATTTTAGAAGAATCATTTTATTAATTTTTCACGAGACATATAATTTCTTTTAGTATTTTTATGTTTATTATTTCTATTTCTTCTGGTTAGTTTAAATTTACCTTTTGTAATAGAAAAAACAGACCACGGTTGTGATGGTCTATCTTTTAAGTAAGGACAAAACTTTTCAAATTGACGATGAGTTTTACAAAAATCTGATGCAATAAATGGAGTACCACAAGAATTACCAAATCTTGCAAAAAATGACATATTTTTTGCCATAGTTGAATCGCATACAATACCGTCTATAGCTCCGTGTGGAGAATATGGCTTAGGTCTATCACTTTGAGACATATATTCTCTAGCATCTAACTCGTAATGAGAACATACAGTTCTTGAGCAAGGATTATTATCTTTTTTCAAATAAACATCATAATGATCAGAAATTATTATTTTAGCTATATCTAAATTTAATTTTCCTTTATGTTCATCCATTAAATCAGATAATCGTACCATCCTTGCGCCTTGATGTCTTCTAATATCGTAAAAACCAGAGTTAACTACTTCAATATTTCTAATTCGTTCATCATAAGGAGCATTAAAACCAATAAAACAACCATTTTTTGTTCTTTCTATATTATGAAATTTTAATCCTAATTCAATTCGTAATATTTCATTGGTATTAGTATCACCAAACAACCAAGAGTTTGCATAATCACCTGAATTTTCTTGTAATAATATTTTCACATAATCGTCCATTGAATCTCCGTATTGCATAGCTTGTCTAATTCTATAACCAATTGGAAATTTTTTTTCATATGGAACAAACCCTCCAATAGTTGTTTCTGTTCCTATGATACCTTTAGATGTTATAAAAAAATCTGTTCCACTCCATATCCAACAAGGAGATGTTTGCATAATCATTCGGTGACCATTTGCAGGGTTAATATCTAAAATTATATTGGACCATTGACCGTCAATAAAGTCGCAAAATGAATTATGAGCCATTACTATTTTTCCATCTTGTGTCCATTCTCCTACAGCAATAAATGCACTACAACGGTCCTTAGCACCTCCTTCTTTACCAGATTTGGAATCTGACCTTAATGTATGCCAGTAAGGAATTGAACAATAAAAATTCCAAGCAATAATTTCATCAATAGTTGTTTTGCATCCACCGGCTATACATCCTTCAGATATACCTTCCATTTCATCATAAAATTCTTTGAAATTTATTTTGGTCATTTCCTTAAAATCATTTGAAATTTGTATAATAAAATAATTCCAATCAATACCATAAGATTCCATCATTAAAAACCCTAACATTTTTTGAATCTCTTTAAAATCATTTGCACAAATATATCCATATGCATAACCTCTTTCTTTGGTGTTTCCTTTTATAGATATATATTTCCATCCATTTTTTTCATATGATAACCCATTTTTAATTTTCATTATTATATATATAATTAGAAAAGTAATAATTTATAAAAATATTAATTTACTAAACAATAATATTTTTCATTTTACATATTTAAAATTAATAATCCCATCATAACAAATAAAAGTATCCAAGGTAGAAGGACTAATAACCAAGAAATACCAGTATGACCATCTTTACATATTAAATTAAGAATCCAAGTCCAGAAAAGAATATATAACAGTTTGACAACAAAAACTAAAATTGTGCTAGGAACGCGGCAAGAGAAAGACCCCACGTGATAACTATTCACATTTCCCAAATTTTGCAATAATACCATAGACAACCCAACAATAGAAATAACAAAATAAACCATTGCTGGAGTACATAAGTCCTTTAATTTTTTTGGGAATGACATTATGAATTATATATAGAAAAAAACTTTGTAAATTATGTATATTTTAACTTATCAAATTATAGAAATTAAATTGATAAATTATTAAAAAGTATGTGCGTTATTCAATTGACCTTTCCACGGCATAGGGTTTACAGGCGAAGGATATCCTGCTAATCCATTATAAGCACTACCTACACCAAATTGAATTTGTCTTCCTAAATTTATTAAATCTTGACCCAAAAAGTTGGATAGTGTTCCTCCTTTTTGTGATTTTTTTTTATTATCTTTATGATTATGTTTTTTATAAATGTTTTTACTCTTTCTTGATTTTGTACCTCCAATAGAAAAAGGTGGATTTGCTCCAACATTCACCATTTGTCTAGATACGTCATTTGGTGAATAAGTATTTAAGGAATAACTGTTTCTATCGCCTGAAATACCATCTACACCTGGCCATCCACTTACAGAAGGTGTCCAATGACTTCCAACTAATCCATTTGGATATGATCCACCTGCCATAGATAAAAGTTTGCAAGAGCTGCATTTGCATCCAACTCTATGATTGTTGTTTCCTCCTAATTGAATTCCACATCCACATCCCCCTTTTTGTGTTTGTGGATTTAAAAAATTAAAACCTGTAGAAACTGGTCCTGTTGAGGGGTATGCAGGGTTTGCTCCATTTGTATTTTGCGTATATGCTAAATTAGACGAGGTTATCTCGTTGGCGCAAGACGCGCCTCCTTTACCTGTATAAGCTAAAAAAGGGTTAGACACTGTTGGAATACTTGAAGAAGGGTATGCAAGTGCTAGATTTGTTTTTCCACCTAAATAGTTTTTACGAGTTTTTGAACATCCCTTCATTTTATAATATTTTTGGTGTTTTCCTCCAAGTTTCTTAGATTTTCTGCCGAATCTGTTTAAATTTTTACCCATAACTATATATTATAGCAAGAAATTAATCAATATCAACGTGTGTAAGGAAATGTCTTCTACAACACATTTTTGTCATATTTAATTCATCTAATACATCACCTTCCGGTGTTTTTTCGTGAAACTCTTTTGTAAGATAAATGACTTTATCTACATCAATTGACTCGTCATTATTTCTTTTTGTCATTTTTCTTTTGCGCACTTCTTGAAGATAAAATCTGTATTTATTAGCAATAACCATACCACACGTAAAGCATTTAATTGGGATTATCATATCTCTATATAAAGTTGTTATATTATTCTTATATATTTTTAAAATTAATTCATTTTTTTTATTATTTATAAAATAATAAAAATTTTTGTAATAAATTTCACAAATATATTATATGCTAACTGTATAAAATATTATTATATAAAATTGAAATGAGGCTTCCTGCTAATTATATTGTAATTTAACATATTATGACAACAACTCTGTGTAAAAAGCTAATTATGAATAAATTTATACTACCAAAAGATGTAGTTGATATAATAAAAGACTATACATTTCGCAGAATAAACAAAATACAAAAAAATGATAAAAGGTATAAAATGTTATTATCAATTCCATATAAAGAATATGACCCAAATGACGACGTAACTTTTGTTTACATAAGTATAAACGATGAAAAAGATTACTATATAACTTATGCAAATTTTGAAGTGCAAATACAAATATTTATGTATGATGATAATTTAATACATCAAATAGAAGCACACAACATTATATTATAAGAAATATAATGTAACTAATACAATGTAACTAATATAATGTAAGAAATATTGTACTATTATTTAGGACATTTTTTACCATAACATTTATTTTGATAATAATAGTAATCAATATCTTTAGTTCTACCCTTGTCATCTGTATTATAAGTAGGACCTTCTTGTGTACCAGCTACACATTTATCTCCATTTAAAAAAACACAACAGGTTGTACTTACACAGTTGCTTTTTGTAAGTTTACCACACGATTCATTTAATGTTCCGCTAGATCCTGTATGACTTTTGCAAAATGAATCAGAAGTATTTATATTTAAAGTATCATCAATACCTTCCGTTATACTAGGTTTATAAGTAATACAAAAAATAATAAATAAAATTACTATAGTTACAATAAATATATTTAGTGTGTATTTTACAATTGTTTCTTTATTCATATTTAATATAAGAAAATAATATAAGAAATCTAAATATTTTATATACAAATTATATAACAATGACAAACTCGCGTAAAAAAAGCCATAAAAGTAGAAAACCATTAAAAATTTTACATAATATTAGAGTAACTACAAAAAAGGCTCTGCCTGTTGTAGCATCTGGATTAAAGTCTGTGGGAAAGACTGCTAAAATAGTTGCTCAAAAAAGTGCTCCTATTGTAGAAGAAGGTGTTTCAACCGTTTATGGTGCATTGGCCACAGGATTTGATATGGGTATTAAAGGTGCTAAAGGTATAGCTAAACGTGTATCAAAAAAAAGGCGCGTTCATAATAACAAGAGTCATAAAAAAAGACATAGAAAACATTAAAATAATATTACACCTTTTCTCATTTCAAACGCCCAAAATTACTTAAATATAAGTAAATAAATAATGTATATGCCATTTATTACTTTTATTTATAAAGTTGGAAAAAACTATAAGACATATTATGGTAAATATTGTTTTGATGATATTTCAGATGACCACGAAGGGTTAGATAATGAAGTGAAATATATATTAATAAAAGGATTAAATGAGTATAGAAAAAAAAATAATATTCAAAAATTAAATACAAAAGTTATTATAGGTATATTATCTTTTTCATCAAACAACATTATTCCGACATATTCAACTGATAATGAAATAAAATGTTTTGATTTTTATTGTAATTATGATAATAAAATATACATTAATGGAAAATTAATATAAAAATGGACGTTTGAAATGAGAAAAGGTGTAAACTATAAACTTCTGAATGATGATTACTTAAGAATGGATTGTTGTATTTGTTTAATATATTCTGAAAAAAAAATTCTTTCTTGTTTTGAAAATAATCCAAATAAAATATTAAATCTTGTATTTTGTGAATATTTATATAATATTTTGTAATTATATTCTTTTGAATTAACTTGAAAACGTCTAGACCAAATTCTAGTAGCTTTTGTTTTTGAATATAAAACTGATAATAATTCACGTTTAATAATATTTGTATTATATTTATCATCCATTAATATTTTTTTAATTTCATAATAATTTTTGATATCTTCTAATAATAATTTTGCTTGAATATTATAAGTATATGGAATAATATGATTTATAATAATATCAAATGGTAATTTTTCCATATTTACTAATTATATATATTATCTAATATTTATATAATATTTATATCATCAAATAATCTGTATTCCAAATGTTAAACGGTATAAACACAAAGACAAACATTGATTAACTAATATTAGTTAATTTCTTGAATTATATAACCTTTTGTTGTTTTTACTTTTTTATGCTGTGTTTTCTTTTTATGAATTTCTATATGACACATTTCACATAATGTGAGCAAATTCGCCAAATTATTTTTATGGAATGTTAAATTTTGTTTTCTTATAATTCCATCATCATCTGCCTCATTTTGATGTTGCAAATGATGAACATCTGTTCCCATATTTTTCCCACATTTTTCACAAAGACTTATTATTTTATTATTATTATAATGAGAAGTTTTTAAAGAGAGAAAACTTCCTGCTGTAGGATGGTATTTCATACGTATTTCATAGGCAGCATTTAAAAACTCTATTGGTAAACTTAATGATTTGCATACTTCTAATCCATAAATATTATTACCAGGTCCGTCTTTCAATTTACGGTCATATATTAGCATCTCTTTCTCTAGATCATATACAACTTCCATATGTTTTAAAACAATACTTTCTAAAGAAGTTATTTCATCATAGTTTACAATCTCGTGCAAATGAGTTGCAAATATGAAGCTGCTCTTACTCTTATATAAGTGCTGAATACCTGCAACAAAAATACTTATTGCAGAAACATTTTCTGTTCCAGAACATAATTCATCCCCTAAAACCAGACTATTATTATCCGCCATACGTAAAATATTGCGCAATTCGGACATCTCTACAGAAAATGTAGATAACCCTTTGAAAATATTATCATTTCCTAAAATTCTAGTAAAAATGTAATTATATGGTTTATAAACAAATTCCTCGCTAGGTACATACAGTCCCGCTTGCGCCATTATTATAGAAATACCTATTGCCTTTATAAAACTAGTTTTACCGACTGCATTTGTTCCATAAAGCAGAATACCATCTACTCCATCATTACCTAGAGTTATATCATTTGTAACATATAATTCATTGGATTGAATCTTTTCTATTAAACAATGGCGTAGACCTTTTGCTGAAACAAATGATTTATCAGATTCTACAATGCGTGGTTTACAAAAATTGTATTTTTGTGCAATTGTCATTTTACAATATAATAAATCTATAGCAGTAATAAACTCTATAATATAATCTAATTTTTCTTGATATTCTTCAAATTTTTGCAAAAAATTATTGTAAACACTTAAAATAACATCTTTTAACGTTACTTTAATGTTAGAAATATTTTTGCACAATACTTTAATTTGCTCGTCATCAATAGAATTATTTGACGCAGATTGCTTCTCAAATTTAAAGGTTGATTTAGATATTTTAAAATCAAACTCGGTTTTTTCATTCAAAAAAGAAGTATAAAATAATTTTACCTGTGTTATTTCGGTTGGTAGCATTTCTTGCAACAGTTTACATCGTCTGTTTGTAGATATTAACGTAAAATTATTTTTTTCGGTTTCGTGAATTTTTACAAAATCATTGTTTTTTGCTGTTTTTTTTTCTTTGTTTTCCAATAAACTACTAAAATAATTACGTATGGACTCCAGTTTTTCTTCTGAGTTCTTTAATAATTCACTCTTAGAATCTAAAACTGAATCAACACCAGGTTTTATAAAATTACATTCAAAATTTTGTAATTGATCAAATTGTATAGCTATATCAGTAATAATATGTTTGTCAATGAATTGAGTAATTATTTCACAGAATTCTCCTATATTTTCAAATTGATTACTTAATGAATGAAAATACTCAATAATTGTATTATCTTTTGAAACAATATTATGTATATTTTGAATAATTAAAATATTATTATATAAATTGTGTATAGATTTTGGAGAAATTTTTTTTAACAAAATAAGACGTTTCCATTTTGAAATATCTTTTATATTTGACAAATTGTCTCTAAATAATTCATTGTATTTCTCACAATTATTAATTGCATATTCAGTTATGTTGTATTCTTTTTGTAAATAGCCAATGTTTGTTGTTGGGTTTAAAAATTTATAAGCAAATTTCCTTTTTCCCATTGGAGTTAAACATTCATTTAACATTTTTAAAACGGATGAATATTTTCCCCCATAAGAATCTTCATCAATTATATTTAATTGTTTTAAAGAATGATTTGCGAGAATAAGTCTATCGGAACAATTTTCAAAAACAGGTTCAGCGATTCTATTTACTAAATGGGGGTTATGCTGATAAACAAAATCAAGTAAAAAACATAATCCCTGTGTTGCTATATTATTTTCATAAAAATTTTGAATATATGTATCATAGTAATTTACATTATAAAACCTATTCAAAATTTCTTTTTGATAACTTTGTTTTTCGCAATTTTTTGCTCGTTTAATAAATTGACTTTGTAATTCTGAATCTAATAAAATATTGAATCTATGAATAGACTTACATCTTATATTTGCGTAATTAATAACATCATCTACTTCTTTTTCTGGTAAATTATAAATAATAATAACCTCTGTTGGGCTATAAATAGATATAAATCTCTCTAATTCATCATATGTGGTCGGATTATTAATATATGATTCTTTAAATTGAAATATACTTGTTTTTCCTGTATAAATATCAATGTTTGAAATACCAACAACGACAAATTTACCCTTTAATAAAATTGTATTGTTTATTAAATCTATCCAAATACAAGTTATATTATTTGTTAATCTACTAGATTCATTGGAGAAATATGTTCCTGGAGAGAAGATACCAGCCAATGATCTCGTTGTGTTTTTTACAGATTCATCTTGTGTATAAACAATTGCAGTGTAGCCTGCATCTTGAATTTTTCTAATATATTTTTCAATTTGTATATCTTTGAAACCAGCCATAACTACATTTTCTTTTCCAATACATACATTCTTTTCAACTACATTTAACTCACATATTTGAGAGAAATCTAATATTTTGCTACCAGTAATAACATTTTTATTTTTCATTCCATATACTTCAAAAAAGGATCCAACCTGCATTAGCAAAATAATGTTGTCTCCATAATCACGGTTGTATTTTGTTGTTAAATCAAAATATTCTTTTATTAGAGCCATTATTATAACTTAATAATGTTTCTTTAATTATATTTCATTATGATATTTGGTATAATATTTATTGTATTATACTAAATTATGTTATAGTAAAAAATTATATTTATGGTAATAATAAAGCAGCTGTTAAGTCGCTAGGAGTCATATTATATCCAACTTTGCGTAATGCATCAAAAATAGATTGATCACCAACAGCGGATTGTGGTGGATAACTGTAAAATGCTTTATAAACGCGATGAACTGAAAATACTAATTGTTTTGTAAGAGTACCACCTCCTAAAACACCACTACTACTGTTAATTGGAATAAGTGATACTGAATATGAAAATAATACATCTGGAGTTGCTAAACCTTTACTGGCTATTAAATTTACGCCAGCTTGATCATTTAAAGCTGTAAACCATATTTCTGATGCATTAGGATTTCCTGCAATAGCATATACTGCTGCAGGGGCTAGTCCCGAACCAGGTGCATAATCAATCTCTCCAAATACACTAGTTACTACTGAGATATTTTTATCTAGAGCAGCTGATACTAATGATGTATAATTTTTGACATTCTCTCCATCGTCACCAGCCATTACTGTTTGTAACAACTGAATTGCCGTTTGATCACTACTAGTACCACTAACATTGCTTACTTTCATAATGTTATACGCAGTAGGTGCATTATAACCTTTTGGTCCGATTAATGAAACAAATAATGATTGTAATGGAGTGTACTTAGAACTTCCAGGCTTATTATAAATGTTGTAAAATGATACTTTAGTATTATTAATATCACGATATTTATTGCCTGGAAAACCTCCTGCTACTCCTGGATCTTGAAACCCAAGACCATACGCAAGACTACCATAGGTTGCGTTACCAGGTAGGAAAAATCCTAACAAGTAAAAGGCTTGTCTTGCTTTTGTTAAATTTGATGAAGCATAATTTAAGAATGGTGTTAAATCTAAATTTTTTAATAAGATATTTCTTAAATATAGGTAAGCAGGAGGTAAATTGTAAGACCACGGTTTAGGATCAAGATTCAATATAGAATCTAAGTCTGAACCAGAAACAGGTTGACTTTTTAAATTTAATAGATTATATAAACTAGATGTGGCGTCTTCTATGTTATTACTTGCGGCTGCACTACCAGTAGCATAGGTTGCTAGTATAGCAGGGTCATCGCGTGCTAAATATCTAACAACTAAATATGTATTATCTGCAGAAACAGGACCAAGGGGTGCAGAACTAGCACTAAGGGGGTCAACTACCTTTGAAGTTAGTGCATAACTATTAGATGGATCCAAGTAATAATACTTTGCAAATATAGCAACACTAGTTGAAGAAACATCAACAACTGTCATACCTGCGTTTGGATAAAAGAAACTATCCCAGGTATAAGCTGGAGCTCCAAATGCAGCAGGATTTGTGTTGGCGCCGGATAAATTAACAGTTTGTATCATAGCTCTTCCATATTGAAGATCATAAGGTTCTAATCTAGGTATTTGTCCACCTGATATAAGAATAAAAGGGCTGGGTGAACTCGCTGATATGCTATTAGCATTTACTGTAAGAGGTTCGTTACCAGAACCACTAGCAGTTGGGAAAGGTACACCACCAGAAGTATCAAGAACAATAGCATTTGCAACTGCTACAGCTGTATCAGTGCTCTTTAAAAATGTCCCGTCTGGAGTATTAGAAAGACCAAATTTAGATATTCTTTCAGTTAATGGAGCACTATGTAAAACTCCACCAAAAACTGCATCAAAATCGTTAGCAACAGCAGCACTAGTTAATAAACCATCAATAGTAGAATTTGCTTTTAAATTTGTTGCAGAATACCCGAGAAGATACAAAATTTGGAATAGAACATAAGAAGTTGATTCAGAAGGTGAAGTTGGACTAGGTGTTGAAGGAGAAGTGTATGATAAAGGGAGATGGTTTGTGACGAGATCCGGCTGTTTACCAACAAAAGCAGTTACAGAATCTATAGTAACTGCATTAACGCCGCTGCTGCCATAAGAAGATCTAAGTGTACTTAAAAACCTACCGTTTGCAATTAAAGCTTGAAATGGAATTAGTGCACTCACATACTCATTTATTCCCTTATTAGCTATAATTCTTTCAAAAGTTGTAAATTCGTCTTCTTCAGTAGATGTAGGACCATAGGTACCAGGTAAAGTAGGAAATGGATTATTCCCAATAGCAGTTCTTCCAGTTGGATCTATTTTATAAACACCGCTTGCATCAACAGTTATACGAGACCCAAAAGTACTATTAACATTATTTACTGCTGAACTGAGTAAGACTAGATCTGCAATATCTAAACTTGGCACACCTGAAGAACCTCCATTTGTTATATTTTTCCATTTAGAAATATCTCTGAAATCAACGTTAGTAGTAATACCTAAATTAGTATTGTGAGAAATATAAACTAGGTGACGTATATTTTTAATTACGGGTGTTCTAAAAATATTATCAACGAGAACTAGACCATTGACAGTTTTTGTAGTGCAAGAATTAAGAGCTAACAAATCATCAATTACACTACTGTTACCGTCATTATAATTTAGACTAATTGAGTTTACAAATACCTCTATAGGAAAACTACTGTATACTTTGCTAAAGATTTTGCCCATATTTAGAATTCTGTTCCAAACGTTTGTAATACCAAACTCCTCAATCAATTCAGTTAAATACAGAGCATTTTGTTTTGGACTATTTTGAGACGCATCTCCATAGAGTGTTGATGCATATAACAAAAATAAGTCTAGTTGCCGTAAATCTGTCGTTGATGGAGATGTAATAGCAGGATAGGTACTCATTATACATTTATAACAGAAAAAATTTTTTCTAAATATTTTCTTTTATTAAAACACATTTTTTTAACGAATTCATTAATATCATCATTTAAATCAGTTTTTATATTAGCAATTTTATAATTAACTAATAATAAATTATCATTAAAATCATTTATTTTGTCAAAGAATATAGAAGGATCTATTTTACTTGAATTTGCTATATTAAAAATATAAAAAGAATAAATGATATCTTCTGGAAGTGTATCTAAAGTATAATGTGTTATAATATCTTTACATAGTGAATGATGAATATAAATATTATTGATATTCTCTAAACATTCTAAAATAAGATGTTTTTTTCTTATATTAAAATCTCCATAACCATTGCAAAAATTGTTATAGGAAAATATATTTGGTAATTTATATCCTAAACAATCTTCATTTAAAAAGTCTGTTATTTTGTCTAATATATACACATTTTCATTTTGCATAATTATTATTTCACTGTTAAAATTCATCCAGAACTCGGTGCTTAACAATAAATTGTTTAACATATTATGTGTTATTATTGTATAAGGTAATATATGTACATTTATATTTTCTGAAATAGTTTTAGAAAAATTTTTCACAAATTCTGCATTTTTTTCGCAACATACAATCGTATGACACCATTCTTTACCTAATTTTGATAAATTATTTTTAAAAGTTATAGGTATATGCGGATAATTGTCAAATGTAAAAAAAATAGCGTGTTTATCACTTGTTTTTAAAACATCAAATTTATTAGTTATAAAGTATTCATCTGTATAATCTTTTAATCTATAAGTAAAATATAAATTATTGGTATCACTCATTAAATCCTTATATATATCATTAATCTTACTTTTATCAAAATAAAAATCAAAACTATTATATATTCTTTCATAAACCTCTATAGGAGTGATGGTGTATATATTTTTTTTAACATATTCTATTATTTTTTCTTCATATGTTTCTATCATTGTTTCATTTTGATTAAAAACGACTCTTTCTTTTTTTAAAACTTTTTCAGTAGGTTCATAATTAATTGTTATTGATGTTTTATTTTTTGAAATAAGTTTAAATGTTTCTTTTTTACTAGAATTTAAATAATAATCCTGTATAAATTTTTTTAAATAAATATAATATCTTTTATCATCTTCATCTATAATACCAGAAAAGTTACTAATTAGATATTGATAATTTTCTATAAATTCTTTCTGTTCCAATGTAGTATTTTCTATATCAATTAAATTATTATAAATGTCTTGCAATAAAACTTCTTTGTTATATATTTTATAAGCATATTTAACGTCATTATTTTTAAAAATGAAACATTTATTGTACATATAATAATTTTCATAATTAAAATTATACTTAATTTTGTAATAATAACTATAATACTTCAAATTGTATGGAGAGATTGATTCATATTTTTTTGAAGTATAATGTTTATAAACACCAGATATATTTTTATCACTTTCAATAAAATCTTCATCATATACAGTTAAATATATATCCCAATAAAAATCATCATCGTCAATATTATAAAAACATTTATAATATGTATCATCTAGTAATTTTGTATGTTTTCCTATAGAATCATAAAATTTATAATACTCCAATTTATTATTGAAATCTAAGTTATGTATTTTGTTATATATCTCAGTAGAAAAATCATTTGTTATATTATATTTAATTCTATAATACTCGTCTGTTAAATAATTTGTAGTTTTATTATTATAATAATAATTATACAATTGGTAATCATTTAACTCTTCTAAATTATTATCTAAATTATTGTATAACTTTATGTAAACACTTCTATCAAATTCTTCAGGAATGTCAAACCGAATTTTATAATACGTATCATTTAATGGATATAATTTATTACCTATTTTATTGTAAAAAGTGTATAAATGTTTGTAATTTGTATAGTTGTTACAATTCAAATTTACATTATATATTATATCTAAATATTTGATGTAACTTTCTTCAATAAAATCATCAGGTACATTATATACTGTTCTATAGTATAATTTATAGATATTTTCATTTTTTAAGCCAACATTGTTAAAATGATAATATGCTTTAATATTAGTATTTATTTGTGAATTGTTTAGTAATGATATGTATAATTTCCAATTAAAGTCATTTGGTATATTATTTGTTATTTTTGCGTTTTTCTCTATAGAAGAATTTAATTTTTTATGTAAAAAAATATTAGATGTCTCCATTTATTTTAAAAATTATAAAAATATCATTATTTAAACTAAAATAATAACAATTATATTTCATCTTTATGTTTTGGTATTTCTGTAGTTATAAACTCAACATCTTCACCTTCAACCATAAAATTCATTATAATAGTTTTAAAAAATTTATAAATTGGTTTAGATATAAAATTATAATTATAATATATTGTTTTTAAACATACTAATAAAACTGAAACGTAAATAGGTAAATCTGTTTTTGAATTATGTTCTGTCAAAACTAGATCTTTGTATTTATAATTATAAATAGATATTTCAGTAGAAAAGTTATTTTTTTCATCTGAATATTTAATTTTATATCCATTTACCATCGTTTTTGTTTTATGTAATCTATAAACGAATTTTTTAAACTCATATCGTTTAACTCCTAAAAAGGTTTGTAATTGGGAGAGTGTTGTATATTCATTATCTGTAAATATGTCACAATCTATATCGCTTGACATCGGAAAATAATCTATACGTTGAATGCTACCATAAAAATATATTTTTGTATCTAAATAATTGCTAAGTTTCTTGAAAAAATCACTAGCAAAAGGTGACATATTATTTTTTGTAGTTTCCATACTATTCTAATAAAAGATAATATTATAGTTCTTTTGAATGATCTTTCATTAAATTATGTAATAATATATCTGTACTATTATTTGTAATTTCACCTGCAAGCATAGATTGTTCATACATTTTTCGGATTACATCATTTGGTGCACTACTACCAATTTTAATTAAATTATGATCCCTTAAATATGTTTTTATATCATTTATTGATTTATTTTTTAAATCTTTAATAGCACCCAATACATTCTTTCTAGTGTTTCTATCTTTTAATAAAATAGATACTTTTCTTTTAATATTAGATTTACCTAGTGTATATTTTCTACGTATTGTTTTTTTTATCATTCGGTTTTTAGAAATATATGTATGATTTTTTTGCAAATTTTGTTGTGTATTTGATTTATTAATTTCATCGTTAAATTTGTTATTAACAGGAGGTTGAATTAGATTTTGGGTCATAATTATATCAATACTTTCTCTATCATCAGATTCTTTATTAAAATTGTTAGTTATGTTGTCATATGCATTTGTATTGAGTAAACTATTTTCTTTATTATAAATATCATTACCACTGATTATTTTATTTTCTAAATTATTGTTCTCTTGTGATTCTGTCATTTGTTTCTGGGTAATTTTATTTTTTAATGCATTTAATCTTTGTTCTCTTTCACTGATAGTATTACTACGAATATTGTTTTGTAATACTAGAGAGTTTTGAGGGTTCGTAACAATTAAGTTTTTTTGTGTTTTTGTCCAATCTCTATAAGTGGGTTTAGTCCCACCTTTTAAAATTCCATATGGGACATTATCTTTATTGTATGTTAGGTGTATGGGATCTCCATTAGTATTTAATTTTTCACTATGAATAAATGGTTCTTTTAATTCTTCTGGTAAATCTATATTAACATATGGAGTAGAGTAATTTATTGAATTATAATTTTTAAGTGTTTTTTTTTCTAACTCCATAAGTTTTTTTTCTTTATATTTGTTATATTTATCTTTTTCGTCATTAATTTTTTTCTGTTTTGATAAATTTTCTAAATAACTTATAGAATCATTAAATTCATCTGTATAAGAATATAGATCAACCAACTGGGGAGACGTGGTAATCTTATCTGAGTAATTATCTGAAATTTTTGGTTTATTATTTTCTAGATTAGATGTTTCTCTTATTTTGTGTTCTTTTATTCTTTTTAATAATTTATTTTTTAAAATATTTGGAGATATTAACGGTTTTGATATTTGTTGTATTTTTCTGTCCTTATTTTTTTTTGTTTTTGATAATCCTATTTTAAATAAACTGGGGTTTATATCTATTGTTTTGTGAGACATATTGTATTATAATATCAAACAAAAACTATTTCATATAAACAACTAACAATACATTGTATCTAAGATATATTTTTTTAAGTTTTCAGTTTCTTTTTTATTAGTGATATCACTATTGCTAACATACATTTTAAAACCTTTTTCTAAGTCATCCAATGTAATTTTCTTTTTATCATTTTCTGGTTTATAAAAAACTCTTCTACTATGCGCTATTTTTGTTTTTGCTAAAAATGTTTCAACATCTCTACCGAAAAATTTAAAATAATCAATGTTTTTATTAAACCAATTAATAACTATTTGTGAATCTTCTTGTAACTTCCATTCTATTTCATTTACTTTTTTTAAAAATATATTGTAGAGATCTTCACCACTATATTTTTCTGTTTTAAATCTCCACGTAAATCTAGAATCTAAACCTTGATTGTAATTGAAAAAACATTCTTTTAACTCAGTATCATAACCGGCTATAATGACCATTAAATCATCTTTATTATCACTTAATGCTTCACAAAGAGTATCAATGCATTCCTTTGAAAAACTATCTTTTTTATCAGAATTCCCTAATGCATAAGCTTCATCAATAAAAAGAACACCTCCAATTGATTGCTTTATAACTTCTGCAGTTTTAAGTGCTGTTTGACCTAAATAACCAGCAATAAGATCACTTCTGGTTACTTTTTTAAATGTACCTTTTTTTAACAATCCTATTTTACTATATATTTTACCCATTATTTTTGCTATTTCTGTCTTACCAGTACCAGGTGGTCCATAAATTACAGTATGCATAAAATCACCTGTATTATTTTTACTTTTATGTAATCCTTGAATAAAATACAAAATTTGATCAACTATATTCATTTTTAAGTCCTTCATACCAATCATATTATTCAATTCTTTAAGAGGTTCTTTTATCTTATGCAAAGCTTCAAGGTCTATATTGTATTCAACTGAATCATCTAATTTAAAGTCTTCAATAATTTTTAATATATCACTTATATTATTTATTTCCACGTCAATATTTATAATTTCCTTTTTAATTTCTTTTGTATTATCAGTTGATTTATTAGAAGATTTATTAAAATGTTTATTATAATATAAAGAATAATAATTATCACTATCGTATACATAATCATCTTTTAAATTTTTACCAGTAAATTTAGAACTATACATATTATTTAATTTAAAATTGTTCAATATTTGTTCTAATAGTAAATCCAATTCATATTTATTTAATACATTTGACTCTTCAGCTATATTAGATTCTTTTATTGCATTATTATTTATTTTATCAGGCAATTTATTTTCATTATACGCATTTTTATCCATACAGATTAAAAATTTATTGTAAGAATCTATTTTTGAAGGAGATAATTGGATGGATGATCTTTTTCTTCTGTTTAACATTTGAATTACTATATAATTAGTAAAAAATCATTTATATTATTTTATATAATTTTATATTATTTTATATAATTTATAAGTTAAGTATTTCAATACAAATCATATAATATTTAAAATATTAATTACCTTACTAATTACCGTACTATTTACCTTACTATTTATTTTATAAAACAATTTAAAAATAAATTGATTTATAAAATAACCGAAATAATGATGTCAAGTGTTATAATTACAAGTAAAGAAGAAATGAATTCTCACGAAGTAAATGAAATGTTTGATATCAATAATGATGAATATATTGAAACTCCTTGGAATATTATTGAAAGTTATTTCAAGGGACAACATTTGGAAAGATTAGTTAGGCATCAATTAGAATCATATAATAATTTTGTAGGATACCAAATTATTAAAACAATAGAAATGTTCAATCCTGTTCATATCGCATCTGAACAAGATTACGATCCGGTAAGTAAAAAACATTCACTAGAAATTTTTATAACCTTTGAAAATTTTCAGATTTATAGACCTCAAATCCACGAAAATAACGGAGCAATTAAACTAATGTTTCCACAAGAAGCTAGGCTTAGAAATTTCAGTTATGCTTCTGCAATGACAATTGATATTAACATTAAATATGTTGTAAGAACGGGAAAAGAATTAGAAAACATTCAAACTTTCTACAAAACCCTTTCTAAAATACATATTGGTAAGCTACCAATTATGTTGAAGTCAAATATTTGTGTACTAAATCAATATAAACATTTTGAAAATACACAAACCGGAGAATGCAAATTTGATGCTGGAGGATATTTTATTATTAACGGTTCTGAGAAAACGGTTTTAGGACAGGAGCGCGCCGCCGAAAATAGAGTATACTGTTTTAATGTTTCTAAAAACAATACTAAATATAGTTGGATGGCTGAAATAAAATCGGTACCTGATTTCAAATGTATTTCTCCCAAACAAATTAATATGATGATTAGTTCAAAAAATAATGGATTTGGTTATGGAATTTATATACAACTACCACGTGTTAAACAACCGTTGCCCTTGTTTGTTATTTTCAGAGCATTAGGTATATTATCTGATAAGAATATTTGTGAAAAAATCTTGCTGGATGTTAATGATATTACAAACAAACCAATGCTTGAAGCACTTCAAGCGTCAATTATTGACGCGAATAAATTTATTACACAAGAAGATGCTATTAAATATATTACTAGTTTCGCAATGTACACTCCTATAAATATGGACAAAGAAACTGGATCTAAAAAGAAATTAGAATTTACTATGGACATATTGAACAATGATCTATTTCCTCATTGTCAAACAATGTGTCAGAAAATATATTTCCTAGGATATATGACAAAAAAACTGCTCTTGGCCTCTTTTGAAATAATCAAGCAAGATGACAGAGATTCATATTTGAATAAGCGAGTTGATCTTACTGGTACACTATTAAATAATCTCTTTAGAAATTATTTCAACAAACTGGTTAAGGATATGGAGAAACAAGTAATCAGAGAGATAAACACCGGATCTTGGAAATCATCTGATAATTATGAAAATATAATTAATTTAACTAATATCTATAAAATAATTAAATCTACTACAATTGAAAATGGTATTAAACGAGCACTAGCTACAGGGGATTTTGGTGTAAAGCACACAAATTCTAATAAAGTAGGCGTTGCTCAAGTTTTAAATCGTTTAACATACGTTTCTAGTTTGAGTCACGCTCGTAGAATTTCAACACCAAGTGATAAAAGTGGAAAATTAATCCCACCGCGCAAGCTGCATAACACCTGTTGGGGGTTTTTGTGTCCTGCTGAAACTCCAGAGGGACAATCTGTTGGAATTGTTAAAAATCTCAGTTATATGTCACACATAACAATATATTCTAATTCACTATCTTTGTATGAATATATAATGCCGAATATTATTGCTATTGATAGTTCTGAGTTGACACCATATAATATGTATGAAAAAGTAAAAGTCTTTATAAATGGTGTTTGGGTTGGAATTAGTGATGAACCTGAAGAATTATATTTGATGCTAAAAGATAAAAAGTATAGGGGTATTATTAACATTTATACATCAATTATATTTGATTATCGTATGAAAGAAATACGCGTATGCAATGACAGCGGAAGATTAACCAGACCTTTGTTGAGAGTTAAAAACAATAATATATTGGTTACTAATAGAATTATAAATAAATTAAAAACATCTGAACTTAATTGGGATAATTTATTAACCAATAGTAAAATAGATCATTCAATCTTAGAATATATTGATCCAGAAGAACAAAGTTGGGCTATGATTGCTACAAAACCCAAGGACCTTGTATCTAAAAATGATAACATATATAAATATACACATTGCGAAATACACCCAAGTACATTGTTTGGTGTTCTTGCATCGTGCATCCCGTTTCCGGAACATAACCAATCCCCTAGAAACACATATCAGTGTGCACAAGGCAAACAAGCGATGGGTGTCTATGTTACAAACTACGAAAACAGAATGGATAAAACTGCATATGTTTTAAATTATCCAACTCGTCCGCTAGTTGATACACGAATTATGAATATGATTCAATTAAATAAAATCCCTTCTGGTACGAATGTTATTGTTGCAATTATGACACATACTGGGTACAATCAAGAAGATTCGTTGCTAATTAATAAAGGATCTATTGATAGAGGTATGGCGTTAGTTACCGTTTATCATACGGAAAAAGACGAAGACAAACAAAAAATTAATGGAGATGAAGAGATTCGTTGTAAACCAGATTCTAGTAAAACGAAAGGAATGAAGATGGGTAATTACAATAAGGTAAATTCAAAAGGTGTAATACCAGAGAATACAATTGTAGAGAATAGAGATGTTATTATTGCTAAAGTAAAACCCATTAAAGAAAACCGCAATGACCATACAAAGGTGATTAAATATGAAGATGAAAGTAAGATATATAAGACGGTAGAAGAAACGTATATTGATAAAAATTACATTGATAGAAATGGAGAAGGTTATACATTTGCAAAAGTTCGTCTTCGCACTGTTAGAAAACCAGTTATTGGAGATAAATTTAGTTCAAGACACGGGCAAAAAGGTACTGTCGGGAATATTATTCCTGAATGTGATATGCCTTTCACTAGTAAAGGGGTAAAACCAGATATCATTATTAATCCACACGCGATTCCGTCTCGTATGACAATTGGTCAATTAAAAGAAACTGTCTTGGGAAAAGTATTGTTGGAATTAGGATTATTTGGCGATGGAACATCTTTTGGTGAATTTGATGTTAAGGATATTTGCAGTGAATTAATCAAACTAGGATATGAAGCTCACGGGAATGAATTGTTGTATAGTGGACTAACTGGTGAGCAACACGAATGCAGTGTATTTATGGGTCCAGTGTTTTATCAAAGGTTGAAACACATGGTTAATGATAAGGCTCATAGTAGATCTATTGGTCCAATGGTCAATCTCACTAGACAACCTGCAGAAGGTAGATCAAGAGATGGAGGTCTAAGATTTGGCGAAATGGAGCGTGACTGCGAATATGAAAACACAGAAATTACTACGACAGATGGTCTTAGTGTTTATATTAAAAATATGGAAGATTGTAATAACGAAGTATTGGGATGGGATGAAAAAACAAATACAATAGTTCCTTCTAAACAAGTAGACTTCTTATATAAAGGAGAAAAAGATTGCATTAAGCTTACATTTCAAGATGGACGCAGTAAAATTTGTACTCCAGACCATCCAATTCTAACTGAAGATAATCAATGGATTAAAGCCAAAGATTTGCTAATGAATGAACAAAAAGTGAAATCGGGTTTAACGTGTCCAGTCGTTGATTTTAGAGAAGAAATAAAAGAATGTGATGGTTGGTCTTTGCAAGTAGGAGAACTATTATTTAAGACAGATACTGTTGAAAATTATAAAAAGACTATCGTGTTAGCAAAGTTGATTGGTTATTTAATTACGGATGGTAATACTAGTAAAGTTAATAATGCGTATGTTGTCTTGGGACATATGATTGATGTGAATAGTTTCTTGAATGATCTCAAATTACTCTGCAATACAAGTGAAATAAATTTTAAATGTAATAATTTATATTCTGTTTATATACCTTCTGAATTAATAAATAATATTGTTCAATTGGATGGGTTACTAATTGGGAAAAAAGTATCACAACCAGCTAGTCTTCCTGGATTTATTCTTGATAACAATTGTCCAAGACCTATTATAAGAGAATTTATCGGCGCATTATTTGGAGGCGATGGTCATACGTCTTGTGTTCTAGGTATGCATCGTGGAAAGTGTGATATTCTATCTTCCATTTCATTTTCGCAAACAAAAAATAAAATTCATTTAGAATCGCTTATAACTATGATGGATCACATTAAAAAATTATTATCTGTATGCGGCATTAATAAGGTTACTATTCAAAATTTAAAAGAAACGAGCTATTCTAAAAATACAAATACTGATGAAAATATTCGCAATTATCAACTCACCATCCATTTAGATGTGGAAGAGCTTATACCATTTCACGATAAAATCGGTTTCCGTTATTGTTGTCATAAATCACAGCGTTTGGAGGCAGCAGTATCGTATAAACGTATGCGTAATGAAGTTATTAGACAACATAACTGGATAGTAAATCGCGTAGACGAAATCACTAATTTCGTGAAATTAAAATCCGCAAATCCTAAAAAAATTATAAAAACAAAACAAGCGATTGAACAGGCTGTGAATGAATTAAAACTTGTTGAACCTATTATTCACGAATATGCTATTCCTACAACACACGATATTACCTATAACTTAATTAAAGGTACTACCTTTGGTAAATTTTCGTGTAAAAAATTCCCCACTGCCGAACAATATTTACAAGAGGTTGGAGCTCTAGATTGGTTCATATCTGAACAACTAAAAGAAGCTATAAGTAGTTCAGAAAACAACGATGAATCATTCTGTAAAGAAACAGCTTATGGATTAAATAGAGAACAACCAGGACTGCCAAGTATGAATTTAAAAATAATAGATATTAGATCTGCAGGAAGCCAAAAGGTTTATGATATTCAAGTAGAAAACACTCATTCGTTTTTAGCAAATGGTATAGTATCTCATAATTGTATGATCTCACACGGTGCAGCTAGATTTACTAGAGGTAGAATGTATGACGCGTCTGATAAATATTCAGTATTTATTTGTAAAAAATGCGGGTTAATTGCATCATACAATGATAAAATGCATATTCATCATTGCAGAACTTGTGACAACAGAGTAGACTTTGCTTATGTTGAAATACCATATTCGTGCAAGTTGTTATTTCAAGAATTAAATACTATGAATATAGCACCAAGATTAATAACAGACCATTAAAAATAAAAAATAAATAATAAAAAATAAATAATATTGTATAAATATTGTGTATATATTAAGTTGATCAGGTTAAAATTATTTTATAATAAATTTTTTATTATAAAATACAAAAATATTGATTAATTTGTTAAAACTATCCCCAAAATTCTTTGATATAAAAGGAGTCCAGCATCTTGAATTGGAAGAATATACGCGTATGTATCTCCCTCATTATTATGAGAATGCCATAAACCAGGTGGCGTTATAAACATAGAACCCTTTTTCCAATATATTTTTTTAGGATTTATTATATTTCCCTTTTCATCTAATTCATCTCCTATTAATGTATAAATATTTTCATCAACACTAGATTTTATACATAGATCTAAAGCGACAGAATTATGTTTATGTGGTTTTTGTACAGTATTCGGAGGTAGTTCATTATATAATGCCCATAATACGGGTGTAACTGTATTTATGCCTAATGCGTCTGTATCTTTATTACTTAATAATATGCCTTTTCTGTTGTTATTTGGATTTGATAATTCGTTTAGTTTTTTAACAAGGAAATCATTCCTATAAATAGTATTTTTAAATATTTTTTTGTAGGCTTTGTTACCAAGGTAATTTACTAAAGGACTATCATTAACATAATAAATTTGTAGTTCTTCTTCGCATATATTTTGTATTTTAACTAAATTAAAACAAGGTGTTATTAAAATGTCACCTGAATGAACAATATTTTCGCAAGTATCAATATTAATAGAACAAGAACCATTTATTATATAAAACAGATGAGACGTAGCGTTAAATTCAATACACTCACTATTACTTAATTCTATAAAATCTTTGCTTATTAATTTTATAAATGAAGCTAACAAATTCGGTGTTGTTGATTTATATGATACATTAAATATATTTGAAAAATCTATAATATTAATTCCATAATCACAAGTTTTTATATCTTTTTCATAAAAAGGAACATTAATTAAATCTGGGTTTACATTCTTTTCATACTCGTAAACTGTTATGTAGTCTTCTTCCATAATTATATTTCATCTATAACTTTATTTTTAAATATTAAAATTTAAATATTAAAATTTTAATATTTAAATTTTAATATTTAAATTTTAATATAATTATGTCTTTTTTATATAAATAAAAAATAAATAAAATCCGTCATTTATAATAGGTGTGTTGCTCTAAATATTTGCCAGGCTAAATGAAAAATTCACCAGGCTCATAAAATTTTTTATACATACTTTTGTAGTGATTTGAAAACATATCATAAGCAATACTAAACTTTCCGTGCATTGATTCATAATCAGTTTTATCAATATTATCTACAATAGCCTTATCCTGTTTCAATGTTTCATACATTGTATTAAAAGTTATTTTATCACCTATATAATTTACCATATTTTCAAAAGGATAACAAAGATTAATACCTGTTTTATTTAGATCATAACTCCAATAATTTCTATATGCTTTTACAAATAATTTTGTTTTAAATTTAGATATTGGTAATGCGTGAGTTATGATAGTTGATGACAATGAACCAAATTTTACTCTTGCTACTGTAGTATGTGGTAAAATATATTCGTTCTCAACTGTTATGTTGTCATAATTGTATATTTTATTTACTAATGAATTCTCTCCAGCTTTATACTCATAAATTATTTTATAATGATGATCTGTATCATTTATTTGTAAAACCTTAGAATTTGTAATTGGATTTGGGCTCTTTTTATTTCCAAATGTATGTACAAACCCGATATGACATATGTCTAAACTGTTTACACTTACAAATTTTGCATAATGGTCAAAATCTTCTGATAAATACACTGCCCTGTGGTCTGGTAAAAAATATTCTGGTTCAGTAAATATGGAATCTTCATCTAATTGATACTTAATTATTTCATTAGTAAGTGGAACTGTATTCAAATATATAACATCCCCCTGTTGAATTACTTTAAAACAAGTTATGTTTTGCTTACACGATGGTATATGTTTTAATTTTGGTATCTCATTTAATTCTCCATTTTCACCATTAAATACATATCCGTGATATGGACAAGATATAGTGTTTTTTAAAGTATTACCTCCAATAAAAGACGACCCTTGATGACTGCAACAATCCCTTAGTCCATAGTAGTTATGCGAATCTTTCCAAACCACATAATTTATATCACGTATTGTTACTCTTTTTGGTATGTCAGAGAAATCATTTGAAAACCCAATTGGATACCAAGTTAGTTGACCTCTATCATTAGGACCTTCTAACGTAGGATTATATGCTAGATTTAAAAATTTATCACAATTTTTATTATATATTTCTATACTTTTTTGATTTATTTTTTCTTCTTTATTTGTGTATTTATTAAATTGCAATATATTTTTTACAAATCCAAAACGAATATTTTTAATTGTGTTTCGTACATTTGATTTCAATATACTTATTTTAAATCCGTAAACATTTATTAAGAAAAATAGTAATAGAAGAAATAACATAATAGTATTTTATATTTTACTTTTAAATTGTATTACAATATTTATTTAAAGAATTTCCAATATATTGGAATATAAAATGCTGACAAGTATATTTTTATTATTTATTATGTGTAAAAATTCAAATTCTTTTTTAATTAGAAAGAAATACACTATGTATAGCAGAATAAAATTAGTAAATGATGATTATTTCAATGATTTAAATTTGATACACAAATTTAACTATTACTTTCAAAAAGACAATTATAATCAAGTTATAGATGAGTTAACTAATAATAAAATTTCAAAAGTGTATATTAATAATGATTATAAACAACTAGTTAGTATTGATAAATTAACCAATTTGAATAGTATACAAGATGATTCAATATATAACCATTATCATATAACAAATATAAACCCTGCAGTTATTCCTAACCTAATTGCAAAAACATCTGAATTACACGTACCTATATATTTCGCTGATTTTACTCCTCCTAGCATAATAAATATACAAAACTTATTAAGTGAATTATTTGTATTAGCAACATATGCAATACCAGCATATATTTTAATATCAATTGTTTATGCATTTTATAGAGGCGTTAATAGTATGCCCAAACCTAATAATTTCAACAAAAAAGGTTCTAGAAGTAATATGATGGGAGGATTTGGAAATAGTGGTGGTATGTCTTTTTTTGAAAATGATGATGCCATAGATGCTTTATTAGTTAAGCCAAATGTATCATTAACTAGTTGGGTTGGAAGTCCTGAAGTAATTGAAGAGTGTAAAGAGATCGTTTCCTATTTAGAAAAAAAAGAAATATACAAAGAAATTGGTGCTGAAATGCCCAAAGGCATATTATTAGAAGGACCACCAGGAACAGGCAAAACCTTATTAGCGAAAGCAATTGCTACAGAGACAAATTCCACTTTTATTTCTATGTCAGGTTCTGAATTTGTTGAATTGTTTGTTGGTATGGGAGCAGCCAGAGTAAGAGAATTATTTGAAACTGCTAGGGACAACACACCTTGTATTATATTTATTGATGAAATAGATGCAGTTGCTAGACAAAGAGGTGCAGGTATTAATATGGCGAATGATGAACGGGAACAAACTTTAAATCAGTTGTTATACGAAATGGATGGATTTAATAATAATACAGATATTGTTGTACTAGCAGCAACAAATAGAAGGGATGTGCTGGATAAAGCAATACTTCGTCCTGGAAGATTTGACAGAATCATTCGTGTTCCAGTTCCGGATAAATCTTCTAGAGAGAAGATTCTATCTTTTTATTTGGATAGTAAGAAATTAGAAAAACCATTTGATATTTCTTCTATTGCAGAATTAACTGATGGGTTTTCGGGAGCAGAGTTAAAAAACCTGATTAATGAAGCTGCTATTATTTCAGCTAGAAATAATTATACTGTTATAAAAGAAAATTATATATTTGATGCATTTGAGAAATCTATTGTTGGATTAATTAGAAACAATGCATCTGTAGCACCTATGACTAAAACAAGAGTATCAATTCACGAAAGTGGTCATACACTATTAGTTTTAAAATTTAAAGAATATTTTGATTTTCAAAAAGTTTCTATTCAACCTACTTATAATGGTGCAGGTGGATATACAATTTTTACTGAAAAACCAGAAATTAAAGAGGGTGGATTATATACAAGAGATATACTTAAAAAGAGATTAATGGTTACAATGGGTGGTAAAGCAGCTGAAAGTGTAATTTACGGTAATGATTATGTCTCTTTAGGTGCAGTTGAAGATTTACGTCAAGCAAATAAATTAGCACAAAGAATGATAGGTAATTTTGGTATGGGAGATAAATTAGAAGTGTTTTTTAATGAAGATGTAAGCGATGATTCTAGTCCTTTCTTGGGGAAAACATTTGGAACGTCAGATAAATATTCACAATATACCAAATTTATTTCTGATAAAGAATCGCTTCAATTAGTAAAAGAAGCTTATGCAGAAGCCAAACAATTGTTGTTAGAAAACAAGGATAAGTTAATTAGTTTTTCAGAACTTTTGAAAGAAAGTACGGTTGTTTATAAAGGAGATATTATTGAGGATTATTTATTGTAGATTTTTAAGTTAATTTAGAACTATATTAAAAGAATAAAAAATTCATTTTTTTGTAAAAATATATAGATATATTATAAATGGCTCAATATTTAAATTCGGCAAGCGTTTCAATACAAAATATATTTAATAAATTAAAGGGTAAATTTACCGATACATTTATTAAGCAAACTCTTAAACCAGGTACATATGATAAATTAAATAAAGATCTAGAAGATTATTTTATTAGAGAAGGGATGTCAGAAGATATTGCGAAGCAGGAAGAATTAACAAATAAACTTCTATTAATGGAAGGCTTATTATACGATAAGTTACATTCAAATATTACTATGCGTCTAAGAGAAGATTGTGATGCAACAGACAATGATTGTATAGAGAATGATAACTTGAATGTTGTTGCGAATAAATATTCAAATGAAATCACATTTGCATTTTATATGTTGAACAAAATGATGGGAAGATCTGATTCTGAATTTACTCCACCGGATGAAAATGCAAAAGTATTATTTTTAATAGAGTTGTTGTGTTCTAGCGAACCGATTGAATACAGAACCGTTGTTAGAGAAGATTTACAAGTTTTATTGAATAATTATTGTGGATTATTAGAAAAGCCTACTCCTGAATTGCCGGAATCAGTACAACCACTTTCAAAAAAACAAAAGTTGGCTGTACCAGCTGGTCCTAGCATACGAATGGTTCCTGGATATCCTCAACAAAAATTTACAGTAGTACAAAATGAAGAACCCAAACAAAGTATTTGGAAATCTATGCCTCCTGCAGGAGGTAAAAAAGGAAAAAGAAAAAGTAACAAATCTAGAAAATCTAATAAAAAATCCAATAAAAAGTTAAAACAGAAAAAAACTATGAAACATAGAAAAACTAAGCGTAGTTTAAAGAAATAAATTTTTAGAATAATAATATGTTATTATTTATATAATATAAATAATAATAAGTTGATTTATTATATGTCTACAGTGGAAGAAATAATTGAACCTAAAAAAACATTAGGTATTAATTGGAATCCAAAAAACCTGACAACCTTTTCTACTTGGATACAAGTTGCGTCGTATAAAATAGAGTGCTTAGATTCTGCTATACATAAAAATAGAATTATAATACAACAAAGTGTAATAACTGGTCTTGTTTTATCTACTATATCAGGATCTATTAGTATCACTCAATTTGGTAACTTTGGTGAAAACTTGCGATTTATTTTTAATTTAATTTTCACATTTATGTCATTTAATATAGCATTTATTACTGGATATATAAAAACATTTCAAATACAAGAAAAATTGGAAGAATATTTACAATTAAAACAAAATTGGATAGCATTTAGTGCATCTATAACTGCTGAATTACAACTTCCTAAAGAACTTAGAAGGGATGCTGAAATAATTATTGCAGAAAACAAAGAAAAATATTTAGATTTATTTAAGAATGATGTTGAAGTATCAACTGCAGATGTTAAAAGAGCGTTAAAAAAATTAAATTTGAAGGAAAAGACGAACGAACTTTATTTACCTATAACCGTTAAAAATAGTAGATCATTATCATTGTCAAATATTATGTTAAATACCGTATTAACACAACTAATAATAGAAATTGAAGATACAAATGAAAACGAAAGACAAAAATGGTTATGTAAAGAAAAAGAAGAATGGATAAAAGAACAAAACATTTTTTTGAAATCAACAAACATAGAACAAGAATTGCCGTTTGAATCTATTACAAGAAGACACCTTTTTAGAAATAATTTAGATGTAAGTAAGCTAGAAGAAAATACAGAAATTGACAAAAATAAAGAAAATATTGGAATTACAATAAATGAAGAAATGGAAAAACTAGAAGAAAATTTATACAATGTTTATTCAGAAAATAAAGAAACGGATTCTGCTATTTCTGATAATAAGGTATAACTATTAATATTACTATTAATATTAATATTAATAGTATTTTATTAATTTATTCAGATAATTTTGAAAATTATATAGAAAAAAGGTTATAATTATAAAGAATTTACAAATTAAAACTATAAATATATATTATGAAAATAATGTAGTTGCATATAAATTCAGAATACTTAGTACCACCACCATATTTTGTTGGATTCTTGGTTGCGTTCTTTACGGTTGGCAGCTATTATTATTGAAGGAGCACCTTGATATAAATATTCTTCTTCGTCGTCTTCTTCTTCCTCGTATTCTTCTTCGCCTTCCTCTTGCTCGTATTCTGCTTCTTCAATCAATCCTGGCATACTTGAATGAGTGCTGTCAGTGATGCTTTCTTCGTGTGAAACTACATCTGGTTGCTTAGTACTTGTCATCATAGAATGCATTTGTTTTTCTATTGCTGCAATACGGCGTTCACATTCATCGCCTTGGCGTGTAGTCGGCCACGCATTCCAATGACTGATATCTTCTTCTTCATTTGGAGGAAGCACGACTGAAGGAAACAATTCGTTTAAATAAGTAGATAGTGTAGCAGCCTGTGTAGTTTGATTGAATACTCCTCCCAGAAGCTGATAGACTACTTGGTGAACACCTTCCAGTTTTTGTTCTAACGCCGCAATGGTTTCTTGTTGTTCTTCTATCTTGTTCTCCAAGTAGCGACAATTTTCTACGATTTGTGTCTTGTTCATCATTGTTGTTTTGATCGGATTCTTGTTGGGAAGAATAAACCAATATTCTTTAGTGCATTTTGGCTGAAATTTATATGATTTTCCTCCTTCAAATGCCGCTGATATTTTTTCAGGTATTGAATTATAAAAATGAATAAATGCAGATTTGTATTTTGCGTCCGTATTTTCTTCGGTGAAACCAGGCGTCTTCTTACCTATGGGAACAAAGTCTATTCTCTCAATAAAACCAACCGAATAATCAAATTCGTGATAAATTGATTCCTCAGTCACATTAGCTGACATACGAGGAATGTAAATAGATAAGATATTGGACATTTTGCTTTTATTCGTCTTGATTTGGTTGCGATTAGAAATCGTTTCTTTGTATACAATTTACTCTATATTATTTGAGTAAAAGCATTTCATTTTTTTTAAATTAAGAATCTTTTCAAACTTACTATAAATTTATATTTTGTAAATTTAATATATAAATGGTATTTCACAAAATATTTAAAAATATATCCAACTTTAGTAATGTGAATGATTATTTGCCTATATTGAACGGTTGTATAAATGCAGATTTAATTATTTTATTTTTATTATTTCACGGAATTTTTAATTCTTTCTATTTGAAAAAATGGTATAAAAAATATCAATTATCAGCAGTAATTGCAGACGTATTGATATTATTTATTGGAATTATTTTAGCAAGATTCTTTTATAAATATTTTTTTAATGAATTTAGTATTTGGAAATTTACATTTTTAGCGGTTTGTATACAAATAACACACGACATATTATTTTATTTATTATTTAAAAATTCACCAATTGGGTATAATGCAATGTTAGATTTCTTCAAAGATTATGCAAAAGAAGTGGGGATTGGTGCTGTATTTGGTGATAGTTTAATGATGATAATAACGTGTCTATTAAGTTCTTATTTTGCTACATTAAATACGAATTCAAATATAATTACGTTAATAGTTTCACTATATTTTTTCCCTTATATGATTAATTACGAATAACATTACGTAAAAGATTCACTATAAAAGTAGTTGTTGCAAATAAAATAGCTCCCCACAATGTATCAATAATAACTGTTAAAATAGACCAATTTTTTATTAATGCATAATTGGTTGTTTCATATACACCATAAATAATTATACCTAATAAAAAAGCTTCATTTACACTTTTATGTGGCTTAATGATAAAATAATTAATACCAATTATTAAAAATAGATAACATATAGCAGCTCCTAAAAAATTAAATTTAATAGAAGATCCTTGAACTCTTTGTATTTGGTTTTGAAAATAATCTTTCATAACATTCAAATAAATTGAATCAATTGTTATAAATATTATTGCACTAACTAACATTAAAAAGTTAAACATTATATATTAATTAAATATTTTCTTAAGTTTAGATAAAGTTCTAATTCTACAAGTTTTTTTTACTATAGTATTATATAAATGACATCTATAGGATATACAAGCTCAATTAATGGAAGTTATGGGACGTTTAATCCATATATTGTTAATCCAAAAAATAAAGGTGGTGCTATAAATGGGTTTATGACTAAACAAGTTCAAACAAACGATAATAGATATCCTGAATTTGAACAAATACGTTTTACTTTAAAAAATGCGTGGAATACAACTTATCCAAGTCAACTGAGAGCTAATAAATTAACTAAAAGTATTACAACTCCTTTTCGTGCAGTTAATAATGCAGGAGACCTTTTAGGTCGCGAAAATTTCTCTTGTGGTGGTTCTTGTCAATCATTTCAAAGTAGACCAGGAATGTTTGGTCTTAGCCAACGTTTTGGTTCTACTAGTTCAAATTGTCAACCTTCTGTTGCTTATAATAGTCTACAGTTGAATAAAAGTATTCCCTCTGCTACTTGCAATGTAAAATATGTGTATGATAGTTCAGACTATATTACTTATTTAAAACAAAAAGCTATTAATCTAAATTATAATGATTTATCATATAGTGGAAATAATAGTAGCGGTAGTCAATCTGTATTTAGATCTATAAGAAGATATTAATTTAATTTTACAAAATGAATATGTTAATTTAAAATTTCTTATATATATATATTTTATTTTGGAAGTGTATATAAAGTATATGGATAACAGATCACAAATATTATACCAGAAAACAGATTTCAACTCGTCATTGATATGTATGCTTCCAAATATATTTAGATGTAGTAAATGTAAAAAAAACAATGTTATCCATTACAAGGCAAATATATATTTACAAATGTGCGCATTTTGTGGGATGCCTAATTTAGTAAAAAAATTAGTAAAAAAATAAAATTATGGTATGATTATTGCTAATAAATATTATAAAATAATTCATTAAAATATAAAATTATTTTATAAATGCAAATACTTAATATAATATATATTTATTTTCAGTTTGTATATTAGATGACTACTCCATATAGTGTTTCTACATCAAAAGGTTCTATGTCTTACAATAATTATGTGAATGCTCCTATTACTGGACCATTAAGCACCAATCAGTATCCCTCTACAATTCCGTATCATAATTATGGTACATTATCTGGACTAAGACCTACACCACCACAATTTTACCCTATGCAAGAACCTGTTTATTCTGAGATGAATGTTAATGCTAGACATCAATATTTAAGATCTTATGTGCCTTCACAACTTGCCGCTAAACAAAATGCTTTAGGTAAATTTTCTAAACCAATGTCGTATCACGTTGCATCTTCTAATAGACAATGTGCTACATCTACGCATATGAATTATATAGCTCCTATACCATCTTCTATGCACATAAATGTAGTTAAAAGTAATGCTGTAGGACAAAGCGGATACAAAGTTAATTTACCTGTTAGTGATCCTATATCAACTAAAAATTATTATCCTAGTGGAACAAGGAGTAGTTTAAGACGTGCCCGTTCAGGCGGTTGTGTCGCACCTGCAAAGAAAGGAGCTATTCAAAATAATAGTTTATCAAATGGTAGAACCTGTGGATGGGGATCTATTGTTAGACAAACATATTGAATTTTATAAATAAAATATGTATAATTTATATAATGCCTTCTTATCCAGCTTTGGTTCCTATGTATGGATTAGGCAGTTATGGACGAGTTATTGGTGCTGTAACTCTAAGCGGTCCTCGTTCTAGTAGTGGTTCTGCGCTAAGAGTATATGCTTATTTGAAACAAACAAAAGGAAATACTTATGCATTAAACTTTTTCAAAAACGCAACATTTGGGCCTTATTTTTTAAATAAAAATGGGACAGGTTTAGTTTGGAATTAGATTATATTTTTTATAATAAAAAATTATTATAAAAAAATTATTATAAAAAATATAAACATTTAATATAAATATGCTCAACAAGTATTTAGTTGAATTTTTGGGAACTATGTTCCTTATGTTTGTTATTTTAAGTACTGGTAATTGGTTAGCTATTGGTTTAGCTTTAGCTGTAGGCGTATTATTGGGAGGCTCTATTTCTGGAGGTTCATTTAATCCAGCTGTAACTATTTCTCTTTATGCTGCAGGTAAATTAGCGAAACCTGATGTAATCCCTTATATTATTGTTGAAATATTGGGTGCTTTAGCTGCAGTTTATGCATACAAAAAAGTAATGTAAAATTAAAATTAAATTAAAACATAATTCTATTAAAATTATATTATAATTTCTTATATTATAATATAATGACAAGATCACATAAAAGAATGAAAGGTGGATTTTTAGATACTATTGGTAGTACTTTGAGTGGTTGGGGTAGTTCGTTATCAAATACAGCCAAAGGTGCGTGGGATAAAACTAAATCTGCTACATCTGGTGCGTATAATTCTGCAGTAGGTAGTTCTGAACCATCTAGATCTACATCTACAACTGTTAGTTATTCACCTACTTCTAGTTCTACTAGTAATTATGCTACTGGTGGTAAAAGAAAAAGTAAAAAAAATAAACGCGGAGGATATTCTGCAAATTCATCATTAAATAATTTAGCCTCTCACGCATCTTCATTTTCAGGATCCACTGCTAAACCACAGACATATGTTGGTGGAAAGAAATCAAAGCGTAGACATAATAAAAAACACAAACATTCAAAATCTTGCAAACATAAGAAGCATTAAATAATATTAGACCTTTTCTCATTTCATAACTTGTGAAAATACACAAATTAAACTGCAAATGTAAATGCTTTTATTTTATATTCTAATTCATCACTTTTACTATAAAATTTATAATAAACTTTTAATCCGTCTTCTATATTATATAAGGTAGGAAGACATCTATCTAATGTCTCTTTTTCTAAATATATTTCAAAATTATCATAATACGATATATGTTTGATTCTAATTTTCAATTTGCGTTCAAATCCTAACTCATTATTTGTAAATATAATAAAATCTCCTATATTCATATTCGCAAAATCACCCTTGTTTAATCTGCCTTCTACTTTTTTGATTCCACAATGCATAAGAGAAAACCAAGGTTCAGATAAGTTTTTTTCATAAATTGACATTTTATATATATTTAATCTGTTTATATTTATGTAGTTTATTTCAATTTTATAATAAATTGTAGGTATTTTACACCTTTTCTCATTTAAAACGCACAGTTTAGTAAATGCTATTATTATTATTATTATTATTATTTGTATTTAAATAATTGTTATCAATTTATATAAATGTTTAATGAAAACAAAAATAACAAAGAAGAATTAAATTTGATCCTTGATAAAGATGAAGATAAAGATTGTAAAGAAGACAAAATAATAAATCATAATACTAATGATTTATGTAAGAAATATATAAACATTATAAGGAGGAATATGCGAGCATTAGATAAAGAAATGATAAATAATATTAAGAATATGTCAAATGAAGAAAAAATGGATATTATAATATCATTTAATGAAGTTGTTATGTATTTATATGATACTTAAATAATGGACATTTTAAATGAGAAAAGGTGTAAATGATAAAGTATGTAAAATACAAAATTATTAAATAAATTATATATAATGTTATATATAATTTACAAATGATACCTTATGTTATTGAACATTCAAACACAAGTGATGATATAAAAGAATGTAATATAGACACTAGTTATTATTCAAGTGAAAAAGACAAATTAAATGAGAATATTATTAATAATATAATAGAGATTATGTATGAATTTTGTAGTGAAGAATATGGTTATGGTATTAAAATATCATCTTACGATGATTTTTGCTATCAATATTGGAAAATAAGGGAAATTAAAATGGCGAATTTTTATTTATTTTACATTAAATATTTTGAAAATGGTTGGAAAATCTGGAATGTGGAAGATTATAAAGAAGATATTTACATTTCATATATTAGTAAATTCGGCATTTAATTTATATACTAAATATAAATCTTTATTTATAAAATCTCTATATAAAATCTCTATATAAAATGGATATTTTAAATGAGGTATGAGGTAAAGTGTAAAATAATAAAAGGTCGTCGTAAGGATTAAAAAAAGGTTGGTAGTTAAATTAAATTACAATTAAAATGATTCACAAATAGTTATTATTTTTTATAGTCCAAAAGTTTCATTGTTTTTTTCATCATTATCCTCTTCTTCTACAGACAACATCAGCCAGTCAAGTTTTTTATCCGCCCAGTCATTCCATTCTTCTAAGGGATCGCAACAAATTTGCCTCCTACATTTAGGTGGATGTGAAAGAACCCATTCATCTAAAAGTTGTTCGTTTCTTTCAGGTTGGTTTTTTATTTGTGTCGGCCACTGTTCGTATTCCTCATCCTCTTCCTCTTTTTCCACCACAATTGGAAAGCTATCTTCGGCTTCTTGGTCCCAAGTGAATGTTGTTGCAGGAATGTATTCTTTCGGTAGAAATCCTGCATACTCCCTCCATTTTTCTGGATTTTCAATTCGGTTTGCGTGTATTATGCTAATATGGTTTATAAACCTAAACAACAACGGGTAGTTCATATAAGCACTATCCTCCGTATCTAAATTAGGATCCAGCGCATTGCATCTCTTCAAGGGTTGAGGTCCTCTTTTTAACATTTGCATTTTATTAGTATTAAATTTTGTTAATTGTTGATTCAGTTAATTTTAATATACTATTTAAAGTTTAAAAAGTATTTCATTTTTTTTGCATAAGCTTAATAAACAAGATATACTAAAAATATATATTGTTTAATCATCCATAAATAAAATATAAAATATAAAATAATTACAATATACTGGTTTTATAACAAATCTTCAATTATCAAAATATTTAATTGGATTTTTCCATAAATTTATATAAAATATAAACTCCTAAACCAGCTAAACTAGCAAAATATAATTGATCTATAGGATCGTCAGGCAGTGAAATTGGTTCAGCTTCTTTTGATACACCCGTTGTAAAAGCTTGTTTACAATTTGTATTTGCAGCTGGATTATAACCGTTTTGAAAAATACAAGGATCCATATTTTTTATATCAGTTAATGTTACAAAATGAGTTTGATTTGATTTATTATTATTAATATCAATTGTTTGCATAGTTAATTCTTGACAAGGTGGTGTTGAGCCTGAAAGAAACGATTGCATAATTGCAAATGGATTTAACACATTTAAATTACCCATTGCACCTGGAATAAGACCTTCAAATTCAGAGAAATTTACTCCTAGACCTTGAGAAATAAAAGGAATATTTCCAGAAGGTACATTATCAACATAAATATATCTATCAACCTGTTGATTTGTAGCAGTGTCCATACATTTAGCACCTGTCTTTAAAAAGAATTTGTTTCCTAAAGGGCCTCCCGTAGCAGATGCTTGGCTCTTACCAGTTACAAGAATCTCTACATATTGAATTAAACCATTTATATCTCCACCTAATGCTCGCATACTTCCTTCATCACTCATACCAATTTCTCTAGGTGTTTTAATATTGTTATAATATGGATAAGTAGGTCCTAATAATTTTTCTTCAACAGCTGTTGCATCATTTAATATCTTTTCAAATATATTAGATCCTGGTATATCTTCTAATGAGTCAGACATATTCGTACTTAATTTATATAAATATATTTATTTTATATAAATATTGAATTTTATCAACTACTAGTAGTTGTAGCCGTAGATGTAGAAGAGTCTGTTTGTACAGCCCCACTTATTTGTGGGGGAGAGCTAGGCGTCACCTGTTGTGCATACTGTTGCTGTGCTTGAACTATACCATTTACCTGACTTTGTAAATTTACAATATTAGAACTCATATCTTGAACTTCTTTATTTAATGCAATAATATTTCCTGCATTTTGTTGAGCTAATGCATATACTTTATCTGGATTATTTGTATCGTATGGTTTATATTCAGTATTTCCTTTTGTATCTTGTGTAGTTAATCCTTCCAGAAAATTATTGTTAAAATATGCTAAAAATATTTGATAACATATTAACAAAAGAAAGAATAATATAAGTATGTTTACCAATGTTAACATTAATATATTATATATATCTTTTTATTTTCTTTAATAATAATATAATGTCTACAGCTTATTATCCACAAGGAATGAGATCAATGCCTGCATCAGGTTATAACCATAACAGTACATATTACTTAAAAAAATACCTACCTTGGAAAGGCTCGGGTACTTTAAGTAATCCCACAGGTATCGCTCCTACACATATTAGACCTTTAACTAATAATGATTCAGGAAATGTTTTTCAATCTGGTTCTTTTCCATCAAGAACTTATTCAAATACAAGAGTTTTTATTCCGAGACCAATTAAACATTTTAGAAAGGGACGTGTAATACCTAATACTCCAATTACTGTAACTGTACCTGATCCGAATAACCCTAATCAGTATAATGAAGTTGCACTAATAAATTATAATATGAACAGAGTTGTTAAATCCAGCACGGGAGCATCATTAGGAGGTGGTTTTGGCGGAAGCGGATTATTAAATGATTTAATGGATAAACCAGGATGTGTTATAATAAAACAGAACCCACTAAATGAAATTAGTGAATCCGAACAACTAAATAATGATTGTACTACGTGTGAAGGTATTGGAATAGTCTCATCATATTACCCTAACAATACTTATGTAACTGAAAATCCTGTACCACAAACCGTCAATTCTGTATGGTGTTGCAATCCTGAACAAAAGGCCAAACAACGTGTAATGTATGCTAATACAAATTTAAGTAAAACATATTACACAACAACAAAACAATATTTACAAAATAGATGCAAAACATATGAACAAAAAGCATTTAATTTTCAAAACCCTGTGCCTGTACAAATAACAAATGCGTTTTTACAATCAGGTGTTACTACATCTGAGATAAATAACTCTAAACCAGGAGCACCTTTATCAACATTTAATACTTATGTAGGTAATTGTTTTCCTAATGCACAGGTATATGACGCAACTGAAAATGCACTTACAATAAAATTATTAAACATATTATTAACTAATGGAATACTCAATCCACAACAAATTTTAGATTATCAATCAATGGATAATGCAAATAATTTTGATACATTGTTTGATTATTTAAAATCATTACCAGACCCTGTAAATACAGAAGCGATTAATAGATTTAACGAATTCATTAGTAACCCATATTGGGGAGTGCCTTATGCAGGTCCATCTAATCCAAATGGTTGTAAACTCACTGTATATAAACCAAATAATTATCAATATGCGAAACAAGGGGCAGTTTCTAGTAGTACAAGAATGCTTAAATTAAATGTTGATACTATTTCCACTAACTCTGCCTCAATTACAAATTATAATAATACTGGAAGTCAATTAGTATCTGCTAACCAATTATATCAAGGAGATAATAATAATGTTATGAATTTGCTTAAAAATAAAGCTAATACAAATTGTCAAAATCCTCCAATTATGCCTTATCCAAATAAAAAAGTATGCAGACTCAATAATTACTATAATTCTCAACCAAAATCACAGCCTAGTCCATATCGTTACTATATTGGGACTGTTTTTAGCGGTAATAGTTTTTCTAAATCAACAGATACTACCAATGCATCAAATGAAATTAATGAAACAGATAATGGATCAACTACAGTAACACATCTACCTATTATAATTGATGAATAATTCCTAATATCATATCACTGTATAACTGTATAACTGTATGACTATGTGTCACATTAACTTCCTCCCACTATAAGGTTAACTCTCATTTGCATTAATAATAACTTCTGATATTTCTAAATCCTTAATATTTGGTAAAAAAATATTAATTTTTTCCGTAAATTTATTGCAAGGTATTTTAAATTTATCACACCATAAAACACATTTCTGTATATTTAATTTTATTATATTTTCTATTTTTTCTTGTTTGTTTTTATTTTTTAAAAGGCTAATTATCTGGTCTATAGATTCTAATTGTTGCTGACCAATTATGCTATTTAATTCATCTATTTTATTACTAAAGTAGTAAGGTATATCATACTCAAAGAGTGATTTAATATTTTTATTATTTAAATTAATTAAAAGGTCGTACAGTTTCAAAAAATTTTCTTCGTACAAATTTACATTATTTTTTTGAAACCCTTTACATACAATATATTTATCAAATTTAGTAATGTTACTAGTGTTTGGTTTTATTACATAAATTTTTTCAAATAAAGAACTCAGTAAATATATTATATCTACAACTGGTTTGTAGAATATATGATTTATTTTTACAATACAAATACCCTTTTCCTTTTGTTGTTTAAAAATAATCATAATTATTTTTATTAAATTTATAAAATAATTATTATTATTGTTTCTACAAGTATCATCAAAAGAATCAAAAAATATAAAATCAAATGGGTCTTCTTTTAAAATAAGATTCACATCATTAATTTTATTAAAAGAATAAATCTTGTCGTTGTTTTTCTCTCTTAGCATCTCTAAACAATATTCTGTATCATTAAAGTTAGAGCATATATTTAAAAAATTTACACTTCTATCTTTAAAATAATCTAAAATATTCATTGTTGACATAATTTCTAAAAAATCATAAAATAAATTTGTTTGAAGTTTTAATTTACTTACAGAAAATTTAGACCCGGGTACTGTAGAAAAAATATATTCATATGGATTAATTATTTTAAACAGATCATCCGAATTGTAACTAGAATTATATGAAGAATCTATTTCCATTATAGCATTGTTTACATGATAGAAAATTTCATTATAATAATTTAAAAGAGTATTAGACATATAAACATTTATAGGATCTTCACTAGAAGTTGGATTTATTAAAATAGTATTATTATTTTTTGGTAATATATAATAACTCATTGGTTTACTATTATATATTGTATTTTTTATTTAAGTAATTATACTAGTTATTCTTCATCATCCTCAATAATTAATAATTTTTTCTTTGGTTTTGTTTTTTTATTTTCGCTTGGCTTTACAATTTTTGAAGGTTTTACAGGAACATCTATTTTATTAACATCATCATATGCTTCAGTTGCTTGAACTAAAAGTAGTTTCTTTGTTAATTTACGAACTTTAGGTTTTAAAGTATGTTCTTCTTGTTTAGCTATCTCAACTGCGTGTTGTGTGTCTTTATTACTTCTTAACATTTCAGATTCACTATATTCACTCATTTCAATCGCAATGTTTACAGCATTAACCTCTCTTATTTTTTTATATACGAAAAACCTATTCAAGAACGAAATTTTTTTCTCAAATTCACTCATATTAATTGACTTTCCGTAATCTTTTTCTTTGTATTTATTTCTCTTAATTTCTTCCAACATATTTATAAATAACTCGCTAAATAATCCAGTACCGGACGTTAGTCCTAAATCTTTTGCTTCATCTTCTGAAATAATTTTAAAACCATAATCATACATAACCCTATCAAAATAGTCAAAGTTAATTAAATACTCAGTAATTGTTTGGTTAATAGATTCTTGAAAAACACCTATTTTATAACCAATTGAACTAGAATTATCTTCAAAAGAATCTGCTCCGTAATTTTTTATAACTTCCCAAATTTTTTTACCATCTTCTATTATTTGAACACTTTCACCGGTTTTAACCTTCTTTAACATATTAAATATTAATTTGCCATCATATGCAGTACCAATAAAATACCCATTTAATTTAGTACATTCTGCTAAATTTCTCATAAATCCTTGTAAAGTATCTGGGTTTTCTAAAAAGTAGTGCATAGCAAATTGACAAGAAGAAACATTAAACCCACTATCTGCTACTCCATATTGTCTTGCGACTCCTTTACCAATCTTTTCCGGGTCTTTTGTACCAATACCAAAAACAGATTGTGTTATTTGTTTTGCCTTGTCATTTAACATAGCAGAACCATTTTTAATATTATATGAACTATTACCATTTACAAATAATGCATACGGCATATTTTTATTTGTTTTTCTAGAATTTAAAAACCTAGCACAAGCACCATCTAGTCTATTTGTTAAATTATCGTTTGAATAATCTATACCAAATACGAATGATAAACGTGCACCAATCCATTTTGGTAAATCTCCTGCCTTACCACAAGCATAATCTATCAAGTTATCCCCTGGTTTTGATACAGAGCTTATAAGCATTTTTTTAACGTATAAATTATGGAAATTTTTCATTGCCTCTGTTTTCATTTTACCAGCTGGCTTATTATAATAAATATCTTCATCTATATTTACATTAGGTATACCAATACCAGTGCAAATCATTTGTTCTGTAATTGGATTATGTATTGACTTCCAATTCTCATTCGCAGTCTTGAAAGAGTTTCCAAATTGTTTTTGACCTCTTCTATATTCAGATGTTTTATCGTGACGAACCCTTAAAGGAATCCATCTCCATCCTTCATCTGCAGTAAGATCATAACTAAATTCAACAATAGTGTTGTCTGTAAAAACTTCATTTTCTTCTGAAAACATTTGCTTCACACCAGAGTCATCCAATCGCAATTTAATCTTACACACACTTGCATTAGGCATATAAGGAGAGGTAGGGGTAAATTTAATCGGAACATAATCATTGGAATAATTATCTTCATTTCTTTGAACAAACTGAGGTAATTTATCATCTATTATGTCTTGACACGGATTTATATAACCATCTTTTTTCTCATTAAATCCACATCTAAGTGAAATAATTTTATATTCAGTTAATTGGGTTGATAAATTACAACTAATCCCGTCTTCAAATATTGGTTTGATAACATCTTCACCATTAGCAGTTTTTTCTGTCGTAATCAAGAAATCAATTGTATTGTATTTTGGAGGCTTCCATTTAAAGGATTTCTCCCAAGTTATTTTGGTTTTTGGTCCTGCTTGACCAATCTTATCAGACCCTACGCCAAAATAAGAATGTGTAAATATTAATCCGTCTGTTTCATATTCAAACCTATTTTCACGTGCCCTTGATAATATTTCATTGCATCCTGAAAATATAGTTTGTTTTTTACTAAATGGGTAAAACTCTTTACACGAAAAACGCATAGGGCTTAACAAACCATTAGATTCTTTGTAATTAGATAAAATATTTTTTAAAGTAGATGCAGGTTTTTTATTATTATCCATTATAGAGAGAGGATTTAATTCATTTATAAATTTTTTTAATAAAGCATATCTTGATTTTAAAGGATCTTTTTCTTGATCATACAGCATAAATGTAAGTTGTCTGACATCATTTTTTTTATGATAATAAATATCAAACGCTGCGTATAAATTAATAAAACGCCCATTTTTATCATGAATAATTAACTCTCCATCAATAAGCGTATTGAAACAATCATCATTATGTGTTTTTGCGCCAGTAAAGATAACATCCATATTGGTGTTTATTAAATATATTTTACCAATTGCATTTACAAACATTAGATGACGATCACCATCTGCTTTATCTGTTACAACAAAATCCTTCCTAATATTTGGGTCACTTGAGTTATCATCTATATCGGCGATATTTACTGTTTGAAGAGTAATTGAATTTGGACCAATAAAATATTTATTATCAATTCTTTTACTAGAATCAAATTCATCTTTCCATATAGTTCTCATATATGATTCTAAAACTTCTTTTTGTTCTGGATATGAAATTGGATAATTTGTGCCCTGTAAACCACACAATACGTATTTTATAACTTTTCTAAGTGAATCAGCAATTACCTTGGGATCGGTAAAATTCGTGGTTGGTCCTAATTTAACGCCATTTATTTCTATTTCAATTTCATAAGTTTCTTCATTATTAAAGACATTTGACTCTTCTATAGTGTATACAGGAATAATTCTTCCACGACCTAAACGCCCATATTTATCTGGTGCCTTATTGCCGTATTTAACTATACTAATATCAACATTAAATGGTAAATCTTTATGCGCAAATGTTACACGATTAATAAAACGGAATTCTTTTTTTGATTTTTTAAAATTTTCTAATATAAAATTTTGTATTCCTGTATTTACTTTATCTTCTTTTACATAAGATACTCTAAAATTAAAATCGTCAAAATTTATTGGAAACACTTTTTGTTTATTTATTACTGGCGGCACTTTTTTAATAAATGATACACAACTAAAATTTGCATTATACAGTTGTTTAAGATCATTATTTTCACATAAACTTTGAATATTATGTAATCCAGATATTTCTGCTCTTATATCAGACATTTTGAATCTACCAGTTGTGTTATCAAGGAATTCACAATTTGCACGCAAATAATACTCTCCTACACTATTATTACTTGTAAAACCTAATGACTTAAGTTTTTTAATAACATTATCATAGTCATTTTTTGTTAAAGGTTTAATGCCTCTTGTACCAAACCTTACTTCAAATTCCGGATCAGATAAAGAATTTTTTATAAATGGGTTAGCACCATAAAACAATCTAACTAAATCATCAAACTTTTGTTGTAATAAAGTAGACGAGTCATTTGTTTTTACTTGTTTATGGGTTTCGTATTCTTCTTCGTCTAGACCTTCAAATATCTCTTTTGGAGGTTCTTTATAATTCTTAGATTGGGTTTCTTGTCTAAATAAATTAGAATCGTCTTTATCAGGAGGTGTAAACCCTGGAAGAATAGGCAATGTTTTTATTGGAGCATTTTCTTTATTTTTTTTATGTTCTTGTAATGCTTTTTTTAATAATAAATATTTATCGCGCAATCCCACTGCATCATATATTTGTTTATCTATTGAATTCAAACTATTATAAAAGCTGGTTAATTCAGGATCCAACATAGACTTTAAAATATTTATTTGAACACTCTTATTAGAATATTTGGTTATTTTACCCTGAGTTTCAGAGTCCAAACTTTTAAATAGATTATTTAATTCGTCTGAACCAAAATCTGGATAACTTATATTACCAACTAAATTAGTATTATTTGATTTTTCAATAGAACTCATTTTATATATAAATAAGACATATTTTTAAATTATAGTTCATTTTTTTTATAAATTTAAAAATATTGGATTATAGACTCATATAAATCTTTTTTACTCTTACTTTTATTAGTGTCATTATTTGTGATTTCAATACCTAATTTATTACATATATCAACCAATTCTTGAACTTTATAAGATGAAATAGATTTTACAGGTTTATCTATATTATCTAACTTATATAATTGTGATTTTTTTATATCGGATTTGGTTATTGTACTCAATTCATACCCATAATTCCCTTTATCCTTATCTAATAAATAGATAATATGTAAATCGTCTGTGTCATTCATTATTAATTCAAAATAACATTTATTTTTGATAAATAATACATTTAAATTTTCTATAATACATAATGTTAAAAAACTATTTATAGAGAGTTTTTGTTCATTTAATAAATTATTCTCAACATTTATTACACTTGCAAACTTATATGATTTTATTAATTGTTTTTCTTTCCTTATTCGTTCAATATATTCTATTTTTACTTTTTTTTCAAAAATTAAATTTCTATAATTAATCATCTCATAATTGTTATAACCATTTTTCATAATGTAAAGACACCAAAATAATGATTCTTGCTCCTTAGGTATAAAGATATTATCAAGTTTTGTTTTTTCTTTATTAATAGTTGATTTTTCTTTTTTTGAAATATTTTGTGGTTGCATTTTTATTTGTATTGATTTATGTATATTCTCATTATTTAATATATAATTTTCTAATTCAGATAATAAATTATTATAATTTTCATATTTGGAATATTCAAAAGACATTAGTTATTTTTTGTTAATATCTTTAATATCTTTTGTAAAATACACATTTTTGTAATTTTCTTTTTGTTGTTCTACATTATTTAAAGTATCTTCTTGTGTATTTACATAATTAATATAAATTATTAGCTCATCTATAATATTTTTTTTCAAATCTGACAAATTAATATGTATTCCATATTTATTTTCATTTAGTGTAACCTCTTTATGGTTATTTAATATTCTAAGAACTTCAATCTGGTTAAATTTATTCATATTTTCAATAGTTTCACGAATATAATTTAGTTCATTAATAGAAAAACTATTAACATCATCTGAAACAACGGTTTCTGCTTCCATTAAATAATTATATAATATGTTTTTAAATTTATAATTATAATTATAATTATAAGTATAATTATAATTATTTTTCTAATATTTTAGAATAATGGAAGACGGTATAATAAATATAAATTATTCTCAACAATACACATTAACTAAAAAAAAGACACTACGCAATAGTTTTACTGTACATAAACCCGATTCCTATGATTATTTAATAGGAAAATTTTTAGTATATAATAATAATATTATTCAAATAAAAAATATTATATATAATGATTTATATAAAATAGACGACTCTTGTGAGTATCCTTATAAAATAATTATGTCTAATGGTGATTGTCATAGTTTTAAAAATTTTCAAGAAATAATTAAAATATATGGAAATATTTTAAATATATAAATTAGTCTTCTATTACTAATTTTGCTTTTGTGAAATTTTTTTTCATAACATATTTATCACTTTTAGGTTTAACTAATTCTCCTATTACAGAAACATAATTATCATTTAATTCAAATCTTTGTCCAATAACTCTGGTATTAAATTTATCACCTTCTTTAATTTCAGAAAAATACAATACATTATGATGATGATCTTTTGCTATAAATATAACAACCGGAGACGGGTATTCATTCTCTGCTTCAGCCTTTATACCTGCTTTTGTAATATTCTTAGCTACACAAGATATTAACATACCTTCAACAGGAAAACAAACTTCACATTCAAACACAACTTCAAAAGATATATCTGTACCTCTATTAATTAATCCACTAGAATGAGATACCAACTTAGATGATCCTGGCTTAACAAATCCTTCTATAATACATTTTCCTTCAAAATTATGCGCAATACATTTCTCAATAGTATCTTTAATATTTTTACCAATAGAAACAATTGGTAAATTTATATTTCTACTAATCAAACATCTTGAATATATAGAACTAACTCTGTTTTCTCTTTTTTTATTTTTTTGTGAAGATAGGTCAGGCTGTTTTGATACTATTTCCATTATTATATTGTATATACATATTATCTTTTAACTATATTTTTCTCAATTTTATTTAAAAATAAATTATACTATAATTACATTATAATTACACTACAAATAGAGTTTACTAATTTTATATAACCTTATATAATTTATGATATATAGCCATATCAGGAGATAAAAACCATTTTTTATCATTTTTCTTAATCTTATCAAAATACCTCAACAATAATTCTTGTATTACACATAATTCTGTATGTCCAATAGCTTCACTAATAACATTTCCATCAGAATCCTTCTTAACCTTTGTATTTTCATTAGTATATCTAATATCTCCAATTATATCATTTATTTTTTTTAATGTTTTATCTTTACCAGCTTCATCACACCTAGCGCCTGTGTCACGTGATGAATCCATATCTTTAGTTTTAAAAACTAAATATCTATTATTTTTTTCATAACCAATAAAACCTACCAATTTGTTATAATTTTTTATATCAAATGATAAAATTTGTTTTGCTTCTTTTGAAGCAGCTAATTCCATTTGATCTTCTGGTTCAGATTCAACCCATTTATTTTCTTTATTTAATAATAATATTACTCTTTTATTTAAATTATATAATATAATTGCAATAAAATTTTTTGTTACTATGCTTTTCCCTTCAAAGTATTTTTTTGCGTACCATTCAAAAGATGATCTCTCTATGCGTTCTATAGAATATAAATAATTCATCAGTTCTCTTTTATCTTTAAACATCAATAACTCAATCATATGATCAACTAAAAATTCAAGTAAATATTCTTTAATATCTGGGTAATCTTTTGATAGTTTTTTCATAGCAATCCCGCAATGTTTATACCAATTATCATCACCTCTAGGTACCTTTTGTGTCTTTGTAAACTCTCGTGTAATATCAAAATTTGATTTTAATTCTTTTACAATTTTTTCTCCTTCACTAAAATCAGAATGTATAAGATTAACATTTGATATACCATCATTACCCTTATTCGTATCGTTTGTTTTTGCTATATTTTTATTAATCTCAAAGTTGATCATATCGTGCTTATAATCAATTGGTACCATTCTATCAAATATAGAAATAGTTTTTTCATTTAATTCTATAGGTTGAAACAAATAATATTCACCCACATTTATAAGTCTTCCGTTACGTCCATATCTATCTGTAATAAATTCATTATTATCTTCAATGAGGTGTGTTAATGCAGCATATATCTGTACATAAGGATATTGTTTTGGGGTTTGTATAGAAGCAAATAATACATCTTTTTTATAAAAATAACTTTCTTTCATAAGACCCCTTATTCTTTGTAAAATTTTTTCAGAATTCATCATAATAAAATTTTCATTATAAGTATCTTCATTTAAATTAGTTTCATCTATTGATTTGGTTGGTTTACAAGAATAATAACACGTTTCCATATAATCACACGCAGGAGAAAAGGGTGCATCTCCTATTTTAAAATCACTCATAACTAACCCATTAGATAACTCTTGAGTAACGGGTTCATCTAAAATATCATTCATAATTTCTTGCGAAAAATTAGTTTGATCGTGGTTTATAATGCAGTCTACAGCGGATTCTTTTATAATACGACTAACTCTACCCATTTGTATAGCTTTATACTCTGCAACTCTATAAACATACAAATCTGCGGCTTCTTCATTATTTTCATCGCCAATTATAGTCCCGTACATAAAAATTTGAACATTTCTCTTTTCAAAAGGTAAATCCTTATGTGAAAAATTTCGTACCGCACGACCAATAATTTGTTCAGTCCTATTCATATTGTACCAAGGCTCTAAAATATGTACTTGACGTATAAACTTTAAATCAATACCTTCAGAACCTGCCTTAGAAATTAAAATAACTTTTACCTTATTACCTGTAACATTTCCTGTTTCTTTATTATCATCTGTTAATCCTTTTACCTCATAGTCGTTATTTGGAGAAATTCTTGGATCACCCGTTATCATTGAATATCTTGCAGGCATAAAATTTTTTTTATCAGTAGGCGGCTTCATTGTTCTTACATCTACTACCTCAGAAGGTCTATTTTTAAATAAAGGTTTTACATTTTCACCATATCTTGTAAACCCCATTTCTTCTAAAGCTAAAGCCATTGGTATTAATCCACTGTCAATATATTGTGAATATATCAATATTATTCCTTCAGAAACTTTCCCTGTATTTGGGTCTAGAATGCTATCTAATATTTTTTTAATTTTCCAGCTGTAACTACCTATAATGGACTGATTAAATATTTTACCATATTGATCTAATGTTGATTTTTTATATTCAAAATTGCCTTTTTCAGGAGGACTTTTATTATCAACATAATTCATCATTCTTTCTAATCCTTTTTTACCAGTAAGTTCGTGAGGGTCTATAAAACTACGATCAATTAGTGATACATTTGGTTGTCCTCCATATTTTTCAGATTCTATTTCAGAATCACTATCTTCAATTATTAATGGGGTTTTAAATTGTGTTTTTGGTTCTGTTATAGACTCTTCTTGTTCACTTTCAGATTCTATAACCAATCCGGGGATATCTTCTTCTTTATTTTCTTCATCAATAACAGGTGTTTCTGAAAAACTCTCTGATAATTCATCTGATAATTTATCATTTGGTATCTTATCTATAATTTCTTTCAATCCTTGCATAGGATAAGAAATAATCAAAGACTCTAAAGGTGTTTGTAATAAAGTATATCCAAATGATTCCATATTTTCAAAACTAGGCATATTTCTAACTGAACCTGTTTTAGTTGTTATAGAAAAACTTTTATTTCTTAAATTATGAATAATATATTTATAAACACAACCCTGACACACACCACATTTATTACAATTACCAATTGTATCTAAATATAGACTCAGTATTCGGTTTTTATCCTTCTCGGGTATTTTTTTTAAATTCATCTGATAAGAAGGATATTTTATATAATTAAAAGTATTCTCCTTTGCAAATTCATTTGGATAAACTCTATAAGGGAAAGTATATGGATTTTCCCCTCTTACAAATGAAACATACCCTGTTGATTTTCTAATCAATAATTCTTCCCCATTTTTCTTTAAATTACCATTTTTATCAAATATGTCCCTCACTTCAATTCTGCCACGTCGGTCATTTGTATTCATTAGATTTAATAACCATACAATTTCTTTATAACTGTTATACATTGGTGTAGCAGATAATAGTAAGAACCTCATATTGTTTGCAGATTTTACAAGCAATTCTAAATTAATTGCTACTTTTTTATTTTCATTATCATCCGTTTTACGAATATTATGTACTTCATCAATAACAATTAATCTATTATCAAATTCATTTTTTAATCTGCGTATAATTTTAGAATTTAATACTATTTTCTCATCTTTAAGCATTTGAATTTTTGTTTTTTCTCCTGATTTTCGTTTTTCTACAGAAGTTTTTTTGTTAACAATTCTTTCTACTTCTTGAGTATAATTCATTGTTTTAATTATATAATTTGCAAACTGACCATAGCCTAAAAAAATATAGTATGTATTTATAAGATTTTTTATTTGACTTACAAGTTTTTCTCTAGTTATTCCTTTCATATTCATTGGATTTATTTCTTGAAGTAATTTATTTCCAGTACAAGATCTAATATTCCATATTCCATCTACAAGTTTCAGTTTTCTCTCATCAAATAATTGTAGTCTAAAATTATCTTGGACATTTTCAGAAGCAACAATCATTATTCTTTTTGTAGTTCCCATTTGTCTCATATAATCTCTTGCTTCTTCACACACTCCTATCGCACTACACGTTTTTCCACTGCCTAATCCGTGATATAATAATAAACTATTATATGGTGTTTGGGATGACATAAAATTCTTAACAAATGCTTGATGTGGCTGTAACTCAAAATCTGCTTTTGCTAATATATCTGCTTGTTCCTTAATATTCTTATGAATCGTCCCTTCATATTTTGTATCGTTAAATTCTTTCTTGTTAGAAATTTTTATGTTAAAATTTTTATCACTTAAGTTAGGATACAAAAATGGATCTAAATCTGGATGTTCAGACAAATAGTTTTCTTCTATTAATTCCTTCTTTAATAAAAATTTGTTACACTCGTTGGAATAATAATTTTCATCACTGCAATTAAGCTTTTTAAATTCTGTTTCTAAATTATTTTTATTCAATTCACTATCTGAAGAAAAATCTTCATTGGATTTTTCGCTTTGCATAATTTGTGAAGTACTAGAATTATCTAGAGAAGACGAATCCATTTCCGAATCCATTTTAGAAATATTTATAGGGTCTTCTATTTTTGAACCAACTATGTTTTCATCACTTTTAACGCTAGATGATGATTCTATAACTAAAAGTTTATTTTTGGGTAATTGTTTTGACATATTTAATACTATATATTATGAATATAATCTATATTCTTGTAATACTTTATTAATATTTAAAATTAATTTCTTTTTTTCTAAATTATATGGTCTAATAGATTCTAAGCATTTATCAATCGTTTTCCATTCTAGTTTACTAACTTCTGTTATTTGAAAATTATCCAAATATTCTTCATAATCATTGGTATATGCTAAAAAATACTTATGCTTATATGATTTATGATTTGTGCCTATAAAAATCTCTTCAAAAGGTAATATATTTTCAATAACAAATATTTTATCTTTAGATATACCAGTTTCTTCTTCAAATTCTCTCAATGCACATTCTATGTCTTTTTCCCTATTATTACGTCTTCCTTTAGGAAATTCCCACTCTGTTTCAAACCAACTTGTTTTACTATTTTCAATAATATCTTTTAAAGTTATAGTGACATTATCAATAGTTACACCATTTTTAATTATATCTAATTTTTTGCAAGATGATATCTCTTCATTTTTATATTGTGAGTTACAAGCTTCACCCCACATTTTTTTCCAGAGATTCTCAAAGGGTTCATTTAATAATCTATATTTTTCTATAGTAGACATTTCATTTACGATATTTTGTATTTGATAAATATTATATGGAGAATATTTCCCTCGTATAAAATCTATATACCCAAAGCTATCTTTTCTTCTAATCATTAAATATTCTATACCTCTTTCACTAGATCTAAATACTATTACTCCATAACTGGTTATTGGTAGTTTACATTGATGAAAAGAGTGGCCTTGTTTTCCGCAATTATTGCATAAATTTATAGGTTTATTCATATTCATAATCATATTTATAATAGTAACAAATAATATGTTTAAATATTAATTAACATTTATTTTACTCTGTTATATTATATAAAATGACAAAAACTTTCAATTTAGGTTTATTTCAAAAGAAATTTGGAGGTAATAATAAAATAGTTGCAGGATCTATCAATTTAGGTTCTACTAGAGGTAAAGGATCTTCAAGACGAATGTTTACATATTGTAACAACAAAACAAATAATTCTATATGTATAAATAAATTTATAACAGTTAATAAATAATTACAATGTAGTTTAAAATGAATTAATATTTTACTTTAAAATATTAATGAAATATCTAGATCCAAAAATTTGGGGACCTCATTATTGGTTTTTTTTACACACAGTTGCTATGACATATCCAGATCATCCAAACTCTATTACAAAAAAAAAATATTATGAGTTTATTCAAAATTTACCATTATTTATACCAGTTGAAAATATATCTTCGTATTTTAGTAAATTAATTGATAAATATCCAGTAGTACCATACCTGGATAATAGAGAATCTTTTATTCGTTGGACGCATTTTATTCATAATAAAATTAATGAAAAGATAGAAAAACCTATAATGACATTAAATGACTTTTATGTTAAATATTACGAGGCATATAAAGAGGATAATTATAAATTAATGGAGTTTTATAAGTTAAGATCAAAAATAATTTATGTATGTATATTTTCAACAATTGTAGGAATTACATATTATTTATATGATAAATAAATGATAAATAAATGATAAATAAATGATAAATAAATGATAAATAAAGAGAATCATTGATATATTTGAATTTATTATGTGTATATATTATATATTATAAAATAATGGTAAAAAATATAAATAAAATAAAAAATACAAACAAAAACATAAATGGGGGAAATGTACTCGCTAGCGGAGGGTTTGGGTGTGCATTTTCACCTGCGCTAAAATGTGAAGGTACTCGCAAAAGAGAGACTAATAAAATTAGTAAATTGATGATTGAAAAATATACAATAAGCGAGTATCAAGAAATTACAAAAATAAAAGATAGGTTAAAACATATACCTAATTTTGATGATTACTTTTTATTAAATAATATTAATATTTGTAGACCTGCTAAAATTACAAAGGCAGATTTAAAACATTTTAATAAAAAATGCTCAGCATTGCCTAAAAATAATATTACTAAAAAAAATATTAATAAGTCTCTGGACAAATTAATGTTATTAAATATGCCTGATGGAGGACTTCCGGTAGATGATTATATTTTTAATAATGGTTCTTTAAAAAAAATGTTATATATTAATACATCACTTATCAATCTTTTAAATAATGGAATTCTCAAAATGAATGAATCTAATATATATCATTGTGATATAAAAGATTCAAATATTTTGTTAAAAACAGAAGATAGTATTCTAAAAGCTAGATTAATTGATTGGGGTCTTTCTACTGAATATATACCTTTTAAAGATGACCCGTTTCCTAGAACCTGGAGAAATAGACCGTTTCAATACAATGTACCCTTTTCTGTAATAATATTTTCAGATTCATTCGTGGATAAATATACTAAATATATAAAAACTGGTGGAGAAACAGATGAAATAAACTTAAGACCATTTGTTATTGACTATATACATTTTTGGATAAAAGAAAGAGGTGAAGGACATTATAAACTATTGAATGAAATTATGTATATGTTATTCAGTAAAGAATTTGATAATATAACAAGCAAAGAATTCAAAGATCATATAATAGAGAATGATTTTACATTATTTTATATTACAAATTATATTGTAGAAATTCTTAAACATTTTACTAAATTTAGACCAGATGGGTCTTTAAATCTTAGAATATATCTTGATACCGTATTTATAAACATTGTTGACATATGGGGATTTATTATGACATATCTACCTATGTTAGAGTTTTTTTATGATAATTATGATAAATTAACACCTAGTCAACAGTCAATTTTTGAATTATTGAAATCATTAATTATTATATATTTATATTCTCCAAGAATAACCCCTATTCCTATTAATGAATTAAACGATAAATTAAATACATTAAATACATTATTAAAAAATGAAACAAAAATAGAAATGATTAATATAAAATCAACAAATATTTCTTCTAATATTGCTAAAGGAGTGAAAAAAAATAATAGTTTAAAAACTAAAAAACGTTCTAGAGGTATAACTGGTAATACGTTTATTCCGAAAAAAATGCGTTTAATTTTTAAAAAACATAAAAAAAATAATACACGAAGAATTAAGAAATTATTTATGTTATCAAAAAAATAATAATATTTAACAAATATATAAATGAATAAAGAATTCAGTAAACTTTGCACTCCGTCTAAGATTTATTTTGTTCTAGCTGTTCTTGCCTGCGTTGTTGCTTTATTTAATCACGTTACGATTTTAGCAGTATTTGTAAAACTCATTTTTGCATTTATTTGGACTTTTATTCTAGATTGGTTATGCAAAAAAGGATTTGAAGGTGTATCTTGGTTTTTCGTATTATTGCCATTTATTATGATTTTACTTGTATTTCTTGGCGTTATTCATATGAAAAAAAACCAACAAAAAGAATCTCTTAAAATGAGAGGCAAAAAATAAACTAATCAAAATTATATTTAACTAATGACTTTATAAAAAAATAATATAAAATATACTGATTATATTATTTACAAATGAATAGAGTTGATCAAATGAAAAGTATTCAACAAACCGCATTAGAATTATTTACAAAAAAAAATATTGATTATGGTGATGCGTTTGCAAAATATGGAGTTATAGGTGTGTTAATGAGAATAGAAGATAAAATACAACGTGCATTATCAATAACCAAAAATGGTGTAACATTAGTAAATGACGAAGGTATTAGAGATACTTTATTAGATTTGCATAATTACTCGGCTATGGCGTTAATGTTGTTAGATGAATAATATATAATAAATCATAGTTTATATTATTTACATTTCTATTATTTACATTTCTATTTTCAAATTTAAAATCTCAGGATATTTATTGTTTATTATTTCAGTTATTTTGTCAATTTTTAGTATTTTATCATTGCGTAATATTTCAGAACATTCATAAATTAAATCTTTTGTATTTTTAACAATAAAATTGGAAACTTCATACGCAGTATTAATAAGGTTAACTACTTCATCATCAATTAATTCTTTATATTTATCACTTGAACTAGGGTAAATTATGTTTTTGCCCATACCATAATAAATTACCATTTTCTCTGCTAATTTAAATGCTTCGCCAAAATCATTAATTGCTCCTGTAGTGACACTTACACCATAAAAAACTTCTTCAGCAATTCTTCCGGCTAATAATATCATCAAATGCTCAAAAAGAGCTTCTCTAATATATATATTACTTGTAGCAGATTCAAACATAGTATAGCCTGGACTATTTGGGGATGATAAATTTATAATTACCTTTGACACTTTAGAATGATGCTTTGATAGAAAGCCTACAATAGCGTGGCCCATTTCGTGTATAGCAATACGTTCTATAATATCATTAGAAAATTTATGTTCATTCGGTTGCCATCCAACCATAATTTTATTAATTACAGTGTCAATATCTCTATATTCCATAACATTTCTATTATACCTAAGAGCATTAAGCATCGCTTCATTTAACAGATTCTCAATTTGTGCACAAGAAAGACCTGCTGTAAGGTCTACTAAATCATTAATATTGAGTGATTTATCGTAAGGTTTACCTTTCAAATGAATATTCAGAACAGCTTCTCTAGTTTTTGAATCAGGAGCGCCTATATATATTCTTTTATCAATTCTACCAGGTCTTAATAAAGCTGGGTCTAGTAAATCGGCGCGGTTTGTAGCGCCCATCAAAAAAATTCCATTACTAGTTTTAAAACCATCTAAATTAACTAATAATTCGTTTAATGTATTATCCCTTTCAGAGGTTGACGATTCCGCATCGCTAGATCGTTTTCTTCCAAGCGCGTCTATTTCATCTATAAATACTATACAAGGAATATTTTTCTTTGCTAATTCAAACAACTCGCGTACCCTAGATGAACCCACGCCTACATATTTTTCTTGAAATTGTGATCCAGAAACTGGAATAAATGACGTTTTTGTTTCACCTGCAAATCCTTTTGCTAATAAAGTTTTACCATTACCTGGAGGTCCTTCTAAAATTATTCCCTTTGGTACCCTAACATTGAAATTTGAATATTTTTTATAATTAGTTAATATATCTATACATTGTGATAACTCCAATTTAACATTATCATAACCACCTATATCCATAAAGCTAATTGGAGACTTTGATACAACTTCAAAATTTTCTGATTTGGAAGGTTTGCCTTCATTTCTCTTACTTCTTATGAATTTCCCATTTTTATCATATTCAAACTTTTCATCATCGTCATAATCATCTTCAGGATACTCTCCTGAATGTGGATTATTATAATTTTGATTAAATAATTTAGGATCAAACCCCATATGTAAATCTGTATTTCTAATTACAAAAACACTTTTTTTATAAGGAAAATATTTTGTAGTTGCATTTTTATTTGTAAAATTATAATTATTTGATGCTATTTTATTTATAGTATCAATAAAATCTGTATTAAATTTTTCCATTTCTTCTTCCTGATTTAGAATATAATTATTTTGAACTGTGATGTTTTTTGAATTTAATTTTTTAATATACTCTTCATAATATTTTTTACCAAAAGGGTTATAATTTTTTTTATTTGAATTTTTAAAGTTAATTTTTAATCTTAAACTAGTTTGTCTAATATTTTTATTATTATCACAATTGTTATTAAATTTGATAAAAGAATATACACACTGTAAAAACAATAAATACAAATATACACATTTTACAGTCATTTGTATATTGAATATTTGTTTATTTATATTATTATTTATTAATATAATATTTATAAAATATTTTATAAAATATTTACAAACTATTATTTATTGACATTATATATAATGAGATTAGAAATATTTGTATTAGGATTAACATCATTTTTTATTTATAATGCATATAATGATGGTAAATATACAAAAATGTTATGGACTTTTAAAAAATATTATAAGATGATTTTTTATGCATTATTAGGAGTAGGTATATATTTATTATTAAAAAAGAATCCAGAACAAGGAAGAAATATGTTATTATATGCTAACAATGTCGTGAAGTTTATGCCTATTGACAAAACATCGATGGATATGCTTAGTCCAGTGTTTGATTTTACTAGTAATAATAATGAAAGAAGTTTTATGGAATCTTTAAATAATATGGATTCAATTTCAGATCCAGGGTTATGTAGCTCAGAAAGAAGAATACTAAATTCTGGAAAAGGAAGCACAAAGAGATCTGTAAGTGAAACAAAGAAGAAATACGTAGCTTCACAGCAAGAATGGAAGTGTGGCCACTGTCAATCACAATTAGATCATACTTTTGAAATAGATCATCGCATTCGTTTAGAATATGGAGGTGGTAATGATGTTCAAAATTTAATCGCATTATGTCGTAATTGTCACGGTAAAAAAACAGCTAGTGAAAACATGTAAAATAATACAAAATTTAAAGATCTTTATTTTATATTATTTACTATTTAATCACATAAATATTGTATTATACTAATATATGGATAAAACAAATACAGTAAATTCTGAAAATATATTACCTAATTTAAAAAATAATTCATTTACAATTATTTTCTCTATTTTGATATTATTTCTCATAATTTCAACATTTTTAATACTTTATAAGGTACCTATAACAGGGGGGTCCTCTAAATCATCTGGATCTTCTCAAGAAGCAGCAGCAAATGTTATGATAATTGTATTTTTTGCATTATTAGTTATTATAGTATCTATTACACTATTGCCTAATTTTAAAGATCTTAAAAACTTATTTATGCAAATAAGTAATGTTACGTATGTAATATTATATACAATTTTTTTAATTTTATTTTTTAGATTAGTACCCAGTGACATAATAAATAATTATGCTAATTATATTCTACCAATTACTATATTTTTCACAGGGTTATCGTTTTATAAAAGTTATAAGACAGATTATATTACTGATTTTAATGTAAATTATGAGAGAATAAAGACAATTATTTTGTTCCTTTGTTTAATCACTATTTTTATTGTTTATTATGTATCTGATCCTGGAGGATTTATTCAAAAAAATTTTGGCTATTCTTTGCTATTAACAATTCTTCTATCTGTATTTGCCTTTTTGTACCTAATTATAACTTTAACTTTGCCTGGAATGACTACATTTTCTGGAAATTCTTCAAACAATACAACTAGTAGTTTTCTAGAAAATATATCAAAATTTTATGTATGGGGTAGCATTCTTTTTATAATATTTTTAATAGGTATTACAGTTGCGATTTCAACTTATCCTGGAGGGTTTTTTTCAGATAAAACTACATCTACTTCTGTTATGATTCTACTACTAATAACATGTATTTTTTGGTCAACTATATTAAGTGTTCATCTATTTCCGGAATTTTCAAATAAATCACTTAATATTACAAAAATAACTTTATTTAAAAAATCGTTACTAATGTTGTTAGGCGTAGTTATATCTGGGTTAATTATTTATTGGATAGTATACAATATACAAAACCTATCTGGTCAATCAAGTATACTAAGCCTAATATTGAATATACTACTTGTAGTTGTTGTACTAGCATTAATTTACAGAACTATGAACGTAAAATTACCAAGCAACAATTCAAAAAAGAATGGGTTTTTTGATCTAATTACTAGTTTTGTGTTTTACATTCCTTGTATATTTAATGATGTTTTTAGTTCTATACTACATTTTGCTAGTGGACAATATAATTCAACGAATATGACTTCAATTATTATGTTATTCGTAGCTATATTATTAGTTCTAGCATATTTAGCTATACCATATTTATTTAATGCTGTAAATCTTCAAGGAGGTAAATTATTGGTTAATAAACCTGTTTATACAAATTTCCTGTACCCATTGGGAACATATGCCGAACTGAACGGAAGCGATCAATTTGACTATCAATATGCTATATCTTTCTGGATTTTTATAGATTCATCTCCTCCTAATACAAATGCTTCATATTCAAAATTTACTTCATTGTTAAACTTTGGTAATAAACCTAACGTACTGTATAATGCTGAGAAAAATACACTAATAATTACTATGGATAAAAGTGATGTAAAAGATTCTATTGTTAACGAAAATCAAAATAATAATAAGTTAATTGATTTAGATGAGAATGGTAACACAATATTATATAAAAACAGTAAATTCTTATTGCAGAAATGGAACAATATTATAATTAACTATAATGGAGGAGTTTTAGATGTTTTTTTAAATGGCGAATTAGTAAAATCAAATATAGGAGTTATCCCTTATTATAAGCTGGATAACCTAACCATTGGAGAAGATAACGGTATTAATGGAGGTATATGTAATGTAGTTTATTTTAAAAAACCATTAACCTATAATAATATTTATTATTTATACAATATGGTTAAAACTAGAACACCTCCTGTTATAGATGATTCAAACGTAACTATAGTTAAAAACAATATAGATACTTTACAAAGTTCTGCAAATAATGATAAAAATAAATTATAACTAAAAATACTAGAAAATTTCTAAATCTATATTATACAATGAGTCCTTTAAGTATTGTTATAACGATTGTCGTAGTTGTTTTAATATTTATGTTATTAAGATATCTTTTTTCTGACCCATATACATTGCAAAATATCCAAAGTGGTCAAACTGCGTCCACAATATCCGCTAGTTCTTTAGCAACAAATGGTTCTAATACACCATCAAGTAATTTTGCATATTCCATTTGGTTTTACGTAAAAGATTGGAATTATCGTTACGGAGAACCTAAGGTTATTTTTGGTAGAATGGGTGCGCAAAGTGGTACTTCTGGAGGTTCTGTTCAAGGTGTAAATGGATTAGATCCTTGCCCTGCAGTTGTTTTAGGTGGTATAGAAAATAATATTAATGTTTCTTTAGGATGTTATCCAGGAATTAATGACCAACCTACAACTCCAGGAGGTAACACGGTGGTTCATACTTGTAGTGTAGCAAATGTACCTATTCAAAGGTGGGTTAATTTGGTTATTAGTATTTATGGAAGAACTATGGATCTATATTTAGATGGTAAATTAGTTCGTACTTGTTTATTACCAGGAGTCGCTAGTGTTAACAATAATGCTAATATTTACGTAACACCCGCAGGAGGTTTCGATGGTTGGACTTCTAAATTTCAATATTATCCTAATTCATTAAACCCTCAACAAGTATGGAACATTTATACACAAGGTTACTCTAATTGGTCTAGTATGTTTAATGCTTATCAAGTTCAAATTGCTTTAGTAGAAAATGGAACTACTCAAAGTAGTATTACAATATAAAATTTTCTTATTTATTTAATATATATAAAATGAGTGATAATGGAGCCTTTAATTCATTTTCTACAAATAAAGGAACTTTTGGAACTAAAGAATTTTTAGAATCAAATAGTTTAGTAGCAAAATTTGCATTTTTAATTTTAATTGTTTTCGCTTTTGTCATATTATTAAGAGTAGGAATTACAGTATTGTCTTATTTTTTAAAACCTAGTCAATCGCCTCATTTAATTGATGGTATGGTTGATGCAAGTCAAATGATTATTTTTCCCCAAGATCCTAGTAATAATGGTTCGGTTACTATATATAGATCTGTTAATGCAAATGATGGTATTGAATTCACTTGGTCTATTTGGTTGTATATTAATAACATTTATAATAGCGGAAATACAAATCAATTTAAACACATTTTCCATAAAGGGAATAGTAATTTACAGCCATACGGAGTAAATTACCCAAATAATGCTCCTGGATTGTACATTTTACCAAATACAAATGATCTTGTCTTTTTGATGAATACATATAATGATATAAATGAAGAAGTAGTTATACCAGATATTCCATTGAATAAATGGTTTAATGTAATTATTAGATGTCAAAATACAACTTTAGATATTTATGTAAATGGAACGATTGTTAGAAGTTTAGAACTATCCGGGGTTCCTAAGCAAAACTACGGAGATGTATATCTAGCTATGAATGGTGGATTTAACGGTTATATTTCAAATTTATGGTATTATAATTATGCTTTAGGAACTGCTGCTATACAACGATTAGTGCAAAAAGGTCCTAATACCCAAATGGTTGGAACTAATGGTATGAATGTTAAAGATGCAAGTTATTTATCTTTAAGATGGTTCTTTAATGATTCCAATGATATGTATAATTAATATTACCAGAAATGTATAATTTTATTTATAATTTTATTTTGATTATTTTTTTATTAAATAAATAAATAATCTATATATAATATGTCAAAATGGTGTAATTATAACCCAATACCTACAAGGGTTTGGACAAGGGTACAAAACCAATGTACTTATATAAATACTTCAAATAATCCTAACGACAATGTGTATATACCTTTAACAAATCAATATGTAACTCCTCTTGCTGCTCAGGAAGAAACACAAATGATGTCAAAAGGGAATATTTTACAATATAAAAAAAATTCTGCAAACTTAACAAAAAATCAAAAATACTCTAGAATATCAAAAGGTTTTGGAGCAGCTCGTAGAAAATGCTATGCAACTCAAAGTCAAACATACACTAATCCTAATACTTCTAGTTTATTAAGAGTTAATTATAATAATATTCCTTATCCGAATCAAATTGTTGGATCTCCCAATAACCCATCTGGTCCTTATCAAACAAATGTTCCTAATCCATTTGATTGTTCAACAAATATATTACAAGATGGAGGTAACCTAGTTTGTAATACATATGTTAATCCTTGTAATGGAGAAATTATTCAGACAAATACAAATACACAATGTTACCCTAGTTATTATTCGGATGTACCAGGACCCATCACAGAATTATGTTGGAATCCTAAGTTACAAACTTGGTATCCTAGACAGAGATATACAATGAGTACTAGTTTGGATAAATGGCCTCAAGGATCAGATGGAGTTATCTCTGCTATTACTATAAATAAACCTACTATAACAATAGAATTCGATACGGAGTCAACAATAACATTTAAACTAGAATAATGTTATATTGTTTTATGACCGCAAACTAGGATTTACACAAATTTCTTGGCTTGGGAATATATCACCTGACATACACATATCGTTATCACCAACTTGAGCACAAGTCCTAATTCCTCTTTCTTCTCCAATATAGCACCAACCAGATTTTCCACCACTTAAATGAAGTGAACTAGATGCTTCGCTTGCTTCGTAATCTTGCTCTTGGTTGTTCAATTTACTTTGAGAACTATTTAAACTTTTATTTAAGGTGTTATTTGCTAACAAATCTGGTTGTTGAATTGTATTTTGTACAGGTTGACTTTTTAAGGAAGAATTTCCTTGCGCAACGTTTTGAATTTCTGATAAACCGCTGGTTGCAACATCTGCTGTAGTATTTACAACAGTTTTAGCTCCTTCGGCTGAAACATCCACTACTTGTCCAGTTACTGAAGCAGTATATCCTAAAATTTTTTGCAACAAAGGACCAAAAAACCCAGTTATATCTTGGGTTCCTTTTGCTAAATATACGAAAATGTTGAATCCAAGAAAAGCAAAAATAAGTATTATAATAACCCACGTTGTAATACTGATATTTTTAATTCCATCAACAAAACTGTTTCCACTATTTGTAGGAGTCAAACTTTCGCCTAGACTATACGTATCACTTGATTGTAATATTGAAGTAGAAATATTATTGGTATTTTCCATTATAATAAAAATAAATATATTAAATTTTTATTATAAATTCGCATAACAGAGAATTATTTGAATGTCAACAAATATAAGAATTTATTCATATCACCTAATATTTCGTCTCTAATATTTAATAAATCTGTATTTGTCATCTGTTTTATAGCTTTATTATCTGTTAAACCAACTAAATAACTCTTGAATGTCTCTACTCTTTGTTTTAACTTATCTTGAGAATCCAAGTCTTCTATTTTAATTGTTTTTTGATTAAGTAAATTTATTCTTGATCCGGTTTTACCTAAAAGAACTTCCACAAATTTGTCAATATTTTCATTTAATGTTGTATATAATTCATCAGTTGCCTTATGTGTTGCATAACTATGTGTTTTCCAGTGAAATAGTTTAACTAATAAAAGCATTTCTAAGAATACTACAGTAACTTCTTTTTCAAATTGTTTTACACAACTATTAGAATAAATCATTTTTTTGTTTTTACGGGTGCTTCCGCCTCTTTTTCTTCTATATGTTTTTGACATTATATATTATTTAATTATTTAATTATTTAATTCAACAATATCTACTTTAATATTTACGCATATTTTTACTAAATTCTAGGAATAAATGTCTCTCCAAATGTATTCATCTTTTCTAATTTCTCAATAGTCTTTTCTAAATTAGAAGATTTTACATCTTTAAACAAATAATCAGTTCCAGGCGATTTTTCATTCTTTTTTATTTGTTTATATACTAAATCTATCTTTTTAATGACATTGGTAACAATGTCTTTTTGATTATTTCTAATAATTTCTTCATCTGTTGTTATATTTTCACACAACAATGAAACAACAAAATATAAAATATACTTTCTTTTTCTATAACATCCACTAGTATATTTTAAACAAAATAAACTTAACAAAGCGTGTATAACTTTATTGACTAGTTTATCTCTTTTTAATGCTTCTTTTAAAAATATATCCCATACAATCCAAATTATATCCATTTGATTTTTGCTCTCAACCGGCATAGTATCTCTTCTTTCACATTTACATTTTTCTTTTTTGTTTTTACATATAGTTTCATATTCGCTAATCCATTCTATCCAATAACACGCATTTATAACGTTTTTACCATCCTGTGAAATATTATATGCTAACTCATTCATAGCTACAAAAAGTTCTTTGGGGTCATCTTTCATATAACAGTCTTCTGCGTATTTTACATTTGGAGCCTTAAACCTATCTTTCATTTGAGTCATATCAAAATCGTCTTTTTTTATTTTAATATTATCAAAACTATGTTTTCTTTTAGCATCGCATAAAACACACATGATTTCACAAAACAACTTTCGGATTTTATCATTATTTCTCATTCTTAATTCATTATCTGAATAACCGTTAATTATTATATTTTTAAAATTATTTATTCTTAATTCTAGATAAATTGCTATTTTAGGATTTCCTAAATGTATATACTTACTATAAAAATATAAAATAGCTTCCCATAAATCACTATAATGACCAGCACATATTAATTCAGCGCTCCAATAACAAGCTGGTTCTATTTTAGAATTTATTAAACTATTTAGCAATTCTTTTTTAACATCTGTTTTTTTAAATTTTGAAAATGAAATTCCTTTAAACTCTCTAACATCTCTTATATCATTAATTTCTGATTCAGACATATATTAAAAAATTATACAAAAAAAATAACAACAATACATATAGATGAAATTTAATAACTCCATAAAATCCATTACAAATATTTATAAAAGTATGTCTAATTTTGGAAAAACATTATTATTTATTACAGTTCTATTGATTATTATTGTATTTTTTAAATCTATAAATAGTAAATCACTAACTAAAGAAGGATATGAACAAAATAATAAGTTCCTTTTTAAGACAGGGGATGATATTTATGATGATTTTTATGTGAATATATATGATTATTTAGTTTACAATAATTTAAAAGATGATTATGAAACTATGTCAATAATTAATAAAACTACTCCTACTAGCGAAAGTGTTATTTTAGATATTGGATCTGGTACAGGACATCACGTTGCTAAACTTTCTGAAAAAGATTTAAATGTAATAGGAATAGATATTTCACCATCTATGGTTAAAAAAGCTAAAGAAAATTTTCCACAATATAGATTTTCAATAGGAGATGCTTTGAATAAACAAGAGTTTCCATTTAATACATTCACTCATATTTTATGCTTATATTTCACTATATATTATTTAAAAGATAAACGTGTATTCTTTGACAATTGTATGGATTGGTTAATGCCTGGAGGCTATTTAACGGTTCACTTGGTTGATAGGAAAAAATTTGATCCAATATTACCACCAGGCAACCCATTATATATTGTTTCGCCTCAAAAGTATGCAAAAGAAAGAATAACTAAAACAAAAATAAATTTTAATAAATTTGTTTATAATTCTAATTTTAGCCTGGATGAAGATAATAATATTGCTAAATTTGAAGAAAAATTTAAATTTGATGATGGAAAAGTGCGTAAACAAGAACAAATATTGTATATGGAAACCGTTGACGATATTTTAAACATAGCTCAAGAATGTGGATTTATTTTACACGGAAAAGTTGATTTAGTTAAGTGTGCTTATGAACACCAATATTTATATATATTTCTTAAACCCTCATAAAATGTAATAGTATTGTAAAACTATCTAAAAATATTATATTATATAAGACAATTACAATGAAGGAAATTACAGCTGATGTATTTATTGAGATATCAAAAAATTCACACATAAAATACGAATATGAAAAGAATCAAAATATTCTTGTTTGCGATCGTATATTACACACGCCTTTTAAATATCAATTTAATTATGGTTTCATACCTAGTACAATAAGTTTAGACAATGACCCCGTTGATGTTGTTGTAGTTATGGATGATGAACTTTTAGCGGGGTCAATAATAAAATGTAAATTTATTGGTGTTTTAGAAACAAAAGATGATGAAGGAATAGACCCAAAACTAATTATGTGTCCTTGTGCAAAAGTAGATCCAACTTATTTAAATATAAATGATTTAACCGATTTGCCTGAAATGACATTAAAAAAGATTGAATATTTTTTTGCCCACTATAAAGATTTGGAAAATAAAAAAGTTGAAATAAGAGACTTTAAGTCAAGAGATTCTGCTATTGAAATATATAAAGAAAGTTTGGAAAGACATAACAATGCAGTTAAACAAAATGAAGACGCATTAATTTATAAAAAAAAGGCAAATGTAATAACAAATTATTTTCCCTTTATTGTTAACAATAAAATATATCATTGAGTTTTATATTTAATTTTTAAAAGTTATCTAATAATATGATTGAATACATATCATACATATTATTTTTTATTACAATTATTATTTTAATTAGTTATATTTATATTCGTATTAAATATGGTTTTTGGGTAGTTCAACCAGTATTTCACGTTTACGATATAGGTTATATGCTTTATCCTCCAGGAATAATTAATCACAAATTACCTAAAAAAAATAAATACACTAATTTTAAAAACATTAATACTATTATTTACACCGACCTTTCTGAGATTAAAATTAATCAATTAATTAATTTTATAAAAATCAATTACTTACAAAACAAAAATAATGTTTTTAATCCTTCAAAAGACAATATTAACCCATATTTTAGTGGACACAGTGCAAAATCATTTGTAACTTTTTATAATGAAGAAAATACTCTAATTGACTTAAAAAAAAGCACTACAATACAAGACACGAAAATAATTGGTATTATAACATCTAGACCAATTCATATAACGATTAATAATGGAGATAAAGATGCAGTTTTTGATGCGTATTATATTGATTACTTATGTGTAGATAAATCTTTTAGAAAAAAAGGTATTGCTCCACAAATCATTCAGACTCATCATTATAATCAAAGTCATTTAAATACAAATATATGTGTAAGCCTATTTAAGAGAGAAGATGAACTTACAGGAATTGTACCATTATGTGTTTATTCAACCTATGGGTTTTCAGTTGATAAATGGACAAAGCCCATTGAGTTATCTGCAGAATATAAATTACTTGAAATTAATCCACAAAATTTTCATTATCTGTACAACTTTATAAAAAGCACTACTGCAAACTTTGACATTGTGATTAATACAGAACTAACAAATATTATTGAACTTATTAAGACCAAGAATATTTTTGTATATGTTATTATTGTTAAAGATGAAATAATATGTGCTTATTTTTATAGAAAATCGTGTACATACATTGAAACAAATATGGAAGTTCTTAGCTGTTTTGCATCTATAAATAATTGTGATAATAATGATATTTTTATTCAAGGATTTAAAATAAGTTTTTGGAAAATAGCAGAAGAAAATTATTTTGGCTTTGCAGCTATAGAAAATATATCACACAATTACATTATAATAAATAATTTAATTATTAAAACAACACCACTTATAATAAGCCCAACAGCTTATTTTTTTTACAATTTTGCATATAATACATTCAAACCAGAAAAAGTATTGATTATAAATTAAATAGCTTTGTTTATTGGTATGTTTTATAAATTATGGTTTATACGTTTTATATGGTTTATTTATCAGAACATTCTTCGCATAACTTACCAAGTTCAATATACCTTTTTTTCTGCTCTGCATCCAATAATTTATGTTTTCTTAAAAGTTTATTAGTTACATTTACATTATTTATACTTTGTTTTACACTTTGTGAGGTTACGAATACTTCTCCTCCAAATTCCATTAGAAAAATTTGGTTCCTTTTATTATAAAACAAAATAGGATTATCGTCTTCATCCACATCAATTATACCACACGTGCAATATTCAACATGTTCTATTTCATCATTCTTTCTACATTTTGGATCAATATCGTCTACGTCATTAATATAATCTGTGAAAAACTCGTGCGCTTGTTCTTTATCGTCAAACATAAAGAGTTTTGGTGGATTTATAACAATAGATGTAAAACGCAATTTTTTAACTTCATCTTCAAACGATTTATAATCATAACATCCTTCGTGTTTATTATGAACTACAACATATTTTACCATTATCTGAATGCTACATACTTATAATAATATTAGTTTAAGTCATTTTTAAAAATTTATATTTATTTTAATATACATAAAGGTAATAAAATATTTATAATTATTCTAGCGTACATATTTTCCTACTCTAGCAAAAGAATCTACTACAAAAATAATGAATATTCCTAAAAATGAATATAATACTACTTCTTCGGTTACATTATTTGTTTTTTCATCTTGTTGATCCTCTAACAAATTAATCATATAATTTAATTTTTGTAACAAAATATCTTGTGAAGGAGACTCTGTAGAATTATTGTAGTTAACATTGTAATATGGTTTATTATTCGCACTTGTATTTGGGTTAGTTTTATATCCAGGTAATATTTTTTTATAGTATTGCTCATTAGTGTTGTGGTCACCATAATTTGTAGTAAAATTATTCAAGTCTAAATCAGTATTACTATCATAATTTGGTTGCGGCGCTCTACCCAATGTTCTAAACATAATTTGATTGTTATTATTAGTCATATTTGACATATGTTCTGTAGTATCATTCGTTCTAGTAACACCTGAGGATTGAGGCATTGGCGGCGGATTAAAATCTCCTAGATGATTGTGGTCATCAGAATCATCTGGTTTTAAATTATTATGTATATTTTCTAAAACAGAATTTACTTTATCTGTATCAAAGTTTTCTTTAGGGATCCTTTTTTGAGTTTTATTATGTGTTTGTTTTTTTTTATTTATAAAATTATTATCTGCTTCATCATTATTATTTGAATTATCATTAAATGGAGCTGCATACATTGCTAAAGACATTCTTAATAAAAAATAAGATAATAATTTGTTAAACAGACTGAATTTGTTAAATTAAAATGCTTTTTAAAACATAGTTAAATTATTTTTTATAAATAAATTATATAAGAATATTTATATAATGAACTTTAAGTTAGTTAGTAAAACCAATATGGGCGTAGTAACTATGTTATTATTAGTTATTTTATTGAGCCAATCGCGTTTTTTTAATTTTTTAGTAGATACCCCTTTAGGGAGAGCTTTGCTAATTTCTTTACTATTAGTTATTAGTTATACTAACAAAATTTTAGGAGTTGTAACTGTTTTAATTATTATTATTATGTTTAATAATAGTGATATTGGTTATCTAGAAGGATTTACAGATACTTCAAATACAGATAAAAAACCTAGTGATAATAAACTACCAATAGTTAGTTCTAAAGTTAATTCAAACGAATCTTTAGATACTACAACGAAACCTGCGTTAAATAAATTAACTACTACATCCCCTTCTACAAAAAAACTTGTAGAAAAACCTGAAACAAATAAACCTGTAGAAGGGTTTGATATTATTGGAAAAGAACGAAATATACAAAAGGGAAAACAATCCAATTCTATTCCGGTAACTGATTTTATGAGGGAATCTACCTCAGTATCTCCTTATGAAGGTGGATCATTTTCAGAAGAATTCTCTCTATATTAATTATTGCAATATTTTGTATAATATTTTTTAAACTATTAGTATACAATGGAATATTTATATTATTACATTTTTCTTATTATAGTTATAATTAGTATTTCTTATATAGGTACAATCAATCATACGTCACAAAAAGAGACCTTTACTCCTTTTATACGTGAAAAATATAGACCATACGTAAGAAATGCGCGTATTTATACAGAGGGCTTTTATAATAAACATAAAAATAATGTAACAAATCTGTTTAAAAGATTTGGAATAATGTAATTTTTATAAAAATTTATAATAATATATTATTTTAGTATAATGACAAAAAATAATATCATCCAAACAGGAGGAGAAACAAGTATATTTACACCTATTATAAATGCAATTAGCTATATGAACAGTCACGTAATGTATTTAAATAACAGCAAGTTTTTTGCAGGAGTTATTATGATTTTACTCAACGTTGGATCTAAATTTATTAGTATACAATTTAGCAAATCAACTGAAGAGTATATGAAATATACCGTAAGTAAACAATTACTGGTATTTTCTATGGCTTGGATGGGTACTCGTGATATTTATACTGCTCTAGGTCTAACTGCTGTATTTACTATTTTATCCGAACATTTATTTAATGAGGATAGTAATTTATGCATTGTACCACATAATTATAGAGTGTTGAAGAATTTAATGGATACGAATGATAATGGTGTTGTTAGTGAAACAGAATTAGCATCGGCTATTGCTGTATTAGAAAAGGCGAAAAGGGAAAAACAACATTTACTGCAAAAACAAGCGTTTGCTAAATTTGACTTTGAAAAATACAATTATGATAAATAATTTTTATATTTGTTATCATTAACAATTATAAAAACTTAAAGATAAATTAAATAGTTACTTAATTGAAATGTCGTTTTATAATTTTCTCTTGTACATATTTCTAATCTTTGTATCTATATTAGCATTTTATTTATTAATTATTTCTCTATTTTTACGTAAATTTTATGGTAAATAATTCAAATATAAGTATTGATATTATTAACCTTTTCTATTTCTAGTTCTATTAAAATTATTCGGACGTCTTTTACTAGTTTTATATTTGTCATTATTTATATTTCGGTTATTAGAATTAATCGGTTCTTGATTGTAAACTGGTTTTATGATATATTTTTGACCTGTCAACTCACTATATGCTTTTCTTACAGAGTTCCATTTTCTAGTACATTTTAAATTACTCATTTGTCCTGGAGTTAAGCTTTTACCTGGTTGTAACTCCATATCAATAGTTATGTAATAACAAATATTTGGTCCACCTGATTTGTGTTCGCTTTTAATCATTCTATTTTCTACATAAGGGGTATAACCACGATTATTATAATAATATGGATTATTATAATAACCACGATTATAATATGGGGGGTATTCTCCAGCTGTTTGTAATGCATTTGTAGTAAATTTATTTTTACTATTTGGAAAATATTTTATAAACTCAGTAAGATAGTTTTTATATAATGGATCGTTAAGATTTTTATAAATATTGTTAAACGAAATATTTATAGTATTAAATATTTGTGATAACAAAACAATTTTGTTTTTACTATCATCATCTAAATTAATATAATATGAAGCGAAAATTAAAAATATTATGTAAAATGGCGGAATTATATTAGAATTTTTATTAAAAATAGAGATTTTGTCTTTAATGAGTTTGTTACTTATAGAAGGTTGTTTGCTTATTTTTTTATAAATGTTGGTAAATGTTATTAATTCGTAATGACTATTTTTATACAACAAAAATACATATCTATTCCAATTTGCACAATCATCCATTAAATTCATAAATGGTATCCTCATTTGCCCATTTTGATATTCTATTGGAATGACATTTAGATTCAATTTTTCACAAACAGCTTTAAACGCTACTTCATTTGCCCAGTAATAAGAACTATTCATATATTTTGATATTTGAGATTTACTTACAACAGTATATGGTTTATAATAATTATCTATGATAACAGGTATTTTATCTGTTTTGGTTATTAAAAAATTGTCAGAAGATAAATACAAATCATTTACTATATTTATATAAACATCTTCTCCGATATCGCCAGTTTGACCATTTTCTGACATTGTTTTCTCTATTGTTTTTATATGTTTCTTAAAAAGGTCATTTAATTGATCAGCATTTATTTCAGCAACTTCTAAATAATGATCTATATCTTTAAGATTCAAGAAATAATCCGTTACAATTGATCTTAAATAATTTTTTGTAAATAGGTTATTACCATTTCCATAAATTCCATTAGTTATTCTATTTTTTTTATTATTTTGATTTTTATAATTATGGTAATTTATAGCATCTGCTATAGCTATAAAAAAACAATCACCTTCACCTGTATTATTTACAATGGATAACCCATTTATAGTTTCAGTGTAAGCCGACTCACTTATATTATTAGAGTATAATTTCACATTTATAGAAGTAGTATTTAAATATACACTCGTTATCATTCGTTGCTCGGATGGTGTAAAGTTTTTAAATAATAAATTGATAAAATTATAATATTTTGGGTTTTTAAAATAAGCCCTTATATTCTTTGTAGATGTAATATTAGATGTTAGTATTGTTTCTGGTATAGGTTCATTTACTTCATTCGTTAAATCCTCAAATTTTGAGCTATTATTTGTTATTGTTAATGTAGGTTGTTTTGTAATTTGCGGTGTAGGATTAATTATTCCTTTAGTTTCTACATTCGGTTGAGGTTGTGAAATATTACTTGTATGCGAGTTATTTTCTATAGACAATGTATGTTGCTTTTGTAAATTAGCTATAGCTATAGGTATAGGGGTAGACGTTGATTGTTGTACCTGTTGATTACTAGGTGGATTAAGTATTTGCTGATCTTGTAAAGAAGAATTGCTTGCTACTGGCTTTGTAATTCCAGTTGCTAACCCTAACCCTAACCCTTTATCTAATGATGATGTCTTATTTAAAATAACATTATCTTTTGGACCATCATAATTAGGACCATATAATATATTTTCTGATAAACTACCTAATTCTTTTTCTCCACTAATTATTTCATCTTTTACAACAGCTGAATACAAGTACGGGTCTGTTATTTTACTACTATCATATTCTTCTTTTTTCTTTTTTGTATCAATCTTCCAATCTCCTTTTGTCCATTGAACATCTGCGATTACATAAGGTTTCTTATTTATATAAATTACACTGTTTTCAGGTAAAATGGTATTCAATGTAACTTTTATGTTATTATCTACTATACCTTCTTTTGTAGCTACATCTAATGTTTTTTTTGGTTGTGATCCGTGAAAATTTATTAAAGAATCAAACAATCCTTTGTTAAAAAATTCCTTGATTCTCATATTTTCAGGAATTTTCTCTATTGTAGATTCTTTTAATTTTATTAAAGGGTTAAACATAACTACATTATCATCTTTACTTATATCTGGAATACTCATACTAGGTTTATAAGTAATTTTTTGAAAACCGGGTATGCTTGTATTAATAGTTATTTTTAATTCATTTGGAATAGTAGTCATACTTATAATATAACTTTAAAATAAAATTAGTTTAAACCGTGTAAATACAAATACTAAATATGTAAGGATATTTATACACTAGTTAAAATTACTTGTGTTGCTTGATCTATATTTTCCATAATATTTTCTAATGATTTTACAGTAGTTGATGCTAATGTATCTTTCATTAAAAATGAAATAATATCTAAAACTAATTTTATTTTTTCGTCACTCCATTGTCCATATAATGCATTAGTTATATCTACGGAATACAAGTTTGTCATACCGTCTTTGTAAAATATATTATCATTAAATTTTTGCTCTACATAGTTTGTAATAATAGCTAAATAATAATTCAAGCATAGTGTAATAATAGAACAATTCTTGTAAGTTTCCATTAATTTTTTTAGACCATTTTGCGCACATAAAAACAAATTCTTAATTCTAGGAGTTTTTTGAATAAAATCCTTAGATAAAAAATGCTGACAAGCTAATTGTATTGGATTGTACATATACTGTAAATCACTTCTGTTTGAATTAAAAAATATTCTACATACTGCTTGAAACACACCGGGTTCTTGGAAATATATTACATTGTTTTGTATTAATAATTTTGTTCCAATTGGTTTATTTCCTATAATCGCTAGTTTAATTATTACTGATAATGGATCTAATAAAAAATTTTTAATGTTTAACATTTTATTATCTTCTGGTAAATTAGTAATATTCATAATGATAATACTATAAAAAATATTTATATTATTATCTAGATTGTTTATTTGGTTTTACTATTTAGTATTTGTAGGATTATTCGTAAACTCTTCCACTAATTCACTTGGTATATTATCAAAATCAACTAGTTTTTTATTTAATTCAAATTGTTTATAATATTCTTCATTATTCGCCATTTTCTTTTTAAAGAATTCAGGATCCTTAATACATTTTTCTGCAGTTTTTGGACCACATTTTGGAAAAATAGCAGGTATATTATCACTTGAGTCGCCCATTATAATTTTAATTAATAAATCATCTTTTGCATTTCCAGTAGAACTTTTATTTTCACCTATATTTTTAAAAGCAAGATTGTATAAATGGACATTTTCTGATTTTAATTGTAAATAATCTCTGTCGCTTGTTATAATATAAATGTTGCACTTTGGGTATTTATTAACTAAATGCTTAACAGATATAGCAATACAATCGTCAGCTTCTAATTTAGAATGATTTAAAATTGCCTTTGCTCCACCTTTTACAAATAAGTTTTCTTCGTACGCCATTTTAAAGAATGGACCTCCCAAAAAACCATCATTGTTTACTCTAGTTCCCTTGTATTGTGAGAATAACTCCATTCTCCATATATTTTCTCTCTTACAATCTTTACCTACAATTATTATAGGGGTTATATCTTTATTTATATTTAGTTTTTTGGGTAATTGTTTTATATTTTCTACAAATGTTTTTTTAAATTTATCAACAAATGTTTGGTTTATTAATGGGTCTACTAATTTCTCCTCTGGATATGCATTTTTCCACCAATTATGTAAAGCATAATATCTATAAAAACAATAGTAGCTACCATCAATAAATATAAAAGTAGGATTCATTTCAAAATTATCAAATACTGCTAACATAATAATATGTTATGTAAAGTATTTAACTGTTTTCAATTTTATATTTATAATACATTTGATGTAGGCTGGAATAATAAAAAAAGTTTCAATACTGTTATAGTTTTTAACAATTCATCATCGTGAATTAAATATAAAAATGTCGGTATAGGTATTGCATTATCAGTATTATTAACATAAGTATTAGGGTTATCATCTATAATAATTGTATTAGAGCTATTATATTCAGGATAAATATTATAAATAAATGTTAATGGTTTAATAATTGTAGAGTTGTATGTTCGTGTTTTTATAAAATGAAATGATTTATTTTTTGGAATATAATGTTTTAATACTTTTTCGTAAACCTTTTTATACCAATCTTCATCTGCATTTGTCCATATACTAACACGATTAAAATTATCAAATACAAAAGTCAAAAAATCACTCAAATATGGTCGTGGGATTATTATAATGTCACATTTTCTTGTACAATAATAATGATCTATTAAAGTTCCATCCATATCTAAGATTAAATTCATAATAAAATATGTATATTATATGTTTAGTTATTTTTATAAAAAATTGAATTAAAATTCTTAAATAAGTATTATAATAATATAGAAGAAACATGGAAGAACAAACTATTACTACACGAGTTAAAAAATATAAGAATAAAAATAAGATTTTATTAATTATTGAGGATGACGAAGCACATAATGAATCTAATAATATTACAGATGAAGATGTATTCTGGGAAAAATATAATGAAAAAAACAAACCTACTCAAATAGATAGATATAATATTCATAACTCTCCAGAAAGTATCAAAAAATTTATACGAATTGGTGGAGGTAATAGAATGGGAACTACTCTTGAAGATTTTGCAAGATCTAAGTTTTCAATATTAGAAAAAAGAAGCAAAGGTAAAAATGAAACCGGGTATGATCATAAAATACATTTAGCTTCAAGAGAAACAATATATGTAGAACAAAAATCATCTGGACACTGGAGCGACGATGATTTTAAATGGCAACACGTAGAAATAAAACATAAATGGAATATATTATTGCTATGTGGTATTGGTTATGAAGAGGTGAAGTTTTGGTTAATGAATAGAAATACATTTGTTAAATTAATTGAAGACAAAAAAATAACAAACCAAGGGAATAAATCTAACGAGAGTTCTGAGGGTATGTGGTTCAATTATTCAGATGTAAAGGATTCTTTAACCCGAGTAAGAAATAATTCAGAAATAATTCAATTTATTACAAATACTTTTACATAAGATTATTCTTCATATGTAAATAATCTTTCTTCTGCTATTTTAATATAATCACTATTTATTTCAAATCCAATAAAATTAATATTATTTTTTTTTGCCGAAACACATTCTGACCCCGAACCGACAAACGGAACAACCAATAAGGTTTGTGCGTTTTTATTTATTGATGCTTTTATTAATATATCACACAAATTTAGTGGTTTTTGTGTTGGATGATCAACTCGCTCTTTTTTACCAGCACCACCTGCTAAAGCAGGAACCTTGATTACATCTCGTGGTAAAGCACCTCCCTCGTGAGCTGTATATGTAGTTTCTTTATCACCATTGCTAAATCTGCCAATTGTTGGTTTGCGTGGTTTACCTGCTGCATTTTTTAAAAATGATTCTGTATACGGTTCTCGTACATCATCTCTATTAAATATAGGCTTATTTTTATAACAACATAAGATGCTTTCGTGAGTTCTCTGCCAAAAATTAAGTGATGGCGTTACTTTATTTGTATAATGCCATATTAACCATCTAACATTACAATAAATACGTGTTCTTATAAAAGAAAGAATTTCACTAAATCCATAAATATAGAGTGTTCCCTCTGGTTTTAATATCCTTAAACATTCAGAAATCCAAATATCGCACCATAATAAGTAATCGTCCATTTTTTGTTTGTCACTATCATTACCAAAATCTTTTCCAATATTATATGGTGGGTCACAAATTATAATATCAACACTTTCACTTTTAATTTTTTTCATACCTAAAACACAGTCTTCATTATATATTTTATTAATATCTACTCCAATTTCTGAATTTATACCTTGAGGTTGTTCATCATCTTCTATAATTAATATAGGTTTTGGTTTTTTAGTTATTACTTTCTTATTATTCATATATTCTGTTTGATTAACTATTTCATCACTAGTTATAATCAATTTTTTATTTATATCATTTATTTTTTCTTCAATGGCATTATCAATTAGATATTTATTTTTATCTATTTGTGTTTCACAAGACCTCTTACGTTTATTATGTTGATCATACTGAGATTTTTTACTGAATAATTTACTGCATTTATCACAAGTATATGTAGACATTTTACTTATATAATATGAAATATTTATGTAGTTAATTAAAATTAACTAAATAAGACATATTATAATATATAAAAAGTAACTTAAAGAAACCAACGAATTATTTTTCCCAAAAGTTTTTTCAGAAATTCATTTTTGGACATTTTTGGAATGTCCAAAAATCAAAAAGGGAGATTCAGTCCTTGAAAAACGTAGTTTTACTGCATAATTGAAAATTAACGTGCGGTCACAAAAAATATAATTTTCAATTTGTTACGATAATTTTTTGTAATATTAATTAATAACTATTTAGGAACTTTTTATATAAGTATTTTATACTTACAAATGACTGACAAAAAAAGTACAAAAAGTTCCGAAATATTTAATTGTAAAAGTTGCGCCTATGTTACGTGTAGAAAAAGTCAATATGAAAGACATCTGATGACACCTAAACATCAAAAACTCATTGAAATACTGACAAATACTGACGCGGAACCTTCCAAAAAATTTATATGTGAATGTGGAAATATTTATAAACATAGACAAAGCTTGTTTACTCATAAAAAAAAATGTAATAATGATAAAATAAATGTAGAAGATGTAACAGATAAAGAACTTATAATGATTCTTATAAAAGAAAATTCTGAATTAAAAAATATGGTATTAGAAGTAGTTGAAAAAATACAACCATTAAATAATATTGTGAATTCACAAAATGTAAATAGTAATAATAAAACTTTCAACTTGAATGTATTTTTAAATGAACAATGCAAAGATGCTATGAATATAACAGATTTTGTTGATTCTGTTAAGCTTCAACTGTCAGATTTGGAAAATGTTGGTAAATTAGGGTTTGTTGAAGGTATATCAAATATAATAGTTAAAAACTTAAAAGCGTTAGATATTCACAAGAGACCTGTTCACTGTAGTGATTCTAAGAGAGAAGTTATGTATGTAAAAGACGAGAATAAATGGGAAAAGGAAAATGAAGAAAAAAACCATTTGAGAAAAGCAATAAAACACATAGTTCATAAGAATACAAAAATGCTTCCGGAATTTAAAGCACAACATCCTGATTGTGGGAAAAGCGAGTCAATATATTCAGATCATTATAATAAACTTGTTATAGAAGCAATGGGTGGAAGAGGTGATAATGATTCTGAAAAAGAAGATAAAATTATAAGGAATATAGCAAAAGAAGTTATTATAGAGAAATAATATATTTTATTAAATAACTTAAAGAAACCGACGAATTATTTTTCCCAAAAGTTTTTTCAGAAATTCATTTTTGGACATTTTTGGAATGTCCAAAAACCAAAAAGGGAGTTTCAGTCCTTGAAAAACGTAGTTTTACTGCATAATTGAAAATTAGCGTGTGGTCGCAAAAAAAATAATTCCCAATTTGTTATGATAATTTTTTATATTTTACATTACTAAACATTTAGGCATTTTTTTATTAGGTTATATTAGTATTTAATGCCTAACGAAAAAATGCCTAATTCAATGCAGATTTTTGAATGTAATATATGTCACTTCAAATGCTGCAAACTTAGTAATTATAAAACACATTTGATGACACTGAAACATAAAAACCTAACAAATCCTAATGAAAAAAATGCCGAAAATAAACTAATGTGCGAATGTGGTAAAATATATAAACATATGTCAACTCTATGTGCTCATAAAAAAATATGCAAATTACAAGTATGTGACACAATAATGTTATCTGATAAAGATACAATGAATACTCTTATAGATAAAAATAAAAAACTTTCAAAAGAGACATTAGATTTAAAACAATTAATTTTGGATCAAAATAAAGAATTCAAGGAAATTATACTAGAGATTTGCAAACAAATTCAACCTGTTCAAAATATAAATAATAATATAAACAATATCAATAATAAAACATTCAACCTAAATGTGTTTTTAAATGAACATTGTAAAGACGCAATGAATATTACAGACTTTGTTGATTCTGTTAAATTACAACTATCTGACCTAGAAAGTGTTGGTAAATTAGGGTTTGTTGAAGGTATATCAAATATAATAGTTAAAAACTTAAAAGCATTAGATATTCACAAGAGACCTGTTCACTGTAGTGATTCCAAGAGAGAGGTAATGTATGTAAAAGATGAGAATAAATGGGAAAAAGAAAACGATGAAAAAAAACATTTGAGAAAAGCAATAAAGCACATTGCGCATAAAAATTCAAAAATGCTTCCGGAATTTAAAGCACAACATCCTGATTGTGGGAAAAGTGAATCTCTATATTCAGATCATTATAATAAGCTTGTTATAGAAGCAATGGGTGGAAGAGGTGATAATGATTCTGAAAAAGAGGATAAAATTATAAGGAATATAGCAAAAGAAGTTATTATAGAGAAATAATATTACAAATAATAATTTTAGAACGCAGACTTTAATTCGTGACATCTTTTATGTAATATTTGTAAATTGCTTGGTATTGTTGGACCTCCTGCAGTCCAAGGCATAATATGATCTCCTTCGTAATCATCACAATCCTTGATTATTAAATTACATTCTGGACACATATTTTTTTGTTCACATAGTTTTTCTAGAATTGTTTTTTTATCATATGTTCTTTTTATTCCGTCTGTATTAAGTTCATTTTCAATAATTCCATCAATTTTTTCAATAAGTTTCTTTTGGAATATTGCATTTCTAGAATTACAATTTAAGTTTGATTGTATTTCATCTACAAGAATTTCTTTTCTAAAATTTTCAATTATATTATCTGATATTCTATTAAATAAGGGATATCCTTTAATTAAATAACAACATCTAGAAACAATAAATTTGTATGGTAAGAAAAATTTTTTAAAGGTTTTTGTATCTCTTGAAAATAGATTTCTTTGGTAAAAAATGCTTATAATTTTTGACATATAGAGTAATTTATTTTCTAGATTTTCACCATTATTTTTAATGTAACTGATTACCTCCTCTGATGTTTCTCCAAATGAGTTTTTAATCCACTCCTCTTTTAAACTATTAATTGAAGACCAACAATTTGGTAATTGAAATGATAACACAATCATTTCTATTAACTCAGTATCAATGTTTCCACGAGCATCTTTAATTTTTGAAAAAAAATTGCTTTTTATAAATAATTCTTTATGTTTGCTAATAATATCATAAAATGGATTTAATATTACTTTGTTAAACTCATAATCATTTAATGTTTTACTCGAACGGTTTAAAATTTCATACATATCTTTTAATTTATTTAAGTCTTTTCTATATGATGAATCTAATTTATTAAAGATAAAGTTATAATTTCTAATTTTAGCTTTATCATCTGAGTCAAGGTCATTGAATGTTTTTTTATTATATTTCTCTGGATCTAAGCTCAATAAATAATTCTTATTAGTGCTAAATTCATTATTTAAAAATGATAATGCTGTTGTAATTCTATGCATACCATCTAATATCTCTTCTGAATCATTATCTTCATTCAATACAGTCCAAATAGGGTTAGTTGCTCTATTAAGAATAATAGATTCAATAAACCTTGTTCTTAGTTTATCATCCCACGCTTCATAACATCTTTGAAATTCTGGAGATTTATTAAGATAAATCTGATTAGTGGCCAAAGCATTTTCTTTGTTTGTTCTTAAGTTAATTATAGACAGTGATATATATTCCATTAGATCTAAATATTATATAAATAGATCTAAACTATTTAAATGGTTTTATAATATATATTTTCTACATTTTTGCGGTTTACCTAATTATAAAATTAAATTAACACGGTCAGAATATAATTGTAATAAACAAACGTATCATACTATAAATGATATTTATAGCAAACATATTATGAAAATGTATGGAGAATATTATATATGTCAACAAATAAATGCCGATTTGAAAGGAAAAAATATTATTTTGTTGGATGAATTAGTATCATCTGGAAGAATAATGAATGAAACTATAAATTATCTTGTAAATAAAAAACGCGTAAATTATATATATCCTGATTGTCTTTCTTTATCAAAAAAAAGTTTGCAATGACTTTTTATAGTTGATTATAAACTCCTTCACATATAATGGTGTGGTCTTGGGATATGACAATTATCCTATTTTACATTTACATTTAGATGTTATTTTCACGTAAAATAAGAATAAATAATTTATTTGTATAATATATGAAAACCCTTATTATTCAAACGTCCCCTCTTAATACAGCAAGTACATTTTTAATAAATGCAATATACGGTATCATACCAGAATTATTTGATAAACGAATTATTGGAGGATGGGAGGAGGATTTATATAATATATTTGATAATAATTTTGAAAATATTATTGTTTTTAAAAGTCATCACTTAAATATAGACGAATTAATAGATATTTATAAAGATTCATATAATTTATTTTTTGTTTGTTCAGAAAGAAAAGATAAAAATTATATAATAGATGAAAAATATAAAAAATACAAAAATGTTATAGTATTTGAGTTTAACGAATTAAATGAAACAGAAAATAATACATTATTGCAAATTGTAGATAATATATATTATAAAATTAAAAATTTAATACCTTATTTAGAATTAGATAAACAAAAGTGTATTACTAGAATTGAGTTGATGAATCAAAAGTATAATGAAATTAAAAGTCTGCCATTTTCTTATGTAGATGATTTTTTTCAATTACACGGATCACATCGTAACAGAGATAACCTAAATTAATAAATAAGTTATGCAAAACATACAAAATAGTAAAATAAAATTTTATAATATTTTTATTATATACTCATTGTAAATGCGAAATATAAAAATTCCTATTCGTTATTTACCAAAAAATTTATCAAAAAAAGATAAACAAAAACAAATTAAAATGTTGATGAAATCTAAAAGATTTTATAAAAAAGATAAATATTACACTAGAAAAAAAGTGTCCTCTTATAAGAGTAAACCTTCAAAACATATAGTAAACGCTCGTAAAATATATAATGTAGAAAAAATAACACCAAATAAAGAATTATCACTTGCTACAGGTTGTTCTATATCATCATTGCAACAAATTGTTAAAAAAGGAGAAGGCGCATATTATTCATCTGGATCAAGACCAAATCAAACACCTCAATCTTGGGGGTTTGCGAGACTTGCTAGTTCAATAACTGGCGGAAAATCTTCGGCAATTGATTATAATATATTAGAAAAAGGCTGTAATCACGGGAAAAAAGCATTTATTTTAGCAACAAAATCAAGAAAAAAGTATAAATACGGACATTCGCAAACAAAAAAAGTACAAATATAAATGTAAACGACACTAACAAGTTAAAACTAAATATCTATTAGATTCGTATGAAATAATTCATTTATTACTGTATCCGCCAATTCCATAAAATTGTCTTTGCATAATGTTAGAGTAATTCCGTGAGCCATAGCAAGTACTAATTGAGTTTTTACAAAGTTGTCACTAAGTTTAATTCCGAGATTTGATATTTCAGGTTTCATAACATAATCTTTAAAGCTTGATAAAAACTTGTAAATTTGTATTTGATTTGCTTTTTTTGATACGTGAATTGTATCATTTAGTATTACTGATAACATATTTACAATATTTTCATAATCTTCTTTTTGTAATTTACTTAATATACCAGATGGTTTAATAATAACAGAATCTAATAGTTTAATAGCAGCTTCCTTAACGGGTATTGTGAACATTTCTGTTAATAATTCAAAAAGTGAAACCTTATATTCGTTATCCAATTCATAAATAATTCCAAAATCTAATACACCAATTTTATATTTATATTTTTCATCATTTTCATCTTTAATGAATAATATATTTCCACTATGTAAATCACCGTGAGTTACTCCGTGAACAATCGTTGAAACGAACCCAAATTTTAGTACTTGTTTCGCAAAACCGTAATAGTCAGTTTCTTCTATTTGATGTATTTTTAACCCATTTATGTATTCCATCATAATAAAATTTGGGTATTCTTTTGTTACTTCTGTATAAACATCTGGTATTTTAACATATTTAATATTTTTACAATTTTTCTTTATTTTAATCATATTATCTACTTCTTCTTTAAAGTTTGTTTGCTTTAAAATAATGTCAATGTTCTTATTAACTAATTCAGAAATATTATATTTATCAAACAGTGTAAACCATTCTAAAATATTTATCAAAAATTGCAAATTATCTATTGCATCATTTAAATTATCTTCTATGTTATTTCGTTTCATTTTAATAATAATTGGTATCATACTGCTTTTATGAAGTAGTTGTCCTTTAAATACTAAAGATATCATACCTGAATTGATTGGTTTTTCATAGCCTCCTTCAAATATAATATTATATTTATTAGAAATCTCAATTAATTCATCTAATCTTATATCAGAATATGACCAAGGAGCATTATCCGTAAATTTTAATAATTTATTATTTATTTTATCATCTATTAAGTTATGATTTAAAGCAATTGCTTGAAAAATTTTAACATATAAAATATTAATCAATGAAAGTCTGTAAGTTAAATTATCAACAAAAAGTGTAAAATCTTTTTTAATTGTAAATAAAAATAATTCACTAAGAATTATAAAAAAAGAATTAAATACAAAAGTTATACGTTTAAATACTTTTATTATGTCAATGACTAATCTGTTAATTAATATGTTTATTAATTCATTAATTGCAATAATATGAAACATTTTATTTTAATACATTATAATCTAATATTCTCTATAAATTGTTTTACACGTTTAAATATTTTGTTAAGTATAACACCAACCAATTTTTCTGAAAAATTGGGTATAACCATTTCAGAGTCAAAATTTATATAAAATGCAAAATCTATCTTATAAGGTGTAATAATGTCACAAATATTAATCATATCTTTAATGTATAATAATTCAGCATCTTCAGGAATACTGGTTGGTTTTTCAGAATGAATTGTTTTACTTTTAAATATTACCTTATCCTTTTCACATAATTTTTCTATATGAAGATGAGAATATTTTTGCGAAAATCCTAGATCTTCAAAAAAATTCTTTATCAGTAGTGTACAAACAGCCTCGTTTTTATTAATTTGTTCAATATTCACTTTTTCATATATGTCACCATTTAAATCATATATAAGCTTAATTAAATTAAAATCCAAAATATTTGATAAAATTATATTTTTATTTTCCATAGAAAATGATAATTTATATTTATTTTTATCTATTCTAACAAATTTAAAACACTCTTTTTCAAATATGAATATTTCTTTTTCTTTTTCCATTTATTTTAAATAATAATTAAATTTAAAATAAATAACTAAAATATTGCTTTATACATTTTTAATGCTTTTTCTTTTTGTTCTTCATAGTTACATATAGGTTTATTATATTTAACCTCTTTATGTGATCCCCATTCTTTATACCAAGTATGAATTATTTTTGGTTCTAATTCTGCTAATTCAGGTACCCATTTTTTAATATATTCACAATCTGGGTCGTGTTCCTCTTGTTGAAGCCAAGGATTAAAAATTCTAAAAAAAGGCTGACTATCAGCTCCAGTAGATGCACACCACTGCCAGTTACCGTTGTTAGAAGCAGGATCATAATCGGTCAATTTTTCTGCAAATATTTTCTCTCCTTTTCTCCAATCTATTAGCAATGTCTTAATAAGAAAACTAGCTACTATTAATCTTGCACGATTATGACAATAACCAGTTGTATTTAATTGTCTCATTCCTGCATCTACTATTGGAAAACCAGTGGTACCATTTTTCCAAGCATTCATCCATTTTTCATTATGATGCCATTTAATTTTATTATAACTAGGTTTCATTGCATACCCTAAAACCTTTGGATTATTATACAATATTTGTCCATAAAAATCTCTCCAAAAAAGTTGACGAATAAAATCACGATTATGTCTAAATGATTTATAAATCTCTCTTATACTTAGACAACCAAATTTAATATATGCACTTAATAAACTAGTATTCTCAGATAAATGATTATGCGTTTTGTTGTAATGTTTTTGAGAAGTAATTGCTTTCCTTAAAACACGAATTGCTTCATCTCTTCCTCCACGTACTAAAATGTCAGAGTTTATTTTAGTAAATTTATTCATTGCTTTATCTAAACTGATCTCACTAGTTAAATGTGTTTGTGTTTTGTTGTTTTTAAAACTAGTTAAATGAAGATTTCTCATTTGTTTTGGCTGGTCTACTTTTGTTTTTAATGCAGCCTCGTAATATGGTGTAAATTTGACATATGGGTTACCACTACCACTAACAATTTGATCTGGTGTATGAAGATAATAATCATAATCGTACATAACATAAGTTTGCCTTTTTTCACATAAGTTAACTATTTTTGCATCGCGTTCTTTCGCATATGGGCTATAGTCTATATTATAACACACAATATCAATATTAAATTTACTAATACACTCATCAATAACTTTTTCATTATGGCCGTAAAATGTATACAAATGACCTCCAGCTGTCTTAATTTTTTTTTCTAGATCTTGAAGCGATTCAATCATAAACTGTACTGAATTGTCAGACTTATAGTCATTATTACTTCCAACTTGTTCTGGTGTAAATATAAAAATAGTATATATATTTTTACATTGTTCATTTAACAAATTAAGTCCATTGTTATCAACTATTCTAAAGTCTCTTCTAAATATGAATAACCCGTTTTCAAATTGTATTTTCATTATAATTGTAATTATAATAAAACAATAAAATAATATAATTTTGTAAATACATAATCTTAGACAAAATATGATTATTATCTTTGATTACGAATTTCTTTTTTAGTTATTTTTATAATTTGTCTTATATCTGTTAACTCACCTGTATCTACATAATTAAGCCAAATTTTTTCTGTTTTTCCAGTTATTTTATCTTGAATAATAGGTAAATATTTATTTTTAAATTTTTCTTTGATAAATAAACCATTCAAATAAATAATCATATGATTTCTTGGTGTTAAACATAGTTTTACCATTCTTCTATACAATTTTTCATATTCCCTTGAATTATAGTATCTATCTTTTTCTTCATCGTCACTATCATATACACCGTAATCCATCTCACCATAATATCCGCGTATTATAGGTAATTCACAATAGGATATCCCTTTTGTATGTTCTATTTCCAAATAAACTAAAACATAATAATCGCAGCCCATAATAAGTAATTCAAAATATATTTATATACTTTTACCAATTAGTTATATTTTTTATAGATGACCAAAATATATCCTCATTTTTTTTAGCTTTTTCAGTTTGTTGTGCATAATAATAAGCCAGAGCTGCACTTTCTTCATCTTTTTGTTTATTTTCCTTATATAATTGTCTCATAGCTTCTTCTTTATCAAGAGGTTTAACATTCGTTGACTCACGTTGCCTCTTATATTCGTCCACAGTGTTGAATTTTTGAATTTTGTTATAATCCTCATCCGTAACAGGTATTACAGATTCTACATAGGCTTGTCTTAAATCAGTGAACCCCATTCCTTCATTACTAAAAAGTGTTCCAGAAGTAAAATTGTTATTATTATCCATTAAAGAAGTTCCTGATGAAGAATGAGAGTACATTGTATTTACACCTGTATATTTTGTAAGAGATTGCACAATTTTTTTTCTTTTTTCTATTTCTGAAGCCATATTAGTTTGTGATACATTTTCCATAGAAATAATATCTTCATCAGATTTTAACCAGTCACCATAACCAATTACATTGGGATCTTCTAGTTTGTATTTTTCAAATTGGTTATTAAACCATTCATTGAAATTATTACTATCCTTTAATGCTTTGTTTTGATGAAACATTCTATCTAAAACCAAACGATTTGTATCTTTTTCATCTATAATTTTATTATTTTTATTATTTTTATTATTTATATTATCTCTATTATCTCTATTATTATTTGAATTATTATTTGAATTATTATTTGAATTATTATTTGAATTATTATTATAATAATCGCTGCTCTCATTCTCTTTTTTTACTGTCTTATTTTGAAATTCATAAATACCATATAATCTTTTATATGCTTTTGAAAAAAATAAGAAATATTTGGGTTCTAAATTAGATTTGTCTGGATGTGTTTTCAATACAATTTTTTTAGATTCTTTCATAATTTCTTCTGATAAACTTGAAGTTTTAATACCAAATAAATTAAATAAATCATTTTTTGAGTAATTTTCTATATTAAGATCAATCATATTATAAGACAGTTTGTCGTATTTTATAGCTTCATACTGTTTCTCATGACTGGAAATATTAAATGGATTTACATTTTCAAACGGATCTTCTTTATATTCATTTTCACTTTGTGAAATCCTTACTCCAGTTGATTTATTTTGACTTTTAAGTTTATTATAAAATGCTAATGGATCTTCTGCATTAGTATTTATACAATATTTATTAATATTGTTATTGTTATTAGTATTTGTATTATTAATAGTCTTATTATTACTAGTGTTATGTATTTTAATACCGCTTTTTTGACAAACACGCTGATTACTCATTTTGTTAAAGTTATATTATATTTTTATATATAAATTTTACTAATAATTATATAAAATATATTTATAATGTATTATGCCGCTAAGAGCCGACCTAGTTTTTTCATATTGGATTTTTATATGGTATTTGCTATATATATTTCATTTTACCATTTATAACCCAAAGTTTGCGATTATGTTAGGTTTAATAGATAACATAATAATGTTTTTAATGATGATATTATATGGAACTAGTATAAAAAATATAATTTTTTTTATTATTATTAATATTTTTATAAAGGTTATACCATACTATTATTTAATGGATAAACCTATTAAATATGTTGATATATATGTAACGGTAATTATATTTATAATATTTATTTTATGGTTGCATATAAATAAAGAAAGTTTAACAGGAAATATAAGAATAATTTATGATTCTCTATTGTATGATAAAAATACGACACCGATTATGAATATATTATCAAAACTAAAAAACAATTATAAACACTTAGAGATTGTATAAATTTTATAAGCATAATTATATAAGTAAAAATATAAATATAAATATAAAAATCAAATATAAAGAATAATGTCAGCTTTAACTGAAACCAGTTTACTATATTCTTTGTCAGAACCAAATAATAATAATAATAATAATAATAATAATAATAATAATTGGTTTAACAAAGTGTATTTGTGTTTAGAGAAAAAAGGAGATGCTAATTATGTAAATGGGTTTAATTGTTATAAATTTGATAATATTCATTCTGCAGAAAAACATTTAAAAAAAATAGAGACTTCAGAAAATAAAGATGCTAAAATAAGACAAGTTATTATACCTATATGTAAATGGATACCAAATATATTTCATATTTATTTTTTAAATTATAAATTAAAAAACTATTTTTGGAAAAATAACATAAGAATCATTAATTATATCTATACAAAACAGTAACAACCCTTAAATACCTAACAATCGCCATTTATTAATTTTTCCATTGTATTTAATTATATAACTACAATTAAATACAATTTATATATTTTAACTCTTTAATAATCTAAATTATATATCTAAACTAACTGTATTACTAGAGGATTTTTGTCTTCTTCTGCTTTTCTTAGGCATATTACCATCACCTTGTAAGTCTTTTAAATCACTAATACTAATGGTACTGCTGTCATTCATATTAGAATTTTGTTGTTGGGGTGATTCTTGTATATTAATAGTTTTAGTTTTTAACCCAGAGAGAATATCTGTAATATCACTGGGTCCTCTCATTTCAGGTCTAGATGATTTTCTTGTTGATTTTTCTTGTATATCAGTTCTTTCAAAATTCTCTCTAAGACTAATTCCATCATCTGTAAAATTACTTCTACTCATATTTAAATCAGGGCGATTTGCGTAATTGTTGTTACCAGGTCTTCCAAATGGTGGAGGTACTGAGTTAGGACCTTGTGTAGCTAATGGAGGTGGAGGTCCCATACCATTTGGAACCGACGGCTCGTGATTCATTAAGTTTGTCATAAAACCAGAAAACCCTGGGTTTGTTTGAGCCATTGAGTTGACTGCAGCATTTTGAAAAGAACGCATCAAGTCAGGGTTTTGTCTTAAAATATCATCCATACCAGGCATCGCACTTTTAAACATAGTATTTGTCATATGAACCATCATAGCACTTCCACCCAATTGAAACAATAATTTCAATTCAGGAGCCATTGAAGCACGAGATTTATATTTTTCATATAGTTCTCCAAAAATATCATCATAATCCGTAATATTTTCATTTATTTGTTCGCTCCATCCATCTAATTTAATATCAAATGGATCAAAACGATTGTTTAAAAACTCAATACCATTTATAACAGCCATCATCATATTTCCTTGAAATTTTACAGAGTTCAACCGTGATTTTTCCTCCATAATAGTTTCATATTCGCCTTGCATTTCTTGAAGAGGTGACTCCATATTGTATTTTTTAGAAAGCTCAACTCCTTTCTTTTCTAAAGCCTCAAGCTTTCTTAAATATTTAAATTTTTCTCTAAGTAATTCCTCCTTTGAAAGTTTAGGTTCACTAGAAAATCCTTTGTCTGGATTCATAGGGATATTATTGAACTTACCATAGCCATCCCACGTTTTTGTATCATTACCTGTTTCAGAAGTAAATTTACCTAAAGAAGGCTCGTTACCAAAATTCCCTGAGCTAGATGTTTCAAAAGAAACACTTGGTTTATTAAATAAATCTGATTTAGGTTTATAACTATTACTTTGATTATCATCTACAAGATCATTCAGTTCATTCTCTAAGTTATTAAGGTCTTCTAAATCAATATCACTATTAGGTCTATTGCTTTCTTTAATCTTATCATTCATTAAAAATTCTAACCCTCCTCCAAAATTTGTAGATTTCTTGGGTGTATTCCAATCTCCTCCAAAATCATCATTCATATCTAATTCAGAAATTTCAATAATATCAGACATTATTAATTAATTAGATCATTTAATTTTAAGTAATACGAATTGTAATATATATTTTTAAAAATCTCTTATATTTTGTAAAAATTTATTACATTTTACAAAATATATTATAACCCGTACTATTCTAAATTACTATAATTTTCTATCATTTATAAACCATATACCTTGTAAAAAAGAATCGGCTAAGTCATCTTTTTTGTTATGTTTATTAAAGTACTCTGTTTTATTGTTAAATCTTTCTTCTGTAGTAATTATTTCTAAACATTTTTCTATCCCCATTTTTTTCCTATCTCCATATGTTATTTTATTAACCGTATTATCACAACCATTATTAGATACCACCTTAAGCTTGTTTGAGGCAGACACAAATTCAATATTATCTGCTTTTATATTGCTCATAATGAAATATTGAACAATCATACCTTGTATTGTTTTCATACGACTTGCAATAGGACTTATTTGATTTTCAATAATAACATAATTTATAACATCTTCTTCAGAAAATAATAAATTGAATTTATCTTTTAAGTTTGATCCTATAGTTATTAAATCCACTTTAGATGCATTTACACTAGATATCTCTTGAAGAAAATTATTTTCTAAATCTTTATGTATTGATTCAATTAAGTGCGACTTTTTTGCATTTTGATCATATTTTATAGAATATTTTTCTGCAATTTCAATTAGTTTTTGATTTTTTTGTTTATTTATAAAACTGTACTTTAATTCAGAAGTTGGAATCTTATATGGTTGTTGTTTTGAATGTTTCAAACAAAAAAATTTACATTCTTTTTTAAATTTTGCGGGTTTATTACAAATTACATTTTTCTTTTTATCAATAAAAACACAATTAAATACTTCTGGTTGACAGATATTTACAATATCCCATTTTTTTATTTTAAAAGAATTGGTTTCTATATCTTTATCAAAAAGACAAAATGCTAAATTTTTAATTCCAACATCTATGCTAAGTATTTTCATTATATTTTAAGTAAAGTTACTTTTATGTTACTTACAATATATTTTATATAATTATTTATAAAATATATAAAATCTAATTTATTTTTGGTTTGTAAATGCTTGATAATTTGCAGGATTTACAGATGGTGACACTAACCTACTATTCAATTGTTGACGAGTTAAATATGGATTTTTTAAATCACTATTATTGTAACCAAATCCAGGTCTACTTGTATCATAGATTGAAGAAAATTTGTATGGAACATTAGATGAAGGTGTCATACCAGTTTTCACGTGAGGATCAACGCCTAAGTCATAACAAGCTTCCATATTATTATATTTCATAATTTGCATACCGTTATTTTGAAGATATTGTCTATACGCCCAATTAGATTGAATACCTTCTTGTTTTTGTATTCTTTGATTAACTACGGCTTCAGGCTGCCATGAAGAATAATTTCTTCCATCAGACATTATAGGAGGAAAATTGAAATGAGTATTATTAGATCCAGAATAACAGGTTGCCCAAGACATTTTATATAATTACTAGATAATATTCTTATTCAACTCCTAGCAATTTAAGTAATTCAGGTTTCTTTAATTTCGAAGAATCAGACACTAATCCTTTATCTACAACTATACTCTTAAGTTTTGTTAAAGATAATTTTTTGTAGTCAATAGTTTCATTGGTAATTTCTTCTAAACTAGATATATTTATACTCTTAAATTCAAAATTATTAGATCCTATATTATTGTCATTATTGTCATTATTGTCATTATTGTCATTATTGTCATTATTGTCATTATTGTCATTATTGTCATTATTATTACTTTCATTTAAATCCAGAATGTTTGAATTATTAATACCATTACTTAAAACTGATTCAGAATCAGAGTCGGATTCTGATTCTGAATCAGAGTCTAATAAATCCTCACCTAGATTATCTGGATCTAAACTTTCATTAGATTCTTCTAAATCATCAATATTATCAATTTGTAAATTATTGTTTAGTAAACTATTATTTATCTTTAAAATTTTAAAATTCGTATTTTCTTTAATTTCTATAATATTATTTTCAGAATCACTCAATGATTCATCATCGGAATTATTTAAAGATACATCATCTTCACTATCCGAATCTAAGTTGTCGTTATCTTCGCTATCATCATCAGATACTTCAATTAAATTAACATCTACATTTTTTTTCTCTAAATCTGTATCGGTATTAGATTGTGGTACTCTAAAGCTTCCACCTGTCATTGCAAGCTGGCTTATACCAAATTTTGTGCTATTTACTTCATCTGCTAATGATGAAACTAAACTCAACATAGATGCAATTTTATGATTTTGATCGCGAATCTTACTTTCAAAATATAGTACTAATAATGCTGCAACAAGTAATACTATTCCTAAAAATATTAAAAATGTAGGGTTAATTAAATCTGTTAAAGACGGCATATTCTTAGAGAATGATTATATAAATTAATTTAGTAACTAACGAATTTAATAAATTAATAAATTAATAATATAATTTACTTAGTAAGAGCCTCGTCTATAATTTCTCTTGGATAGTTCATATCATATAATACATTAATCCCTCCTTTAACTTCAGAAATCCCTTCTTTTAACTTGTATTTGAATATAATTTTATTTTCTTGTTTTTCTGTAGACATATGACAATTTAATATATTTTGATTTTTAATTAATTTTTTGCAAACGTCTATAAAATGTGTAGTTAACATAAAATTAATATTCTTGTATTTTGTTATATAATTTATAAATGCAGTAGAACTAACTTCAGCTTCTTGGGGATTTGTACCTGAATACAATTCATCAAATGCACAAAAATGTCTATCTCTTTTATTCTCATATATATGATCTAATATTTCCTTACATCTTCTAGCCTCTGCTTGGAATAAACTATCTCTTCCTGATGTATCTGGAATATTCAAATAACAATGAATATATTTAAATGGTGTAAAAGTTGCAGAGTCATAAAACCCACATCCAAATTGTTGAGTAAATATAATATTAATTAAACTAGATTTTAGTATAGTCGTTTTACCTGAGGCGTTTGGACCAGTAATAATTATATTTTTATTAAATTTAATGTTATTTTTAATTGGATTCTCATTTTTTAAACAAGCATAATAGTTATTTTTAATGACAGTTTTTTTATTTTTACTAACAAATCTTGCAAAATTTACTTTCTCTTCATTAATATTTGTAATTAAACCTTCTAAACAGTCTATATACCCATTAAACCCAATAGAGTACATAATTGAAGAGTCAATTGCTTTATCTGTGTGTAGTTCATAGAAATATTTTAAAATATATCCAATTTCTTTTATTTTGTTTATATTAAAAAGGTTGTATTCTGTTATATAAGATATTTTATTAACAATATTCTTTAATACATTTATTTTTTCTCTTAAATTTTCATTAAAATCTGTATAACTGGAGAGATCCTTTGTATACATTAGATAATTCTCCATTGAATTCAATGTTTTTGACAAATATATCTTGAGTTCATTAAAATGGTTGTGTATTGTTTTCATATTATTATGAAATCTTACACAAACCATTATGTTTTGGTATATTGAAAATAAATAAAATGCTGCAGATATAATAATATATAATTTATCTTGTGTATGAATTTCACTAAAATTTGTAGTAAATAGTTTACCTAATGCGTTTTGTTGTGCTACACTTTTTAACACATCTATATATTCATCAATTGATAAAGTCAACCCTTTCGCTCTAATAATAAAAAATGGTACTATTAAAATAATAATTGGAATAAATAAAGATAAAATAGGTGAAAATAAATTATATATGCTAACAAATTGGAGAAACAATTCTGATCTATTTAAAAATTCAATTATTTCCCAATCAACATAATAATATTTTTCTTTAAAGCTAGAGTCTATTTTGATTTCGTTCCAAATATTTAATATATTTTTATAATTTGAAGAATAATCTGTATATTTTGTATTAGGAGTCTTATAAGTTTTTAAGAAATTCTGAGTATCTTTTAAAAATTTAATATCTGTTGTATAATATTTTGAAATTTGTTCTACAACTTTTTTAGAAATATCATTATTATTATTAAATAAATATGTATAAATTGGATTACTAGATTCATCTAATGTATTAACTAATTCTAAATCATTAACTATATTTTTTTTTATTTCTACTTTTTCATTATTATAATAAATAGGAATCTTAAAATAGTCATTAATTTCAACTATTTTACTGTTTTTACTTTCTATACTTTCATTTGTTGATATTTCCTTATTCATTATAATTTAATTAGAAATATAATGAATCAATTTTACGAATGAAATATTTATAATTTATATAATTTTTATAAAAATGTTAATAGTTTAAACATTGTGCAAAAAGTTTAGATCAGAAGGCATTTCTTTAACTTCACAATTATAGTAACCTTCAATTTCCTTCATTTTTTGAACATCTCTTCTAGTAATAAAATTAATTCCCACGCCTTTTCTTCCCCATCTGCCGCTTCGGCCAATTCTGTGAAGATATGTATGAATGTCTTTTGGTAAATCAAAATTAATAACTATACTTACTTGTTGAATATCAATGCCTCTAGCTGTAACATTTGAAGAAATTAAAACACGTGAACCTCCGGTTTTAAAGTCATTAAATGATTCGTCTCTAGTAGTTTTATCCATATTACTATGAATGCAACAAACTGGAAAACCATCTTCCCTCATAGCCTCAAACAAATCAGACACACGTTTTACACTATTGCAATAAATGATACACTGCGAAACAGACAAAAATGAGAATAAATCTTTCAAAGCCAAATACTTTTGTTTATCGTCCTCTATAGCTACATAGTATTGAGATATACCTTCCAATGTCAACATTTCATTTTTAACGCAAATTTTTACAGGATTTCTCATAATTTTACTAATGATAGGCTTAATTGTTACAGGTAATGTTGCAGTAAACAAAGCAACTTGTATATTACTATTAAAATTTTGAAAAATATTATAAACCTGTTCTTTAAATCCAGATGATAACATTTCATCAGCTTCGTCAAGAATGACTAATTTTATATCTTTTCCAGAAATTCTATCACGGCGCATCATATCGTAAACACGACCAGGACATCCTGAAATTATATGTGGAGTATTTTTATTTGAAAAAACACTACCTTCGTCAACATTAGAGCCTCCAAATACTGTTTTTACACGAAGCCCTTCAACTAAAGCACCAATATTTGAAACAACCTTAGCAGTTTGAATGCACAATTCCCTAGTAGGAGATAAAACTAATACTTGAGTAGTATTAGATTTAAAATCAATTATAGACAATGCTCCAATAGTAAATGCTGCGGTTTTTCCAGTTCCTGATTGTGCTTGAGCTATAATATCTTTACCCTTAATAATAGGTATTATAGCTTTTTTTTGTATATGGCTAGGTTTTTCAAAACCATATGAAAATATACCTCTTAATATACTAGGATCTATATCTAAGTCATCCCAATTATTTATTTCATATGAAGAGTCATACACATCCTCTTCATTATTTAAATCCACGTAATCTTCTTTGGTGTTTGTCATTTAATATAATTAAATAATTCTATTTAAGTGTGTTTTGGTTTATTATAATATTTAAAAAAAAATTGATATAAATGAATATTCTAATACTACATTAACAATTACGATATGACAACTGATTTGAAATATAATTTAACTTATTTTAATAATCTAATTTTTAGCGGATTTAATTATGAAATACCAGAAAATACAATGAAAAAAATTTCAGACATATCTTTGGAGGTAGGATCCCCTAGCTATGTAAAGACTCCAGTTTTTCAAAAAAAAGAAAATTTAGTTAAATCCGGATCAGAAGACGGCGTAATTTCTGTGAAAAAGAAACGAGGAAACCGAAGTATGGAAGTAAATGACGAAGATTGGGAAAATATTAGGAGTTTTCAAACCACTAAAATTGAACAAAAAACGGGATTGGATGGTCAAATAGATCTTATCAGATCATATTTAAATAAAATCTCTGATAAAAATTTTAATGATATTAAAAGTAAAATTGTAGAAGTTATTGACAAATTAGTTTTAGAAAGCGTAGATGAAAATGATATTAGAAAAGTAAGTCTTGCTATATTTGAAATTGCATCAAATAACAGATTTTATTCTAAATTATATGCAGACCTATATTGTTTCTTAATTAGCAAATATGATAATATGAAGCCTGCGTTTGAGGATAGTTTAAAATCGTTTATGGGGTTATTTAATACAATTGAGTACATAGATCCTGCAATTAATTACAATGAGTTTTGTAGAATTAATAAAGAAAACGAGAAACGCAAATCATTGAGCGCGTTCTTTATTAACCTTATGAAAAATGAGGTAATTGATAAAGAAACGATTATACAAATTACTAGAAATTTAATGGCTCTAATTTATGAGTTTATTTCAACAGAAAATAAGAAAAATGAAGTAGACGAACTTTCTGAAAACGTTGCAATTTTGTTCAATAAAGAGTTATATCAGGATGATGGAGCTGAATGTTATGATGAAATAGATGGTTTTACAATCACAGAAGTGATTGAAAAGATCGCTAAGAGTAAAGTAAAAGATTACAAGAGCTTAACAAACAAAACTCTTTTCAAATTTATGGATATGATTGATATGTAATTAGTGTAAAATAACTATTGTGAATTGTGTAATAAATAATATAATTAAATGATTATTTAAAAATATAAAATAATGATTTATAAATGATAAATGAAGAAAATGATAATATATTTTTTTTAATGAATGAAGAAACCACCGAATCAGAGTCTCAAATTTCAGATTTATCTAATATTTTAAATGAACTAAACGACACTCTTTTAACCGCCGAAATTAATAAAATATATAAACAAAATTATGACCAATTTGATTTAACAATTCCTCAAATTGTGAATTATAATTCTAATTTTACTTTGAAAGAATTATTATTAATTTGTGATTATTATGGAATGACAAAATTTGTAAAATCAAATAAATTTAATAAAGAAATGATTATAATTTTTTTAGTAGATTTTGAAAATAACCCAGAAAATGAAGAAATTGTTTGTAAAAGAAAAAATATGTGGTTTTATATTAATGAAATAAAAAATGATAAATATATGAAAAAATATGTAATGTGGTAATATAATTTGTTATATTTTTATATTTGATATTATATTAAATATAAAAATATTATATTAAATTATAACTATGGTATTATCAAAGTTGAACCCAGATATAAGCTATCCTGAATTAAAAAGTGTTGATTCAGGTGATTTACAACTAGAAGCAAATTTATATCAGTTGGAAATTAAAGATGTAGATGTAATTATAGCTCCTGGAAATGTTAAAAACACATTTGAAGACTATAATATTTTTTATTTTCCAATTTATTTAGTTAAATATAATAATAAGGTTATACAAATTGGCGTTTATGAAATTAAAGCGTCTAATTATATTAATTATCTTGATGAAAATAATAATTTAGATGTTGAAAAACTGGATGAACCATTAATATATAATTTTGTTACTAAAGATATGCTGAATAAGTTACGATTAGAACCAGACGTTCCATTAAAAAAAACAAAAAGTACAAAAGAAGAAAAAGAAGAAAATAATTCGGAAAATGAAGAAGAAAACGATGATGCAGAAAATGAAGAATATAATGAATACTACGAAATACCAGAAGAAAGAAAAGACATATTTATATTAACTCAAGGAGTCCCTATCCCTCCTCAATTAAAAGAAGAAACACAAAAGGATGCTAAGGATTATAAAGAAAAGTATCACGAATCATCTCAAGATAATTGGATACAGAAATTTATGAAAAATAAAAATTATAGCATTACAGACAATGAAGGAGGTGGGGATTGTTTATTTGCTACTATAAGAGATGCATTTTCAAGTATCGCACAACAAACATCTGTAAATAAAATAAGAAAAAAATTATCTGAAGAAGCATCTGACGAGGTTTTCAGAGAATACAAAGAATTGTATGACTCTTATAATACTTCTATTCTCTCTGATACAAATAAAATAAAAGAATTGGAAGCAGAATATATATTAATAAAACAAAAATTTGGTTCGCTTATAGATCGTAATGAGCAAAAACTTCTTTCAGAAAATGCTAAAAAGGTAAAAGCTCAACACGATAAATTAGTAGAAGAAAAAAGGGTTACTACAAAAATGCTTAAAGAGTATAAATTTATGAAGGGAATTGATACATTAGATAAATTTAAACAAAAAATTAGAAAATGTGAATTTTGGGCTGATACTTGGGCAGTTTCTACATTAGAGAGAATCCTAAATATCAAATTTATTATGTTATCTAGTGAGGCATACAAAGAAGATGATATAAAGAATGTATTGCAATGTGGACAATTAAACGATAAAGTATTGGAAAATAGAGGTGTATTTACTCCAGAATTTTATATAATAGAAGATTATACAGGAGATCATTATAAAACGGTTGGCTATAAAAAAAAATTAATATTTAAATTTAGTGAGATACCTTATGATATAAAAAAAATGATAGCAGATAAATGTATGGAGAAAAATGCTGGCCCATTTGCTTTAATTCCAGATTTTCAAAAATTCAAAGCAGGATTAAAGAAAACAACTGTTACAGAATCGCAATATGAAGATCTAAATGAAGCAAAGCTAAGAGGGTTATATGATGACGACATAGTTTTTTTATTCTACTCAAAATCAAATGATAAACCCTTACCAGGTAAAGGTTCTGGAGAGAAAATTCCAAATGATAAACTAAAAGAATTTTCAGAATTAGCAACTATTCCTCAATGGCGTAGAAAATTATCTAATTTTTGGGTTTCAAAAGATGCAACTGGGGAAATAGAACCATTTACATTGGATAATCATAAATGGGCTAGTGTAGAACATTATTATCAAGGGTCTAAATTCAAAAAAACAAATCCAGAGTTTTATTTAAGTTTCTCTCTAGATTCTGGAACAGTACTTTCCAAAGAACCTGATATGGCTAAATCAGCCGGTGGAAAAAGCGGTAAATATAAGGGCGAACTATTAAGACCTATAGAAGTAACTATAGACCCTGATTTTTTTGGGAAAAGACATACACAAGAAATGTATGCAGCTCAATATGCGAAGTTTACACAAAATCCTGGATTGAAAAAACTACTATTAGCAACGAATGATGCGAAATTAACGCATCATAGTAGAGGTTCTCCTCCAATAGTATTTGAAGATCTAATGCTAATTCGTGATAAAATTAAACGAGATGAAATGTAAAGGGTTACCACTATTATTATTTATAATTATAAATATAATTATAAATATACTCAGATTAATATAAATTTGTAAATAGTTTAATAATATTATATTGAAATTCTGACTGATTTTCTAAAATTATTCTCTCGTCAAAAATTAATAAATAAATTGTAAATGTTATTATATTTTTACATACATTTATTACATCTAAATTAAATGATATGTTAATATATTTATATTTTGTTACTTTTTCATATAATGATTTAAATAGATTGATAACTAAATGTAGTTTTGTTAAACTTATCTTATCTTTTTCTGTTACAGCATCTCTAAAAATACTTTCAAAATCATCAAAAAAATCGGGGTCGGTTTTTATAATATATAAAATAACATTTTTAATTTGTTTACTTATTTTCACGGGATTGTATTCTTGAAATCTCTCATTATTAATAATGATTTCAAGTATATGAGTAAATGATAAATGGTGTATAAGATTTACATAAATTAAATTATCAATTAATCCTTTATATATAAGCGATTCGTTTTCTTTACAAATACTATCTGTGTATATAGTTTGTATGTTACTTTTATCGTTTAACATTTGTGTATTAATTAAATATTATTTTATACACAAATTTTTTCATTATACATTACAATTACTTCCTTGGAAATTAATTTTTGGAGTCAAGTTATTTGGACAACAACCATATTGTGTTCCAGCACACCCTCCGATTGGCCTTTGAATTAAACAATTACTACCTTGTTGATTAATTTTTGGAGTTATATTATTTGGGCAACAACCATATTGTGTTCCAGAACATCCTCCTATTGGTTTTGGTGGAGATGGCCCAGGACCAGGTATCGGTTCTGGGTAAGGATATGGATGCACATTTTGTACTGGTATAGGATAATATCCTGGCGCTGGTTTATATCCAGGGCAATTTGTTCCATAAAAATTCATTTTAGAATTTATCCCATCTGGACAACATCCGAACGCAGTTTGAGAACAATTCGCACTTTGTTCTTGAACAGTAACAAATGTCATATGATTTAAAATAATCAATATGAATAAAATTATGGCTAAAACAATTATTAATGAGGTATCCATATAGTAATTAATAAGATAAAAATAATTAATATAGCATTTTTTCAAATGATATTATTAAATTCTTTGTCTATTATGCCGTTAATATATAAAGTAATAAAACACAAATATAAATAAAATATAATACAATACTAATATAAGAATGAAAATAACAAAAAAAAGTAAACAATTAATGAATTTTTTTACAAAAAATAATTATATTAACCACAATACTCAAACTAAACAAACAAAAACTATTATTAGTGATTTATATAAAGATATAATTGAATCTTATCAATATCTTTTAAATTTAAAAAAAACAAAAAATAATAAGCCGTATAATGTAACCGTAAAAAATATAGAGAGTGTATCACAAATATCTAAACCACAATATTTTAATGCAAATAGTTTCCCTCAAGAGGTTAGGAAACACATTGATGAATTTTCTACATCAGAAATTTCGTATAATTTTTCTCTCTATGAGAGAAATATAAAGATAATTTTTGTATTGGAAGAGGATAATGTAGAACTAAAAATAGAAACTTATAATAAATATATTGATTCCATTATAATGTGGTTACATATAGTAAATAAATATTCATCCAAAGAATGTTCAAATACATTAATTGTTTATTTATATTTTACAACTATGGAGAAACAACTACCAACTTCAAGTATTCATATATTAGATGAAACAAACATAAATACAGCTTTTACAACTACTTGCCCAAAGGACTCAGAGATTGTTGTTTTTAGAAAAGAAGAATGGTTTAAGGTTTTAATGCACGAAACATTTCACAATTTTGGTCTTGACTTTTCAGATATGACTACAACTGAGTCTACAAAACAAATTTTAAAAATTTTTCCAGTAAATTCTCAAGTTAATTTATATGAATCATATACAGAATTCTGGGCTGAAATTATGAATGCATTGTTTTGTAGTTTTTTTACATTAAAAGATAAAAATAATATTGATGAATTTCTCTCTAATTCAGAATTCTTTATAAATTTTGAAAGAACATATAGTTTTTTTCAACTAGTAAAAACCTTGCATTTTATGGGTATATCATATGAAGATTTATATTCTAAAAATGATGATAGTAAGATTTTGAGGGAAACAATGTATAAAGAAAAAACGAATGTATTAGCTTATTATGTGATAAAAAATATATTAATGAATAATTATCAAGGCTTTTTATATTGGTGCAAAACACATAATTTTCTAATATTACAATTTAAAAAAACATTAACAAATCAAAAAGAGTATTGCAAATTTATAGAAAAAAATTATAAAACAAAAAGTATGTTAGAAAGTGTTAATAATACTGAGAAATTAATGAAACTGTTTTATACAAATAATAATAAGACTAATAATAAAAGTAATAATCAAAATATTTATAAATTTATAACGAATAATTTACGTATGAGTATTTGTGAATTAGGATAATTTTTTACTTTTTATGATATCTACAAAATTCTAATCCAGGCAAGCATTGTCTGTTACATTTATTGCCCTTCTTAGTTAACACACTGCATACATATTTGTATGAACCATTTCCTATAGATTTTTTGTTGGCCTTCCATAATTCACTAGCTTCATCAAAATCTATATCTACCTTGTATATTGATGTATTTTCGTAATTAGTTTGACTTCTAGTTTTCATTATGTTGTATAATTTTCTTTATGAATGTAGTTGATTAAAAATTTCAATTTTATTTTTTACATCTTTTGTATTTGAAATGATGTAATAAATAATAAAATATAGTTATATTTTATGAAATACACTACAAAAAACAAAAATAAGAATCCTAAAAATAAAACAAAAAAAATTTTTTTATTTAATCCAAGAAACCCTAAAAAATCATTTGATGTATATATTGATAAAAATCCAAGAGATACAATACATATAAAATATACAACAGTAGAAGATGTTAAAAATACTATTGATAAATTAGAAAAACTATACAAAAATAAAAAATATACGCATAAGCGTATATGGCAAGTAGGTATGATAATGAATGTTCGTTTAAAGGTATTGAGAAATAAAAAACCCAAACAATATGCTTTGGCGAATAAATATTTTACTTTTTTAGGAAAAAGAACAAAATTAGAAGAAAAATCCAGATATAATTTTTCATTTGAAGATTATAAAAATGGTGTTTAAAATATAAAATATACTTTGTATTAAATTAATATGCAAGTTTATTACTTTATTAAATAAAATTGAACATAAATTAACAATTTAAATAATAAATAAACAAATAATGGGAATTAAACATTTAAATAAGTTTTTAAAAGAGGAGTGCAAAGATTCCATAAAATTTATATCTCTTTCAAAATTGTCTGGTAAAAAAATTGCCGTAGACATTAGTATTTATATCTACAAATATGCAGGAGACAATACTTTAATAGAGAATATATATCTTATGTTATCAGTTTTTAGAAATTACAATATAATTCCAGTATTTATTTTTGACGGTAAACCTCCTACTGAAAAAAAAGAACTACTTAAAAAACGTCTTCACGATAAAAAAGAAGCAGAATTAGAATATAAAAAATTAAAAGCCCAATTAGAAGTTAATGAAAATATGGATGATCAAGACAAACAAGAATTAATAAATAATATGGATATTTTGAAGAAGCAATTTGTTTATATAAATAAGAATGATATTGAAAACGTTAAAAAACTTATTTCTTCATATGGTGCTACATATTATGACGCAGAAGGTGAAGCAGACGAACTGTGTTCATTTTTAGTACTTAAAGAAAAAGTATGGGCTTGTTTAAGTGAAGATATGGATATGTTTGTATATGGATGCACCCGTGTAATTAGATATTTAAGCTTATTAAACCATACTGCTGTTATGTATGATACAAAAGAAATTCTTAAAAATTTAGGTATAACACAAAAAGAAATGAGAGAGATTTGTGTAATATCAGGAACTGATTATAACATTTATGGTTCTTTAAATAGAGATAGAGATACACCTAATTTGTATAAGACATTGAAGTATTTTAAAAAATATCATAAGGAAAACAAAGATATTGGGTTTTATGAATGGCTTATTCAAAATTCATCTTATATTGATGATTATGATTTGTTAATAAAAATATATAATATGTTTGAAATAAGCAAGAATGAAAATTTGAATATTTTTGAAAATATTCAAATTAGAAATGGACCGATTATATATGCTTATATGAAAGAAATTTTGCAATCAGACGGATTTATTTTCCCTGCTAGTGGTTAGATATTTTTATAGAAATAAACACCAGTGATTGTGCTTGTCCAATAATTACCGCAAGTTTTAATATCTTTTTGTTTTTCATCATCATAGTAAGATAAAAACAATTTTGAAAAATCATATTCATAATCAATCATTTTTTTATACTGTTCTAAAAGATATTCATTCGTAATTTCACTATAATCTTTTGTATATAAAATAGGACATCCTTCATATTTTTTTCTAATTTCTGCATTATCTTCTATTATTGGTATACATCCTGCAATTAATGCTTCATAATGTCTATGACAATCAATACCATTTCCTTCTGGAGAAATTACAAATTTATAGTTTGGTAAATTATCAAAATACTCATTAGCTTCTATACATTTATTTATAATATTATTTTGTAATAAGGTGTTTTGTATTGATATGCGCCCATTTGTGGGTCTTCTTGTAGAATCGGTATGTGTGTTAAAACAGGTTAAAACAGTAAAATCGTGATTTCCTATTTGTATTTTATCTTGTTTTTTGTAATTATTAATATATGAATATTGCATACCAATTGGAAATGGTTGCCACGAGTCGCTACCATCCATTTTAGAAGCTTGAACAATCAATGATAAAGGGTCTTTGTAGATTTTCTGCCATTTGCGTAGGGTAATTTGGTTATATATATGTTTGGTATCAGACATTAATAAATAATTATATAATTATCAAATAATATGAACGTATTGTTAAAAATAAATAATTAAAATTATTTATTACATTTTATTATTTTATTATTATATAATGGCTACGAGTGGTTTTACACTAATTTATCCAAACATTACAGGTAAAGAAAAAAATTCATTTGAAAATATCTTACTAATAGATAGTAGTGTTCCAAACTATCAAACATTTGTAGATTCAGTGAATGACAAAACTTTACCAATTGTATATTCTAGTTCTTCTACAAAAAACGACTTATTCTTTTTGCTTATTAATAATTTTACTATTATTAAAAGAATCGCGTTTTGTTTTGTTTCTGAAGGATCTACCCCTAATGTTTTTTTAAATAACAGACCATTTTTTATTAATAATGAATCTATACCTTATAGTGAAAATTTAAAATTTATTTTGAACATTATTCTAAGATTTAAAGTAACTAATATTGATTATTTAGAGTGTGATAGTTTAAATTACTCTAATTGGGTAAACTATTATAATATTTTAGCAAAGTCAACTGGTGTTAAAATAGGCGCATCCAACAATAAAACAGGTAATGTTAAATACGGCGGCGATTGGGTAATGGAAAGCACGGACGAAAATATAGAACCTATATATTTTACAAAAAGCATTGAAACATATAGCAATTTGTTAGATTTAGCTAATGGATCAATGGTTATTGCAACAACAGATAAAGGTGACGTAGTTTTTGTGGAAGGCTTAGCTGAATTGTTTTCACCGAACTTTTTAGGAGGAGGAAATACTACCGAATATTCAAATTTTGATTCAGTAGCTATTAATGATATGTATCGTAACAAAACCCCTATTTATGTTTCTTGCAGCGATGAGTTTTCTATTATTCTTTCAAAGGATACTAATGATAAATATTATCTATATGGATCAGGTGCTAATAAATTGAATTCAGATTCTTATGGAGTTTTAGGTATTGATGATACAATTGTTCCCTATTCTAATACATTCATATCAGGAGATATATCTAATAATGATTTAATTAGTTCACCATCTTCTAAGCCCTTATATGTTTGTACTGGAAAAAAATTTTGTGTTATTTTGGCGGATGATGGTACTATTTATGGATGGGGTAATTCTCAAGCTTTAGGTAATAGAGGATCAACGCCAATCTATAAAATTGCGCCAGTTGATACAACCGGAATTGCTCCTGGATATAAACCAATCGCATTATCGTGTGGTTACAATAATATGATCGTTCTAGCCCAAAACGCGTCTGGAAATAGAAAAATTTATGGTATAGGAAATAATTATAATGGACAACAGGGTAATAATTTAGGTAATTATTATCAAACAGTAGGTTCTATAAATACAACATTTACTGAAATGGTTCTATCATCTATGGATGCTTCGTATGTACCTATTTATGTAGCATCTGGAACAAGTGGGTATCTTGGATATGACTTTACTGTTATTATTGCACAGGGACCAACCGGAGACAAACAACTTTATGGTGTTGGATCAAACATTTACGGACAATTAGGAAATAGTACATCAGGCTCAAGTTATACTTTAACTAAAATACCTTTACCTGTTTCAAAAACTCCATTTAGTGTATCTTGTGGACAAAATTTTACAGTTGTTTTGATGGATGATGGTACCATTTATGGAACTGGTTATGCAAATTACAAGTCTTTAGGAATAAGTACAATTCCACCTTCAGGAAATTTGTCAGTTTTGACACCTATGGTTACTACAAATGTTGCACAAGGTATACTACCTATAGCGATTACGTGTGCTAAGACTCATACTTTAGTTTTATATAATAACGGACACGTATATGGTACAGGAAATAATGATGCAGAACTACCTGGAGAAACAGATATTTTAAAGAAAATGGATATACCTGATGATAGTTATGTTAGCAAATTGATGGATGCAAATATGTATGCTACTATTAGTGGATCAAAATTAGTAGGAGTATATCCTGGTGTACAACCTACAATAGTACAAGTTCCTACTCTTCCTACTCCTCCTAGTCCTCCTACTCCTCCTATTCTTCCTACTGCTCCTACTACCATTATTACACAGCCAAGTTGTTTCCCAGAAAAAACTCCAATTATGTGTGATCAGGGAATCATAGATATAGATAAAATAGATTCAGATATTCACACAATTAATAATAAACCTATACTAGCAGTTACCAAATCTATTTACGAATTAAGCAATCTTGTATGCATAGAAAAAGATGCTTTATATAAAAATGTTCCATCTAAAAATACATTGATGACATTTGAACACAAGGTTTTTTACAAAGGGGAAATGTTGGACGCTATTGAACTAGTAGGATTAAATGACAAGATTTATGTAAAGAAAAGTAAAGTAAAGTTTATTTACAATGTTTTATTAGAAAATTACAGCAAAATGGTGGTAAATAATTTGATTGTTGACACATTACATCCAGAATCTAAAATTGCGAAATATTATAAAAAAAATGGTTATAAATTAGATAAAGATTATCAAGAAAGTATGTTAAAAATGGCTAGAACTTATTATAAATCGGTTAATAAAATAACAAAATAATTAAATATAAACAACAACTAAATAACATTAGTAAAACTTATGATAAATTTATTATTATAAGTTTTTATTAAATAAATACTTTGGTATCAATATTCATAAAGTTACCAGAAGCTAATTGAGGAATTTGAGTAAATTGAGAGGTTTTCAATAAATTTCGCATATTTATCATTAGTTGTCTCCATGTTATATTAGTTTGGAAAGATTGTAAAAATGCCCAAGTCAATGCACCTTGGTTTACATTATTAATAATTGCATCTGCACTAGTTTGAATATCACTGCAACCACTAATCATAATAATATTTCCACTAGTCTCGGTCTCATTAAGATTTTCTGTGTAGTTATTATTATATAAACTATCCATATACTCATATCTTAGATCTAAAACAGAACCACTAAAACAACTATCAAATAAAGCGATTAATGTAACATTGGGTTTTAAATTATTTTTTATAATATTTTTTAACTCGTCATCTACAATAAAATTAAAATCAGAAGGTACAATTAATTGATCATACCTAGTTAGTTCATCATTATTTGTATCTATTTTATATGACCCGTGACCACTATAAGAAAAGAATATAACATCACCTGCATTCGCGGTTGATAACAAATTAGTGAATTCGTTTAATATATTCACACGTGTAGGTTTTATAAGAGTATTATCAGTTAATACTTTAATTTGTAGAAAACCATTATTTGAGAGAAAATTAGACACATTACTTGCATCTGTAATACACCCAGATAATTCATATTTAGAACCTAGATAATTAATACCAATTACTAATCCTTTTAAATTTTTAGTGTTTGTTATGTTATTAGGTATTGTTGAGTTATTAATTAATAAAATATCACTCTGTAATTTATTTTTTAAATTAAAAATAGCAATATTATATTGATTTGTTACGGTAGATATTTGCGACTTTTTAATTATGTTACTAACATTTGATCGTTGTATTGATATTATACTATTTTGTAGTGAATTATATAAGTTATTTACTTGTGAATTATATAGTTTGTATAAATAATAAATACTATATTGTTTATGTAAAGAGAAATCACTAGTTACACTCATTATACATTTATATATTATAATATCTTTCACATAAATAATTATTATAAGTATTTGATGAATATTATTACAAAATTATGTAGTCTTTTCAGACTATATAATTATTTATATTTTAGATTCTTTGTAATCATTAGTTAAAAATTTATATATTTTTAAATAGAAGCGACTTCCTTGGTGGCCTTAGCAAAATGAGGAGACATATATCTTTGGAGGTTAAAATAGGTAAGCTCATCAGTCTTCTTGAGCTTCAAAAGACTAGCAAGCTTGGAGTCAGGGTTGATCTTGCGACCATTCTCCTTGTCTTGAAGGTTGTGGGTACGAATATACTTGTTAATATCACGAGTAACTTCAGTACGAGCCATTTCGGAACCAGAAGGCTTCTCAAGGAACTTTGCAAGCTCATCAGAGATTCTGGTGGGCTTGACAAATCCAGAAGGAGCACGGTTACCAGCCTTGCGCTTGCGCTTAGAGGATTGCTTTTGAGCAGTCTTAAGCTCTCTGGTCCACTTCTTCTCAAGAACACGGTATTCAGTCTTCAATGAAGAAATGAGGAGACCGAGTTGTTGGAGCTTAGCAAGGAACTCAATTGATTGCTCAGCAACAGGAGCCTCGGCATCAGCAAGTGCTACAGCCTCTGAATCAGAGTTAACTGGAGCATCAGAAACAACAGGAGTATCAACAACAGGAGCGACCTCTACCTTAGGGGTCTTAACCTTCTTAACCTTCTTTTCAGTTACGGGAGCAACAACAGATTCAACAACAGGGGAAGAGACTTGTTCGGTCTCAGTAGTCTTAGAAGTAGTCTTAGTTCTAGCCATCTTATTATACTATATCTAAACATTTACTTTTTAAGTGATTTAACGCAAATAATATATATCATTACGATAATATGGTAATATTATTACCAAAATATTCATAATTAACTAAAAATAACTCACTGATTGAAAAAGCCACGGAAGACTCGTAGCAGCATTTTCATTTACCAAAGTTAATGCTCCTAAAACATAATAAGCTCCTAAAGCTTTACTATCTTTGTCTACGCCAAAATTAACTAATTTTTCTAAAACTTCTAATACAACTTTTTTAACAATAAGCATATTTGCCTCTGTATGAATAAATTGCATATTTAAATTTCTAAATGGATCTCCTGATGGTGGACATATATTTAGTTTGACTTCAACTGCCAGTTGTGCCCTATAATTCCATATATCAGATAATTCCCTTATAAATTTAATTATTTGACTTCTGTTTAAAGAGAGAAACCATTGGGGATTGCTATAATTACCTAAGGCATCAATATTTTGAAACAAAGCTAATGTTCTTAATTCAATAACCTTTTCATTTGAAATATTTAAAGTATCATCTTCTATATTCAAGTTTATGTAAATATTTAAAAGCTTACCAATTCTTAAGATAGAATTAATATTTGACAATACATAATCAGGTATAACATTTCGGTTATATGGATTTTTAATGTCTTTACCGCTTTTTAAAATTAAATTATGTAATGACCCCATATCAAACCCATAAATAAAGTTATCTATATCTTTATAACTAATAAACTGATGAAAATTTATGTCTTCTATAGATTCCATTGAAATGAAATCTGAATTATTTGTACATAGATTTCTTTTTATAATAGCTGGACCGTGTAATATATTATATTTTCTTATCAAAAATAATCTAAACATTTTTTGAATTTTAATTATGTATGAAGATAAAGAGAGAAAATTATAAATTTTATCAATTAACTCTTTTTTATTCCCCCCTACTTTTAATTTATAATGTTTCGCAATATTTTTTAATTGAGGAATACTATAATTATACGTAATAATATTATTGTATGTTTTTATGCTTGGTATTTGCTTATCATCTAAGTCATTAAGTTTTATTTTTTTATTTTGATAGTCTATTTTTTGTTGAATTTTAGTTGAAATACTTTTCATATAAAGATCTAATGATTCAGCATTATATTTTTTATTTTGTATAGCCATTAATATATATTATAATAACATATTTTCTTTTTGTATCATTTTTGAAATATTTTATAATATAAAACATTTTAATTTGTAAGATATAAATTATAAATTATGAAGCATAATTATATGTTTAATAAATGTATTCTTACCATAATTGCTATCAAAAAATACCGTGTTTATATTTTATTTTATATTTAAAAAAAAATTGATTTAAAGATATTTGTAGTTTATAAAGTATACTACGAAGATAATGACTGACTCAATCATAGACGGAACTCAAATTAATACTGGTGTTATTTCATACTCTTCTCCTAAAGCTCACGCTTCTGGAGGAAAAGTAGTGAATGTTTATAATAAAAATTCTAGAGAATCTCTTACGATTGCAACCCCTTTGATTTTGACTTGGGGAGCGCAAGAGGGTAAGGATACTGCTGGAAACCCAACAGGTAAGTATACTATGAGCCTGCAATTCCCAAATTCAGACTATCCGAATGCAGACTGTGAAGCATTTCTTCAGAGTATGAGAAATGTTGAATCTAAAATTAAAGCTGATGCAATGACTTATTCAAAGGATTGGTTTGGTAAGGTTATTACTAGTACGGAAGTTATGGATGAGAAATTTAATATTATGCTTCGTCACCCTAAGATTAAGGGAAGCCAAGAAGCTGACTTGGGAAAGGCACCTACATTAACTGTAAAGATTCCTTGTTGGTCTAAGGTTTGGAAGTCGGAGATTTATGATGAAGAAGGTGAACCCTTGTTTGTTAGTGGAAAGATCAATAGTCATCTATCCCCTTTGGAATTTATTAAGCCAAAGACTCACGTTATTTGTCTAATTCAATGTGGTGGTTTGTGGTTTATTAATGGAAAAGTATCAATTACCTGGAACCTAAAGCAGGCAATTGTTCAGAAGCCCAAGGTTTCAATGGAAGGACAATGCTTTCTCAGACCTAAGAATGAAGATAAGCAAAAGTTGAAGTCCTTGCCTCCGCCAGAAGATGATGTTGATCCTGATGGAGCTGTAGGTGCTTTTGTAGAGGATAGTGACGATGAAGTTGAATCAGTACCAGTAGTGCTTCAACCTAAGGTGGCACCGGTTGTATCCGTACCAGTACCAGTACAAGAAGTTGTTTTGCAGGCAGCAGAACCAGTTCAGGTATCCGAAGCAGCTCCTGTTGAAGAAGTTAAAAAGAAGCGTATTGTATCAAAGAAGGTTGCTTCTAAGGGTGAAAATTAAAATTTTAAAAATACAATATAAAAACCATATTTATAAATATTATAATCATATTCAGTTATAAAAATATTTAATTATAAACTTTTTTAATTTATATTTTATATAAATTAAAATACTTATACAAGAGTTATTTTAACAATTATATCACCTTTTTCAGATATATCATACATATCATTTTTTATTTTTGTCAAACCCTGATTTTTAATTCTATAATGTTGCTCTTTTTTCATATATAAATTACAAATGGGTATACTAAATAATTTTTCACCAATTGGTATATCAATATTATTATCATTTTTAATTAGTTCTGGTAATTGGTTACATAAATTAATATTAATTTCTATAAAAATATTGTTATCGTCATCTATTTTTATATTTTCCGATAATTCTGGTTCACATATAACTAATATTTCAAATCCAGATGCGTCAAAATATATTTCGTTATACCATAATGGAACCAAATATAGTTGTTCTTCAACATACAATTTATAAATATTATTATTAAGTAAATCATTAATTCCTGGGTTTAATTTATAAACCAATACATTATCATATTTTTGCAATAAAATTTCTCTCACCCTTTCTATAACCTGTTGAGATAAATGAAGTGTATACCGATATTTAGAGAGAAAAGTAAATATTCTAAGTACACTCTCTTTATCTAAATCTTCAAAAATTTTAAATGATATTTTTGCATAATTAGAATTTACAATATCAATTATTATTTTAGAAATTATATCATTATATTTACCTTGAAATATTTTTTTCATAAAAATTTGTAAAATATCCATATAAAGAGTTGATGATTCAAAAACTCTTTCAGTATCATTATCATTATTCAAATTATCATTATTAAGATGCATTAGTTCATTTTTTAAATATTCATATGCTTCATTTATTTGTTTAAATTTTTCTGTTGATTCGGTAGTATTACCATTTTTATCAGGGTGATTTTGTAAAGCTAGTTTATGGTATTTTTTTTTTAAGTATTCAAGCGATATATCTTTATAATCTACGTCTGATATTTCTATTTCTAAAATTTTAAAAGCTAATTTATAATCCATAATGATTATACTTAAATAAATTATAACTTTAAGTAATAAATTGTTATAAAATTACATTGTATTTTATTTTATTGTAAATTATATTTGGATGTTTTGTAAAATAACACGTATATTTATTTTAGGATTTTTTCCATTTCTGCAATTAGTTTATCCCTATTAGTATTCTTACATAGTTCATACCATTCTGGATGAGTCTCTGTACTTGGTATATCTAATACTGTATTCCAAGGGTCCTTTTCAACCGTATTTATAACATCTATTCCCAATTTATGAATACACCACGATATCCAATTATCATCAATTTTAATGCAACACTCGGGCATTGTAGTATAGAATTGTTTTATGTTTCTTAAATTATTTATATTAAAAATATACCCACCAAATCCAGCTACTTCATTATAATTATTTCTTACAGAAGTAAAATGACTTGTTACTTTACTTGGATTGATTAAATAAGAATCATATAAAGATTTAATAAAATTATTTCTCATTACAATATCATCATCTAAAATAATAACAATACTATCATCTGGAATTATATCAATACTTCCAATCAATTTTGTACAAGGTCCACAAATATTTGTTTCGTGTAAAATTACATTTTCATTATCATATAAATATTTTGGAATATCATATGTAAACTCTTTAATAGATAAATTAATAATTAATTTTGTAAAAGGAATACTTTGGTTTAAAAGCGAATTATATACTTTTTTAAAATGATCTGAAGATAATCTAATTGGAAGGGTTGTTAATGATAAATATATATTAAACATTAATATAATAATATGTTTTAATAATTTTATATTTTTATTCTATTTATAAATTATGAATATGTTTAATTAAATAAAATAAATATTTTTCAACGTGATAAATCGGACGATAATTATTATTGTAGTATTGAAAAAATCCAAATGTTTTAATTAAAATATCTGATATATTTTTTTCATTAATTTTTTTCTCCTTTATAAATGTAGAGAGAATATACCACATACATTCAGTTATATCTAAATTATATATGAAAATATCATACAAAATATCTCTAAATTTCAAAAAATTAAGATCATTAATATTTATCATATTATTAATTATTTTGTTGCATATTATTTTATATTGTAACATCAAATTCTCATCGTATAAATGAAGCATTTTTATATTTTTTATATTTTCTAATTTAATTTTATTTGGAAATTTATTTTTTAAACATTTTAAATATGAAGATTTTGAAGGTCTATAAATATTTATAATTTCACAACAGTTTAAAATATTGTCTTGTATAAAACTTATTTGTTCTGTTATTAAAATAAATTTTAAATCTATGGATGTCGCATTATTTTGTTGCATGTAACTGTAAAAATTTTCTAACAATTCACTATGTATATCGTGAAAATATTTACATACAATTATACCCGATTTATCTTTTTTTGCTGATATAATATCTATTATTTGTTGATAAATTTCGTGCCACAATAACTTGGAATTGCATCCTAATAATGACATATCAATTTCATAATGAATATCACTTATTTTAAAAAAATACTGTTGTTTATTATAGGTAACACTTATTTTTTTTTCATATTTTAATTTAGTTGGACTATACTTTTTAATTGATTTTAACATTTGCGTGTATTTACCAACTCCACTTGGCCCATAAAATATTAAGTTTTTTAAATCTATTACTTCTTTTGGGAATTTTTCATAAATTTTGTCTAATTTTGGATGCAAATTTTCTCTATTATTTTCTATTGTATATTCTTCAAAATGAGTTTCATAAAATTTCATTATTATAAATATTATAAAAACCTTTATATATTGTTAAAATTTATAATTTATATTTTATATTATAAATTTTTAATTTAATTAATAAGGATTAAATATTAGATAGCTTAAAAACAACTTGTAATTATATAATAGTTTCATTAAATGAATATAGTACAGAGAATTGATCAATATGATTGTAGAAATATATATTTCTGCGATCCAATTAAAAATAATATAATGAATGAAGGTAATTTTATAAGAATAATATATTCAACACAAGATGTAGCTTTAAATGGAGTATATTTATTAATAACGCTAACAGATTTGGTTTGTGAAAAATATTATAATAAATATAAGTGTACATTTAATGTGAATAATCATAGGGAATTAATTGAAAATATAAGAATAATAGAAGAGGACATATTAAAAAAAATAGAAATTAAAAATAAATGCCCGTTATTTAAAATTTACGAACAATTAAGTAATGGTAATATAAAGATTTTTAATGAAATAACAACACGTCATAATAATTCATTTATATTAAAAATTTCCGGTATTTGGGAAACTCAGAATAATTATGGTGTTACATATAAATTTATTAAAATTAATAATTAGTTATTCATATTAGTTATTCATATTATTTATCCATATTATTTATTACACTGAAATCCGTCTGTTCTAAAATATTTTAATATTGTAAACAATATCAGTGAACATATGGTAGTTAATACTCCCAATAAATACATAAGACTACTTGTAATTTTATTTAATTTACCAGTGGTTTCAAATTTCTCGGTAGAAATATTTGTATATACAATATATATCTGTAATAAAAATAATATAATTGCTATATTACTAAATGTAAAATAACTAGGCGATACCTTGTTTTCCATAATTGGATTCATATAAAATATTATTAAATACATTATAAACCCAATTAGCCCTAACATTAATAAAAATGGTCCAGTTGTCATAATAATTGATGAAATGATTTGAAATGTTGTTCCACTCTGTGGTACTTTAAAAATATTATTAAATAAAATCAGCAAAATCATCATTATAGCCATAATTAATACAGAATACCCTGCTAATATAGAACCAAAGGATACATTTCCAGATGAGAAAAAACTAATTATAAATGATATAACACTTGCGGATATTAACGCTTTATAAATACCTGCATACCAATCTTTCATTATATTAATATATATTAATATATTAATATATTAGTCTAAAAATATATTTAACTTTAAAGAGATTGATAATTATTTTGTATTTTTTAGTTGTTCTTTAAGTTCGTCTATTTCATTTTGCATTTTTTTCATTTTAGATAGCAATAATGGTATTATTTCTAAATAATTAATTGTCTTATATTCATTTTCTTCCTCATTTATATAACTTGAAACTAGTTCTGGAAATACTTTTTCTGTATCTTGAGCAATAAAACCATAATGAGTTTTTCCATTTTCTTCATAATTATAATTAAATTTTACAGGATTTAAATCAAAAATAGAATCTATATTTTCGTTATCAATTGATTCAATATTTTTTTTAAGGTTCGCATCAGAAGGGTTGTTTATAGAACCTAAGACAGTTAAATCCTTGGGAATTAATATATTGTAATTTTGATTTGCAGGAGTAATAAATGGATTACTTGTATAAGGATGCGACTTTTTATAAATCCATACAGCAGTACCTACATCTGAAACATAAAATTGTTTTATATCTGTTTGATAATCTCCTACTTTACCTCCATAATTAGCAACTGTTGAAAGTATAGACATATTATTATAATAATAATTAATTTTATTATTTTAATATTTTATTATTTTATTATTTAAACTACTAATTATATAAAAAATTATAGTTATATATTAATATAAATAATGTCTGGGCCATTAAATTTTATTTCAGATATAAGTTCACCTAAAGTTTATAATGTGAATACTAATCATCCAATAATACCTAATTCTCAAGAGATGATAATTTATAGAAAATATATATCTATTCACTCTGAAGATAGGGATATTTTAAAACATCCAAATTCTAATCAATTTGAAATTGAACTACCAGAGGATATTTTAAATGTACTCACAGTTAGACTTACAAATTGGTCGTTTCCTGCTAATTATAATACATTTTCACAATTAAATTCTAATTTAACAATGACATTTAAAATTTCAAGTCCATATAATCCAGGAGATAATGCATATACTGACCCATTATTAAATATAATTTTTGAAGCTTTATTTTATAGTAAAGATGAAAATTATATTATTATCATTGAAACTGGATTTTATAATCCACAACAAATGGTTACAGAGTTAACTAATAAATTTAATGAAGCAGTTACTTTAAGAATACAAAAATATTTACAAAGTAAGGTCTTGATTGATCCTGTAACATATCAACCAATATTAAATCAATTTATTGCAAATGGTGGATATAGTAATTTTATTATTGTTTATAATACTGTTAACCAAAAAATATGGTTTGGTAATAGAATTGATGGATTTACTTTAACTAATGAAACACAACTAGCTAAATCAGCACTAATTGACAACTTATATTGTGGTGCAAAGTCACAACTACCTGACTTTAGCGACTGGGGTTTACCCGGAAACTTAGGTTTAACAAAATGTGATATGATATCTTTAAGCGAAACTGGATATACGCCTAGATTCTATTATGGTGATGTTACACCAGGAGATAGTGGGTATTGGCTATTACCTGTTCCAGGAGTACCAGGTTGCAATGTTCATTATCTTCAAAGTCCATTTAAAATTAATTTAATGGGTAATGCGTATATTTATATGGAAATTGATGGATTAAATTGTATTGACGAAACGAGTCCTTATAATTTAAGTAAATTTACAGTTCAAACAAACCAAACAAATGGTGTATGCAATTCTGCCTTTGCTAAGATAGCTGTACCAACTACACCTATTTCACAATGGTTTGATAGAGATCAAATACCTTACAAATTATTTATGCCTCCTGCAGAGAGAATCAGAAAGTTAAAAATTAAACTTAGATATCACAATGGCGAATTAGTGGATTTTGGAGTATTTAATTATTCATTTACCCTAGAATTTTCTACTACTCAACCACAAATAGAGAGAAAATACAATGCGTGGGCAACCGGGTTGAGATAGTAAAATTATATATCGTAACGATCTTTTATCCAGGATTTCAAAATAGTAATATTACAACTTTTGTAATCTTCTTTACAATCTTTATTAAAATTTAAAAGACTAAAAAATTGTGGTTTTTTCATTTTTAATGTTTTATAAAATACATAATCTCCTTTGGGTCCTTTCCTAATAGAAATGTTTGTATTAATTTCTCTCACCATATTACTTCCTTCCTCTAAATATTTTTTAATATCTTCAAATGAAATATTTTCAATTGGACGGTTACCTAATTCTTTTAAATTTTTTGTATTGCCTCCCCAAGTAATATATAACCCAAATTTGCCTTTTTTAATAATAACATCTTGATCATTATATTTTCCCAAAATATATGAACTATTTTTGATTTCTGTATTATTTTTATCATCTACTATTTCTTGTATTTTTAAACTTCCATTTTCTATTTTATGAACATCTATATCTTTCTTTACTGATTTGAATATTATTTCCTCTTTTCCATTGACTGTATTACTACATTTTATTACTGGACCATATTTACCTATAATATATGTATTATTATCATCAATTTTATATTCAATTTTTGGTTTATCTTTTAACTTACTTATTAAACTATCTACTTGTAAGTTGCATATACTGCACAATTCAGTTAATGATTTTTCACCTTTTGAGATTTTATCTAAATCGTCTTCCATAGAACGTGTATATTCATAATTAAATATTTCTGAAAAATTATTTTCTAAGAATTCCATTACAATTATTCCAAGAGGTTGAATAATTAATTTATTTTTCTCATTACCGAATTCTCTCTTGATAGTGATTTCAAATATTTCGTTATTATATAATTCAAAGTCTTTACATACAATTTCTTTACCTATTATAGAATCTTTTTTAACATAACCTCTTTCTTGAATTTTATCAACGAGAGAAGAAAATGTAGATGGACGACCTATACCCTTTTCTTCTAGTAATTGAACCAAACGCGCTTCTGTATAATGTGGTTTTAGTCCTTTTAAACTAACCTTGGAAAATATTTTTTTATATAAAGTAACTTCGTTTTGTCTTATAGTTTTTAAATATTGATGCTCTTTATTGTCAGTTGAATATTTTTTAGAAACTATTTTCCAACCAGGGAAATCTATTAATTCACTTATATATGTGAATTTTGCATTTTGAAAAGCCGAAATATTTGCGGTAATTGAATAAAATTCTGCATCCGACATACAGCTCTCTAAAGAGTTTTCCCAAATAAGCTTATACATTCGTTTCTCTTTAGAATCTATATTATCAGGGAGTTCTTTCAGTGAAATATTAGTAGGTCTTATAGCCTCGTGTGCATCTTGACACAAATTATTTTCTTTTTTATTAACTTTTTTAGAACCCTTAGTGACTTTCTTTGTTGTAGATATAGATGGTTGATTTAATAATTCGTCTCTTTCTTTTGCTCCTCCTATAATTAGATGTATGTTTTTATTAATATATTTATCTTCGTATGTTCTAGAAATATATTCTTTTGTAGAATCAACAAATTCTTTGCTATATGTTTTTGAATCAGTTCTCATATATGTTATGTATCCTCCTTCATATAGATTTTGACACAAACGCATAGTTTCTTTTGGAGAATAATGCAATTCATTACTTGCGGTTTGTTGTAATGTTGAAGTTATAAATGGCTGAGGTGGAGATTTATACACTTTAATTGGTTGCGAACAGCTATAAATATGAGTAAATGTTGTTGTTCCGTGTAAAAAATCTTTTATATCATCCTCGGTTTCAAATTGTTTATTTAATTCAAATGGTATGTTTTGATTTGTAAAATAACCTATAGTATTGTATGCCTTTCTCTCTTCTATTTTATTTATATCTAATTGATTTTCATAAATTAATTTTAAAGCAGGAGTTTGGCATCTACCGGCAGAGAGAGAATTAGCTGAATGTTTTGTAATAACATCCCATAAAATTGGTGTTATTTTAAAACCTACTAATAAATCCAATATTTGTCTTGCTTGTTGAGCATAAACTAAATTCATATCAATATTTCTAGGACTTTTTGCTGCGGTAACTATTGCAGATTCAGTTATTTCATTGAATACAATACGTTTTGTTTTAAATGGATCTAAGTTGAATACTTGACAAACAAAAAAAGCTATACCTTCGCCTTCTCTATCATTATCGCAACTAAGCAATACTTCATCTACGGTTTTAATTTTTTTTCTAATTATTTCTGTATTCTTTTTTTTGGATTCAATTAATTCATACGTGCATTTAAAATTATTTTCAATATCAATATTTTTTAATGACTTTAATTCTGTAATATGACCCATAGTTGCAACTACTTCATAAATATTTAAATCATCGTTATCATTTAAATATTTTTCTATTTTTTTGCATTTTGACGGTGATTCAACAATAACTAGATATTTCATATTGTATTATTTAACTGGATATATTTATGTTATTTTGAAATAAAAATTGATTTATTTTAAATTATTTTTAATTATAATTTATATAGTGATATTAAATATATATAATTAATATATAATTAATATATAATTAATATATAATGGCTGAATTTGCAATAACAGAAGAATGTACGAATGAAAAATTACAAGAATTTGCATATGAACATTTTACATACATTAATCAAATATTTGGTGATCAAACGGTAAGACAAATTATCACTGAAGTTTTCCCGAATAAAAACTTTGAACTAGGATTTGAAGAAACAAATCTTGATTTTGAAAATTCATTTCATCATTATTTGATAGATAAAAAAACACAAAAGCCCGTTTGTAGTGTTGATAATGGATATCAAAATATTTATATAAATAAGAATGATAATTTGTGTCAATCCTATTCCTTATTAACTTATTTTAAAATACCTATTGACCCTGATCAAAAACAAAGACAAATGGATATGATTAATATGTATAGAAAGTTATTATCTAGTAAAAAATTATTCAAAATAGTAGATGAAATTTTAAAGGACCCTGATAATAAGAAATTATGGATTAATTATACTAAAAAAAAGAAAACTTATGTTGTAATGAATTCATCATCTATTAAGAAAAATATTCATGATGTTTTAAATAAATGGGAAGAGTATGGTTACTGGTATTTTATAGGCGATGGTATGTGTCCGGTTAGTAAACCAGTTGTAATTAGATCTTCTAAACGGTTAAAAGGTGGTGGAGGAAATAGTAAAACTAATTCTAGAAAAAGGAATGTTAGCTCTAGGAAAAATAAAAATTAATAATAAAAAGAACACCTAAAAACATATTATTTATAATAATTATTATAAATAATAATGGAAATAACGATTACGCCAGACATATATACTCCAAGTGTTGATAATACTGGTAATTACATAGATAATATACCTATAATTAAAAATGGTATTTTTTGTCCGTGTGGATCAAGAAAAGATAAAACATACGAAACTGCAAGTAAGTTTTCAATCCACATAAAATCAAAAACACACCAAAAATGGTTAACGATTTTAAATCAAAATAAAGCAAATTATTATGTAGAGATGCTTAAAACTAAAGAATTGGTAGAAAATCAACGAAAAATTATAGCACAATTGGAAAATCAACTCCACAAAAAAACATTAACTATTGATTATTTGACCGAACAAGTTATAAATAAAACAAATCAACAAGTTTCTAATATAGATTTGTTAGATTTGTTAGATTTTAATTAACATTACAAATAAATTATTCAATCATTTTGTCATACTTTAAATTGTGAGGAGGATTAAATAAAATATATTCTTCTATGTTCATTTTATATATTAATAAATTAGGAAACCAAAAACTACTATTATTTTTTTGATATACTCCCGATATTTTATAATCTTTTTTATTATATACTATTTTACAAAGATTCATTATTGCATATTTATCAAAATAATAGAAACTTAATCTATTCATTTTTTGTTTTTTTGGTATTAAAGATGAAACCTTATAAAAATTTATTTTAAAATCTATTTTGTCTATTATACTTGTTCCTTCTCTAGTGGTTAAAGTAATAATTTTATTTTCTATTAAATATTTTACTAGTTTCATAAATTCATATTGTTCCTCTACTGTTATATAGCCAAATGCAAATTGAAATTCATATAAAGCCTTTTCATTTGATGTCATATTAATATAAGGATGATCGTATTTTATTTTCTTAATTTGATTATCGGTTAAAATAATAGTAGGGGTTAATTTAATTAGCGTAGATTTAAATATATATTTTATAAAGTGATCATTTTCTTTATTAATTTTCAGTAAATAAGTCGGTTTTTTAATATCCCATTTGTAGATGTGGGTATCTTTTGACTTATAGCTTTTTGCTACAGCTAAACTGCCGAACCAACTTGAGTTATCTAGTAAACAGTGATTATGAGTTTTATTTTCTGATTTTCTTTGATATTCCAGAAGTTCGTCTCCTGTATATTGTTTTGACGCGTATAATGAAAAACTCGTGTCTAAATATTTTAATGAAGGTTTTATTTTTTGTATTTTAGTATTTTTTTTGGTTTTATTTTTTGTATTTAAAATATTATTTTTATTATTTTTATTATTTTTACTACTTTTCATATTGTAATATTATTATATTAAAATTATAATAAATAAAATTTGAAATGATTTTACATTATTCATTATATATAAAACCTAAAATTAAAACAGATTATACAGTGAAGTTCAACTAATTACGCAAAATGAATCAGTTTTTATGTGTATATATTCCAAATATGACACCTAATATTAGATTAGAAACAATTAAAAATGCATTTAAAACAATGGGAGATGTGAAATATGTTTATTTTGAGTATGACGTGAAACGCCAAAATTCCAAGGCTGCGTTTGTTTACATAACTTTATATAAACACATAGTTAACGATTTCAATGTTTTGATAAATAGTGAATATGGATTTCAAATTAAACCATATGGAAATAGTAACCCATACATTGTTTGGGAAGTTCTTAAAGCGATAAATATACCTATATCTTGTGAGAGGATTTATACAAAATATTCTTTACTTCCTCAATTAGAAGAGATAATTAACGAGTGTGGAAAAATGTTTATATAAACAAAGATAATTAAAATACGTTAGAATAAATAGTTGTTTCATTAAGGTAGTATATGAAATAACATTAGATGGGAATTTGCTTATCTACCTCAAAGTAAGCAAATAATAAACCCATTATATAGAATTTAGTTAATCCGAAAGGAAGCGCTCGTATTTTTTTGTTGATTTACTCGGCATTTAAAATACGCGTTGCTCTAAATAATATTAATAAATTATTTTTTAATTGTATTCATTTGCTTAAACTGTTTCCACGAGATGTTTACTTCAGCCTTTTTTGGTTCAGGTGTTGGTTCGGCATTTTCGTTTAATTTATCGGCTTTCTTCAAAGCACTGTCAATATAAATTTCTTTTAAAATCGTTCCAACTAGAAAGGAACCTTCGTGTTGATCTAAATCACCATCTTCTATTTGTTTTAATACATCAAGGAACTTATTTAATAATACAATATCTATTTCGTCTTTCTTAACTTTATTATAAATGTCTGTATAATAGTTAAATAAAAAACCACATTCTTGAATACATTCTTCATTAATTTTATTTTCATCACCTCTGTATTTAGATTTAATTAAAATCATATTATTAACCTCATTTCTTAAAATTTGGCTATGTTTTAAGTTGCGTATTAAATCTGTTTGATCTTGAACATTGTTTGTCTTAACCATATTTTGCAATTGCAATCTTTGATTTTCGTCCATTAATTATACTTTATATTAAGTATTTTATTTTTAAACCTAATAAATTAATAAATTATATAATTATTTTATAAAATTAAATTATATAATTATATATTAAATGAGTACAACAACTTCAGGACAAAATGTACCGGGAATGATGCTTCCTACACAAAAAGGAATGATTGGATCAAACCCTAAAGACTCTGCTGTTCAATCTATGAATAATATGAATCAAAAACAGGCTTCATTAGGAAGTGCCGTTGGAGGTATGCGAAAAAGAAGGAAAAATAAAATGAATAGAGGCGGTAGTGCTTCTACACCTAGTAATATTGCTGTCCCGCAATATCAAATGCAATATCAAGTACAAAATGGGCCTGGTCAAGATCCTAACTCTCAAATTCAGCAAAATGCACAAATTAGTACACAAGGTGCTGCAAATTCTGCAATGGATAACTATGCTACACAAAAAGGCGGAAATAGCAACTATAATTGGGGATGCTATAGCGGTGGTAAAAAAAGAAAAACTGTTAAAAAATTAAAAAAATCCAGAAAATCCAGAAAACACCGTAAAAAATCTAAACGTTACAATAAATAATACTATTATTGTGTAAATAGTTTAAATACTAATAATTAATTACTAACTATAATGGAGAATAATACTATAATAAATATAAGTAATAATTTAGATAATTATTGTTGGAATACTAGTATATGTTCAAGTCAAGCAGACAAAACTTGCGGGAAATGTCATATTGCTAAATATTGTTCTGTAAAATGTCAGAGAGAACACTGGAGTCAACACAAATTGTCTTGTTCTAAATTGAAAAATAATATAAATACAAATAAAAAAACGGATTTTGATTTGGTTGGTTTTATGGATACATTTCCAATTATTAGTTCAATGATGGGTAAAAATCAAATATATGGTATATTATATTATTTAAAACAGGTTATAGATAATGGTATTGAAGGTGATATTGTTGAATTGGGGTGTAATGTAGGAACTACGAGTATTTTCATAAGAAAGTTTTTAGATGTATACGGGTGTGATAAAAAATATCACGTTTATGATGGTTGGCAAGGGCTTCCTCCTAAAGTAAAGGAAGATGAGAGTGCAACATCTTACCAATTCCCTCAAGGGTGTTGTAAAACAACTAAAGATTATTTTATTAGTGTATTTAACCATTTTAATTTAGAATTGCCTATTATTCATTCTGGATGGTTTAAAGAAATTCCTGATAATGAATATCCTGAAAAAATATGTTTAGCATTTTATGATGGTGACTTTTATACATCAATAACTGATTCATTTAATAAAACATTTGATAAAGTTCAAAAAGGCGGTATTATTATCATAGATGATATTGGTGGTGATTCATTAGATAATCATCCATTACCTGGATCAGAGAGAGCAGTTATAGATTTTCTTAAAAGTAGAAGAGAGACATATGATTATTCTGGGTATGCTAATAAAGATTTTGTATTTGATAATTTACCGCACGGAGGGGCAAAAATAAATAAATTATAATTTGACTTTATTTTCTGGTGTTGTAATATAAATATAATTAGAATTATATTTATATAATAATAATATAAGTTATGCCATCTGGGAAAAACTGGATTAATTTTATATACATTAATTTAGCCTTTGCTATATATATCGTAGGTGTTTTTTATTTTAGCCAGCTTGCACAAATTAAAGCAAGTTGGCCTTTATATAGATGTAATCCTATGTATATGCCTTTAGCTGATGATGTGGAAAGTAATTTTGTTTATTGTATTCAAAATATGCAGACAAATTTTATGGGTTATTTGTTGCAACCCTTAACATTTTTGACTAGTTCTATAACTGGTGTTGTTTCTAGTTTTCTTAACGAAATTAATATGGTAAGAGCAATGTTTGATAAAATAAGAACCTTTATTACATCTATTATTCAATCTGTATTTGGAGTATTCTTAAATTTAATTATTGAATTTCAAAAAATTACTATTGGTATTAAAGATTTAATAGGAAAAACAATTGGTATTATGGTTACTTTAATGTATGTTATTGATGGTAGTGTTAAAACTATGCAAAGTACGTGGAATGGGCCGCCTGGACAAATGGTGAGAGTGTTAGGTAAATGCTTCCATCCAGAAACAAAGTTGAAATTGCAAAATGGTAATATTATTTGTATGAAAGATGTTAATTTAGGAGATGTTTTAGAAAATGGTTCAATTGTTGAATCTGTTATGAAGATAGACAATAAACGTGATCCTATACCTTTATACACAATTAATAATGCAGGAGTAAATAAAGAGAATATATACGTTACAGGTAGTCATTTAGTATTTAATAAAGGTAAAAATAAAATTGTAAAAGTTGAGGACTATCAAAGGTCTAATTTATCAAATATTCAAACCGACTGGTTTAGTTGTTTAATAACAAATGATCATAGAATTCAAATAGGAGAAGAGCTATTCTGGGATTGGGAAGACCATTTTGTAAAAAAAATATTGTTTTAGATTATTATATTTTATAAAACTATACTTTATAAAAACTATATTTTTTTAAAGTATAAGTATATGGATAGCGATAAAGGATTAAATAATATTAAAAAAATGTATGAAAAATTAACATATATGGATCAATATGGTGCATCAGTAATACTATTTATAATTATTACAATTGTACTTATTGTAATGTGTGCTTATTGTTATGCAATGATTTATAAAAAACCCATTGCAGATGATTGGGCGAATCAACGCTGTAAACCCTATTATATTCCTATTGCAGGATTTATCACGAAACCAGATAATATGAGTATCTCAGAATATACATCACAAAATTTCGCATATTGTACTCAAAATATTTTATCTAGTATTACAGGCACATCTGTTGCACCTGCAACCTATCTGATAAAAGTTATTAATACCATATTGGATTCTATGAAAGATGCAATAAATGCTATTAGAGGAATGTTTGACAAAATAAGAGGGTTTTTCCAGACATTTACTGAAGAAGTTATGGGTAGGATAATGAATATTATGATACCATTACAAAAAATTATAATTGGTTTTAAAGATTTTGTTGGAAAAATACAAGGCACAATGACTGCAGGACTGTTTACATTATTAGGATCATACTATACATTGAAATCTTTAATGGGTGCAATTGCTCAGTTTATAATTACTATTTTAATAGCAATGGCTGTTATGATTGCTATATTTTGGATTTTACCATTTACTTGGGGAATGGCTGCATCAATGACTGCAGTTTTTATAGCTTTGGCTATACCAATGGCTATTATTTTAGCATTTATGATGGATGTTTTACACGTTCAGACAACATTATCTATTCCTAGTGTAAAAATTCCTAGTGTAAAATGTTTTGACAAGGATACGATTATACAAATGAATGACGGGTCTCTTAAAAAAATAATAGATATAAAGGTTGGAGATACTCTCTTAAATAATAATACTGTTACTGCAAAAATAAAAGTAGAAAGTAAAGGCTCAAAAATATATAATTTAAATGGTATTACTGTTTCCGACTCACATATAGTGAAATTGGATGATAAATGGATACCTGTATTTAAGCACCCAAATGCTAAGAGAATCGCTTTTTATGAACATCCATATTTATATTGCTTAAACACGAGTAATAAAACTATTTTAATTGACGATATTTTATTTACAGATTGGGATGAAATAGTGAATAATGAAATTATTGAGTTAAAAAATAATGGTATTGTTATGATAAATAAGGTAGAAGATATTCATAAGTATCTTGATGGAGGATTTACTCCTAAAACAATGATTCACTTAAAAAACGGCACTACACGACCTATAAACGCGGTTGAGGTAGGCGATATTTTAGAAAATGGAGAAATTGTTTACGGATTAGTTGAAGTTTATGGAGAAGATTTAAGTGAACAATGTGTATATTCTTTTACTAAAAGATTTGATGGTTTAGGAAAAAACATATTGATTGAAGGTGGTCCAAATTTAAATATATGTGATAAAAATTGTATTTTTAATACAACTTTAAATTTAGATTATCACGATAAAAATATAAATTATTATAATACAAAAGATATTAAGAAAATAAGAGAAAAAAAACTTTTTCATTTATTAACTAATAAAAAAACATTTTATGTTGATAAAATTAAATTTTATGATTATAACGCTTCGGTTGATTTATTTTTAGAAAAAACCAAAGGAAAATTATTATCTATGAAATATGTATAATATGGATATCTCAATATTAGGATACAAGATTAATCTTGAAGTATTAATTTTAATAGGAGTAGTTTATTTAATTTTAGTTGGACATACTCTTGGTGGATGCTGTAATTTTTATAAGATAATGGAAGGTATGGAAAATAAAGCTAAAAAGCCTTTAACTCAACCATTACCTTCTGCGGTCCCTACACCTGCGTCTAAAAAGGCTGGTACAGAAGGATTTGTCGGAGCTAATACCAACTATGGAGAGTCTTCCCAATATAGTTTAAACGATAATACTCCAGTGGATACTTCTTCCTGGATGGCTCCAAATCTAACAGTTGTTCCAGGACAACAATTGAGTGCCGGAGTGCAAAATATACTGAATCGTCCTTCACAACAGCTACCTTTACCTGAAGGCGAATTAGATTTTTTTGCAAGTACACAATTTAAGCCTGAATGTTGCCCAAACACCTATAGCAATTCCAGTGGGTGTGCGTGTATGACTAGTGGTCAATATAACTATTTAATAACCAGAAGTGGTAATAATGTACCTTATTCTGAATATTAATTTATTTTATATATTATTTTTATAAATAATATATAGTTATAATAAATGAAAAACACAGCTAAAAAAATTAGAATAAAAAATAAAACACGTAAAAATATAAAATCTATGATTAAATTTGTAAAAGTACCAGAAATAAAAAGCAAGTGCGATCTTATAGGCTTGACTGAATTTGAAAAAAATTATTCTCTATATAATAAGTTTTTAGGGAAAAATAATGTTCAATTAAAAAAAGAATTTACAAAAGAATTAATATCTAAGTTTTCGCCAACAAATATAAAACCTGAAGAGGATTTTTATACATATATAAATTATTTATGGATGAAAGATGTTCAATTAAATAAAGAAGAGAAATATATTGTTCAAATTGATGATTTTAGATTAGCACAAGATAATGTTTATAAAGAGTTAGATAAGATTATTATTGATTATTTTAATTCTAACAATAATAAATTGTCACATTGTTTGAAAAAATTTTATAATTCAGTAATTAAAATGAATAATAAAACTGATAGTATTAAAATTGCAAATGATATATTATTACAAATAGACGAGTTAAGAAAAAATAAAAGTAATTTATGGAAAATGCTTGCGTTTACAAATAAAAGTCAAATTATTTCATCAGTATCGCCATTTGTTTGGGATATGTTACCTGATAGTAAAAACCCAGAAATTTTTAGACCTTATATAGGTATAATCAATTTTCCAATAATTGATTATAATATATATTTTGATGATGGTACGGATATTGAATATAAAAAAAATTATAGAAATAATTTTAAAAACTATTGTAAAGTTTTATTTGATACTGTTCTTGGTAAAGATCATAATATGAATACTGATAATATATACGATGTGCAAGTAGATATATTTAATTCTTTAGGTTGCATTGATATTACAACAAAACCTAAAGTATATAATAGAGTTTATGCTAATGAATCTTTGAAAAAATATGGTTTTGATTGGGAACAATTTTCAAAAGAATTAGGGTTTTCAAAAACACCTAAGTTTTTTATTACTTCTGATTTAAATTACTTGAAATGTGGTACCGATCTCTTATTAGAAAATTGGGATTCTGAAAAATGGAGACCATATTGGGTTTGGATTTTTATAAGGTATATAGCTAGAGTAACACGTGATTTTGAAGATATATATTATACATTTCATGGTAAATATCAAAGAGGACAAGAAGCGATTGTTACTTCGCCTGCAGTTAGTGCAGCTGTGTATATGTCTGTACCATTTAATACGTTTTTAACGAAACAATATGTTAAAAAATTTAAAGACCCAAGAATTGTTAAGTATGTCACTACAATGTGTAATGATTTAAAACGTGTTTTTACTAGAATTATAAATAGAAATGATTGGCTTTCGCCTTCAACGAAAAAATATGCATTGCTTAAATTAAAGTATTTAGATTTTACTATTGGAAACCCACAAGAATTGAGGGAAGACCCTTTATTAGATTATACAGATAGTTTATATGACAATTTAAACAAAATTTATGAATGGAGACATACATACTATGTTCAATTAGATGGAGTAAAAGTATTTGATATTCCACTTGTAGATTGGACACAATACCCTGTAAAGTTGTCTGGAAGACAAGCTTATATTGTAAACGCATCATATACGCCAAGTAAAAATAATATATATATAAATTTGGGTTATATGCAAAAACCATTTATAGATTTGGAAGAAAGAGGAATACAATATAATTTAGCTCATCTTGGTTTTACAATAGGACACGAAATGTCGCACTCTTTAGATGACCAGGGTAGTCAATATGATCATAAAGGTAGATTATTAAATTGGTGGACTACAGAAGATAAAAGAAGGTATAAATTAATTCAAAAGCAAGTAATAAACCAGTATGAGGAATTGGCTAAAAAAGATGGAATAGATTTTGATGCATCTATTGGAATTGGTGAAGATCTAGCTGACATATCTGGGTTAGCTATTTGTGATGAATATTTAATGGATTATCAATCATCTAAGTATGATCCTGTTCCAATACGTGATTTATCATTCAAAGCATTTTATACATATTACGCTATTCAAATGAAACAAAAGGTTGGGAAAGCTGCTGTAAAAGCACAATTAAAAACCAATCCACATCCACCAGATAAATATAGGACAAATGTTCCTTTATCTCGCTCACAAATATTTAGAGCATTATATAATATTAAAAAAGGTGATGGTATGTGGTGGAATAATACAGATACAATTTGGTAAATATTTAAAACGGTATTATTATTTCGTATATTCGCAAATGGTGCAATATATTATTTCCTGACACCTATCAGGTGTTATATCTATGGTATCTTTCACAAAATTATGTTGACATACTTGATGAGCAAAAAATGTTAATATTTCACAAAATTTATTACCTTCAATAATTTTTGATATATATGAATCTTTTAAATTTGTTAATAATTCAATATCAGCATCTTTATTATATTTATCTAGGTTATCATTCTCATTAATAGTATGTTGAATTATATCTTCATATATTGTTTTTATTTCTTCTAAACAATTTACTATTTTTTTATGTTGTGATTTTGAATATAAAAAATAATTAACACTCATTTAATTATTTTTATTTAAGGTTTTAAATTATTTTAATAATATATTGTAATAATATTTTACCCGGTTAATTTTTACACGTTTAATGTTTAACATATATACTTAGGTATTGTAGTTTGTTAAACGTACATAGTATACAATGCTGAAAAGTTTTCTTTATCGCGTTTAATCATTTTATCTACAATATCTTTTGTAACCGTAAATGGGAATTCTACTTTTAATGACATATCTTCTTCAAATAAATTAGACCCGGGCTTCATTAGGCGATATAGATTCAACTTGGTATGGATGATTTCTAAACAACGTTTTAGATTTCTAACACCATCTTCTTTGTTGCAATGGTTATCAATAATGTAATGAATTGTTGAATCAGGAATAACAATATCCTCATTTGCAAACTTAACTTGTTCGCGGATTTTTGGTAGTATGTAACTATTCCCTATAATAGTCTTTTGTTTTTGGTTATATCCTTTTGTTTGAATTCTATACATTCTATCTTTTAAAATTGGGTTCACTTTACTCTCGTCATTATAACTAAAGATGAATAAACATTTACTAATGTCAAAATCTATTTCAGAAAAATATTTATCGTGAAATTGAGAATTTTGGGTTGTATCAGTTAAATGAGTTAATATTCCTGCAATTTCTTCTCCTCTAGGTGTATCACTAATTTTATCCAATTCGTCAAAATAAATAACAGGATTCATACATTTGCAATCAATTAATATTTGTACAATTTTACCCCAAGTGCTACCTTCATATGTATACGAATGACCATCCAAGAAGCAACTATCTGTAGCGCCGCCCAGAGCTATAAATGCAAACGGTCTGTTCAGAATTTTGCTTATACCTTCTTTCACTAAACTAGTTTTACCCGTTCCTGGTGGTCCGTGAATAGCAATCGCAGTACCAATAGATTTTGGGTTTGTAAGCAATTGACCTAACATTTGCATAATTTGCATTTTTGCATCATTTAATCCATATACAGCATCATTTAAGGTTTTTTGCGCATTTTCCATAAAATCGTGACATTTATCTACTCCATCTTCAATACTTATAGGAAGGGATTGATATTTATTAAAGGGTATTCTCATAAAAGCATCAACCCAATTTTTTATTTTATAAAATTCACCGCTACCTGGTTCCATATATCGTAATGAATTTATTTTTTTCATAGCTGCACCTTTGAAAATAGTAGGAATTTCAGACTCTAATAAAGTTATACGATACGGCCTTTCAATACGTGTGATCTTATTAATTTCTCTGAGTTCTTTTATTATTTTCTTTTGTTCTTCTATTTGTAGTTTCTCATAAAAAGTAAAATCGTTCATAGTGTTTTTATCTCGTATAATTCTTTTAAAAATTCTAGCATTTTTTGCTTTATGTTTCTTTTCTTTCTTTTCTTTTTTTGCGTTTAATTTTTTAATATCTGATTCACAAATTTCTATACATTTTTTTAAAGATTTATTTGATTTATTTTGTTCATAAAGAGACTTCAACTGCGTTAATAATTCTTCATTTGGAACTATTTCATCTTTCGCACTTTTTTCAGAATCTTCTTCTTTTGAAATTGATTTTTTATTTTTTAAATTCTTGCTTTTTTTCTTGGGAATATATTCTTCCTCTTCCTCTTCATCGTCATCATCTTCTTCATCCTCTTCAGAATCGTCGTCTGAAGATACTGATTCATCTTCATCTTCAGTTTCTTCATCGGAATCAACGTAATCTGAATCATCTTCTGAATCAGAGTATTCTTCTTCTTCGTTCCTTCCAATTGTTAACGTAATATTTAGTTTATTTGATCCAGGTTTAACATCATCGTCTTCATCCTCATCCTCATCTTCTTCATAATCAGAATCTTCACTTTCCAGCGTGACATCTGTATCAGATTCAGTTTCACTTCGTTTTTTACCCTTAGATTTATTTTTTTGCTTATTGTTTTTATGTTTTTTAACAATAATCTTTTCTTCTTCAGATTCATTTTCAGAAGCAGTTACCCAAGATTCTTCTTCCTCAGATTCAGAAACTTGTCTTCGTCTTGAACTATGTTTTTCATTTTTTTTGTTAGTTATTTTTCTTTGTTTAGTATTTATTTCTTTTATATGCTCTTCTTCGGTAGATGAAGAATCATCTTCTTCCATATGCTTCTTTAACTTTTCTCCATCTTTAATCTTTTTATTCATATGTTTTGATGGAAATATTTTTTGTAAAAACTTACGATACTCGTGAACATCCATTTCATCTTCTGAATCGCTAGAAGAATTATTATCACTATCAGACCCAATATTTTTTTTCACTTTTTCATCTTTTTTATGAAATTTAGCCTGATCTTTTTTAGATAATTTATGTTTATTGCTTTCACGCGTCATTCTGTTATATTATATTTTATCTTTAAATGTTAATTAATTATTTTAATCAATTTTATTTTATGTAAAAAATAAAATACTCCATTGTGCGTTTATATATAATTTTAGGCTTAAATATTATATATTTATTTATATAAATATTATTATAGTAAGTTTTTTAGAATATATAGTAAAATATACATACTGAATATAATATAAAATTCGTATATTTATAAAATTTTTGAAAATTTAAAATAAAATAAAATTGAATTAGTAAAACAATATAAATCTATTGTACTATAGTATAAGATATGTCCAAATATTCTAATTCAAATAATATATCAAAAAATTGTTCCAAAATTATTGGAATCCAATTTAGTATTTTATCGCCAGATGAAATAAGAAAAGGGTCTGTTGCTGAAATTACAAGTAGAGATACCTATATAAATAATAAACCTGTCATTGGTGGATTATTTGATCCTAGAATGGGTGTTTTAGAACCTGGACTAATATGCCCTACAGATGGTCTGGATTATATGCAAACACCTGGATATGCGGGACATATTGAATTAGCAAAACCAGTGTTTTATATTCAATTTTTAACAACTATATTAAAATGTTTAAAGTGCGTTTGTTTTAAATGTAGTAAACTTTTAATTAATAAAGAAAAATATAAACAGGCTTTGAAATTACAAGGAGACGCTAGATGGAAGTATGTCTTTGCTTTATGCAGTAAAATTAAAAGATGTGGTGAAGACACTGAAGATGGATGTGGTTGTTTGCAGCCCAATAAAATTCGGAAAGAGGGTCTAGCTACTATATTTGCTGAATGGAAAAATGATAGTGAAAATGAAGAACCTATTATTATAAAAATTACACCTGAAATGGTTTTAAAAATATTTAAAAGAATATCTGATGAAGACGTTTCCTTTATGGGGTTTAGTCCAATCTATTCAAGACCAGATTGGATGGTTTGTCAAACAATGTTAGTCCCGCCTCCTGCTGTTCGTCCATCGGTAAAACACGACGCTCAACAAAGGTCTGAAGATGATTTAAGTCATATATTAGTAAATATTATTAAAACAAATAAAACTCTTCAAGATAAGATACAAAATAATGCTCCTGCAAATGTTATTGATGATTGGACAACTGTTTTACAATATTATGTAGCAACTCAGGTTGATAATAAGATTCCAGGAGTAGCATCTGTTGCTCAGCGTTCTGGAAGACCTTTCAAGTCAATTAAAGATCGGTTAAATGGTAAGGGAGGTCGTATGAGGGGAAATCTTATGGCGAAACGTGTAGATTATAGCGCTCGTTCTGTTATTACAGCTGACCCCAATATTTCTATTAGAGAACTCGGTATCCCAATGAAGATTGCTAAGAATATAACCAAACCAGTTACTGTTAATAAACTAAATCGTGACTTTCTAACAAAGTTAGTTCAAAATGGTCCTGAGTTGTGGCCTGGAGCTAAAATTTTAGAAAAGAAAAATGGTGAATCTATTACTTTGAGATATTTCACTGATAGAAAATCTATTATTTTGGAGGAAGGAGATATTGTACACAGACATATGATGGATGGAGATGCAGTCCTATTTAATCGTCAACCAACACTTCATAGAATGAGTATGATGTGTCATATTGCGCGTATTATGAAACGTGGAGATACTTTTAGAATGAATGTTGCAGATACAAAGCCTTACAATGCAGATTTTGATGGAGATGAAATGAACTTACATATGCCTCAGGATCCTGAATCTGAAGCAGAATTAAAAAATTTAGCCGCAGTTCCATATCAAATTATTAGTCCAGCTAATAACACCTCCATTATTGGGATTTATCAAGATTCAATGCTTGGATGTTATCAGTTCAGCAGACCAGATTTGCATTTTACTCCACGAGAAGCAATGAATATGTTAATGATGTTTAATGGAGTAAATGAAATAGAATTATTAAAAAACTCTCAAAATGAAAAAGGGATAACAAATTTTGATATATTAACTCAAATAATGCTTCCATTATCAATGAAATATAAAACAAAAGCTTTCAAAGAAGATAAAGATGATATGGCTACATCAAATGCAGTCGTTGAAATTAGAGATGGAAAATATATTAGAGGTCAAATGGATAAAGGTGTCTTGGGTGCAGGTACAAAAGGATTGCTTCAAAGAACCTGTAATGATTTTGGTAATATGGCTTCAGCAAAATTTATTGATGACTTACAAAATGTAGTTACAGAGTATATGACAAAGACTGCTTTTAGTGTTGGTATCAGTGATCTTATTTCTGACACGAAAACAAATGATGAAATTATCACAGTTATAACACAAAAGAAAAATGATGTTAAAAATTTAATTGATCAAACACAGATTGGAATTTTTGAAAATAATACAGGAAAAACAAATGAAGAAGAATTTGAAACACAAGTAAACAATATTTTGAATCAAGCAACATCAGAGTCAGGAAAGATTGGTTTGAAAAGTTTGGGGAAAAACAATCGTTTTGTTACTATGGTTAATGCAGGATCAAAAGGGTCAGACTTAAATATATCATTTATGATTTCTTGTCTTGGACAACAAAATGTAGATGGTAAACGCATTCCTTATGGGTTTGAACATAGAACATTACCACATTTTACAAAATACGACGACTCACCAGGTGCTCGTGGATTTGTAGAAAGCTCTTATATTAATGGTCTTTCTCCTCAAGAATTATTCTTCCACGCTATGGGTGGTCGTGTAGGTCTTATAGATACTGCTGTAAAAACATCTACTACTGGATATATTCAAAGAAGATTGATCAAAGGTCTTGAAGATTTAATGGTTGGATATGATATGACAATTCGCACAAATAAAAATAAAATTGTGCAATTCAGTTACGGAGACGACAATTTTGATACTGTAAAAGTAGAAAATCAAATGATTCCTATAGTAAATATGAGTATTCAAGAAATATATGCACATTATTTGTCTCCTGAAGAGAATAACAAACTAAAAACATTATCCAATATATTTCTTAAAAATACAATGACAAGATATAAAAAACAACACGATGACTATATTAAAAAATGCAATGAATATATTGAAATGATGGTAAAGAATAGAAATTCAATTATCAAAAATGTGTTTAAGAATAAAGGAGACTCTGTTGTCAATTTGCCGGTAGCGTTTTCACATATAATTAGTAATGTTCAAGGACAGACAAATATAACGGGTAATTCGCTTGTGGATATTACTCCATATGAAGCATTTGGAATGATTGAACAGTGTTATGCAAATCTTCAGAAAAATCACTATGTTCCTCCAACTGAATTATTTAAAACATTGTTCTTCTATTATTTATCACCTAAAGATTTGTTAATTGTAAAAAGATTCAATAATGCTGCATTAACATTACTACTCGATACTATTACAATTAATTATAAAAGAGCTATTGTGGCCCCTGGTGAAATGGTAGGTATGATTGCAGGGCAAAGCATTGGTGAAGTTTCAACTCAGATGACACTCAATACCTTTCATTTTGCTGGAGTTGCATCCAAATCCAATGTAACTCGTGGTGTTCCTAGAATTGAAGAGATATTATCCTTATCTAGTGAGCCCAAAAACCCATCATTAACTATTTATTTAAAGGAAGAGGATGAAACACAAAAAGATAAGGCTCATTCAATTATGTATATGTTAGAACATACACGATTAGAAGAGGTAGTTAAGTCAATAGAAATATGTTTTGATCCGGATGATTTAAATACTCTTATTAGTGAGGATAAAGATACCATAAAACAGTATAGAGCTTTTGAAAATATGGTAAATGAATGCATAGACCAAAATTTAGCTAATAATGATAGTGAAAAATCAAAATGGATTATTCGTATGGAATTGGACCCAGAAGTAATGCTTGAAAAAAATATTACTATGGACGATATAAACTTTACATTAAACAATTGTTATGATAATCAGATATCGTGCGTTTATTCTGACTACAATTCAGAAAAACTAATATTTAGAATTAGAATGAATGAAATATTAAAATCTGGATCAAGTAGAGGAGGACAAAAGAAAACAAAGGTTAATCCTCTAGATCAATCGGATCAAATTTATATTTTAAAGAATTTCCAAGATCAACTCTTACAAAATGTGGTTTTAAGAGGAATCAAGGGTATCAATAAAGTGATTCTACGAAAAATTAAAGACAACCTAGTTGAAAATAATGGGGTTTTCAAAAAACAAGATATATGGGTATTAGATACTATTGGTACTAACTTATTAGATATATTGGGAGTAGATTACATTGATAGCTCAAGAACATTTAGTAACGATATTGTAGAAATTTACAATGTATTGGGTATTGAAGCGGCCAGACAAGTTATTTATAACGAACTCGCAGATGTTATTGAATTTGATGGAACTTATATCAATTATCACAATTATAGTGTTTTAGTTGACAGAATGACATTTACAAGCAAAATGATTTCTATATTTAGACACGGTATTAACAATGATAATATTGGTCCCATTGCAAAGGCCTCATTTGAAGAAACTCCTGAAATGTTTTTAAAAGCAGCTAGACACGCAGAGTTGGATACATTAAAGGGTATATCTGCAAATGTTATGTGTGGACAAGAAGGGTTCTTTGGTACAAGTGCGTTTCAAGTTGTATTAGATATTGAAGAAATGTATAAACTTCAAGAGACTAGTGAGTATGTACCTATTAATGTTGATGATGAAATTGACAAATTCTTTGGATCTATGTCAATAAATGAAAATGAACCCTGTGGAATTAATAATATATCTATACAAAATAATGTGGTTAGCATAAAACCAGAAGATCTAGGTGGCGATAATACTTATAATCCTGGATTTTAAATATAACTTCAATACTGTATAAATAATTTATACTCATAAAATTTAATATGTAATTTATTATTTAATTTATTAAATATTAAATAGTTTTATAATAGTATAACATATTCTTTAATGAATACATTTTCATATATAATTACAAAAATAATTAAGCCAGAAAATAATGCATTCTGTAAAAATTTTGACAATACAGATAAAATAAACCCAATGATTAAATTATTTTTTAGCATATTTATTAGAGAGAACGTAACAATAAAGAAAACAAAACACGCATTTTTTTTTGAAAGTATAAGTAATTGTTTTTTGAAATTGCAAAAAAATGATTTTATTGACTATTTTTGTAAAATTCAAAAAACATATTGTGGGTTTACTAAATTGGCTCTCATTTATAGATATAAAAAAACAAAAATAGTGTCCAATACTGATATGAATTTAAATGAAATATATAAGTATGGTAAAGATATATTCTGTATGTATCAACAAAAAAATTTGTATTTGTTTAATATTAACGATTTAATTAAAATAATTAATACTTCTTTAACTAATGCATATTTATTTATTTCAGATCCATTACCATCAAAAAACCCATATAATAATATACCATTTAATAAATCCACATTGTACAACATATACTTTTATATAAAGTTCAATTCTAATAAATATTGCGAGTTATTAAATAAATTTTTTTATTCAGACTTTAATATTACTTTATTTATGAAAAATAATATGTATTTATTGAGGGAATATGCAATTAATAATTACGTAAATAACTCTGCAAAAAATGTAATTTGTAATGAAATTGATAATATGATTAAAAAATATAATAATAAGATAGTTAATAATAAATTTATTAACAGAAATAGACAAATTATAATTCATAAAGATTTTCCAAAAGATAAATTAATTAAAATATTCAAACCTTATTTGTTATTATTATTTAAAAGCTTATATTCATTAATACCGCAAATTAAAGAAGAATCGTATAATATATTAATGTCTAAATTATTTGCTTTCCAAAAATTTAATCCTAGTTTTGGTAGAAGAAATGCCGTAGTTGAGTGGAAATATACTAAAGATTTAAAAAAAAAGTCATATATAAAAGAATACAAATTTAATGATTCTCATATAAAATTTTATAAAGAAGACTCAAATTTTATGAAAAATCAAATACTTATCAATAATTATGATTTATACAATTATTATGAGGAAACTAGTTATGAAAATTCATATTTAGAATTAGAGTCGGAAACGGAATCAGAATCATATGATGATGACGGTATAGATGTTATAGTTACTACAATAATAGCAAATAACGAAGTTCGCGTTACTGAAATAAACAATGAAGAAGAATATGATGAAGAATATGATGAAGAAGAATATGATGAAGGAGAATATGATGAAGAGGATCAAGATTCAATAAGTTAGACTAGTTATTTTTCACTAGAGTTATCTAATATAAGTAATTTATTTTTAGGAATATTTTTTTTTGCTGTCTTATTACCCTTCAATACTACTTGTTTTTTACTCTTTTTTATACGTTTTATATTTTTTGTTTCCTCATTTTTCTCTTCTGCTAAGTTTTGGTTATCATTATCATTATTATTATTATTATCATTATTATTATTATCATTATTATTGTTAAACGTTACTGTATTCTGCATTAGTAAACTTTTAGATTTCTTAGGTTTTATATCTTCTTCTACGGAATCACTATCCACTTCAAGTAATAATTTAACAGGTTGTTTCTTCTTTATATATTTAGTTATAGCCGGCTTTGTAAAACCTTCCAAGTATCCTTTTATAGTTGTAGAATTTCTTAATGCCTCTTCTATTTTATCTTGACAATCTTTTGCAAGTTTATCAATAGAAATAATTGATTCATTTTTATCACTTTCTATTACTTTGTATATAGGTATAGTTTCTGCTCTTAAAGCAGGAATACCTATAAATGTAAATTTATTATTATTATTATTATTATTATTATTATTATTATTGTATCCTATAAAAAAATTATTTTTATAATCAGTTTGTAAAATTGTTTTTTGACAAATAAAAATAGAAGGTATGTTATATTTTTCAATTAACAGCCATAAATCTAAAGGCGTTAAAAAATAGTTTTCTGAATAAATCATACTAGAAAAAGTTATTTTTTCTGCTTTAACCTGATCTCCAATCGTTTTTTTACCCTCAATAATTAAAATGTCTATAATTTTATCTTTGTATTCGGTTAAATATTTTTTATATTCATCGTATAATTCATTTTTAACTTCATTAATAGTTTTTCTTTTGTTAATTGTTTTTTCTATTAAATCAATTATAAAAGTATATGTACAATAATATGAATTACTATATACCAATTCTTTATAATTTTTTGGAAAACATTTTTTCCATATACTAGAAGTAATTTCATCTTTTGTAGTTTTTTTACACATAACTTCTTCTTCTAATTCATTGATTTTTTTTTGTGATGAAACTTTATTTTCATAAGTTTGAGTAATAATTGGAATAGCTTGATCATATGTATTATATTTAACATATTTATTAATAACTGCTGGGTTAAGACTTTCAAAATAGTCTTGGGTTAATAAAGATTGAATCATTATTATTTCATTCTCTCTTAGGTTATATTCAACATTACCAAAAGAAAGATATATTTGTGGTTCAATCATAAAAGATCTAATTCTATTATATCTGATTAGCTCATCTGCCATTCTACCGAAATAAATAGGTTTATTAAGTTTGTTTGTTATTAAATTTTTTTCTGGTAATATCAATTTACAACCGTTGTTCTCAGTAACAGCACATAAATTAACTGCTTTAGAACATTGATCTTTATCCTTAACAACACAAGTAGACACTTCTTGAATTAATTTATAATAATTACTATCTCCAATAAATTGAATTTTATCATTAACCAACTCAAATAATAGCCTTTTTATATTTTCTATATTTTCTGAATAAATAATATATTCTTTCTTCATTTCTTTTTCTATTTGTTCTCTAATTTTGATGTTATCATAATCATTTAATAAAACCCTTATTGTATTTCTAAAAATATTATAGAAACTAGTTTCTAATTTAATTTTTTTAATATAATCAACTCGTTCTGTATCAACATCATCACTTGTTGTACTTTTAACATCAATAGGAATCATTGGTTTGGATTTAGTATTTATAATATAATTATCATTTTTAATAGAGGGAATATTATATTCACTATCAATATCAACTTCCGCAATAGGTTCAGATAATTGTATAAATTGATTGGTTTCAGTTAAAATACCTACAACTAATTCATCTTCAATTATTTTAAACGCTGGGTTGCAAGGTATATCTGACATTTCTTTTCTCTTTTTACTTCTTTTATTTAATTTTCTTAAAAAAATAATTGTATTTGTATAATTATTCCATAAACTTAAATCAGTCATAAAAACATAGTCTATTCCATCTTTTAATTGATCGTTAAGTGCTGTTGGATAACAAGGTATAAATCCACGTCTTTCTATTTCTCCAGGTTCTTCTGATAAAACACCTATAACTTTATTATTAAAATTCATAACTAATTTTAATACATTATACTCATATCTATTTAATTTTTGTATTAGATCGTCTAGCATCAATGGACGTTTAGCTTTATAAATGTTAGGCATACTATCCAGAGGTCTACAAATAGTATTGAATAATGGTTTAATTATTTCCTTAAAAACAGCTCTCATTGTTTTGGATAAATGAGGATCATATTCTTTGAACTCTTTAGCTATAGATAATTTTTTATTATCAACCGTATATGAGTATATCGGCTCATAATAGTTGTCTTCTTTCATTAAAATAATGGTAGGTTTTCTAGCTTCATAGAACTCACTAGAATAGTGATTTGAAGGACAAAGAATCTGAACATTATTAGTTATATCATCATTTGGTATTTTAAAAATAATTAAATTTATACCATTTGGAAACAAATATTTGTTAGGCATACTTATAATATCCCACAAATATGTATGATCAATAATTGCATCATCATCACTAATAAAACGAATAAAATTTTCAAAAGCAGATATCACTTTTTTAAAATAATAATTCTCTTCAGGGTTTTCTTTATTAATTTTGGAATATAATTTTGAATTTGTATATTTCTCAAAGTCTACAACTTTACCTGAATCAAAAAAATTAGACACTAAGTTTCCATTTTGATATTTAATAAAATTATCAATTGTTAATGATTTTATAATACGCATTCGCATTTCTTTTATTGATAAAATTTTAGAAGGTTTGTTTGTTATTTTATTATTTTCATCAATCATTTTTTTACCAAAAAATAAAACATCTGAAATACAAGCAACAAATGATTGTTTATTATTTATTTCTACACCGTGTCTTAATAAACACGGATGATTTTGTTTAATGTTGGTATTTGTCTTACTTATTTGACAATCTGCATTGACTTCGTGCAAAATACTTTGAATACTTAAAGGTAAATACCCCCAACGTCCTGAAAGTAATGGAAATTTATCAGGACCTTTTACATATTCATCTTCTTCTACATCTTCTTTTTCTTTAGTATTGGTATTTTTAACAATATCGTCTGAACAATGTTTCTTAGCATTGATTCTTCCTATTGTATTATACTTATCAAAACAACAAGGTAAACAATACCCATCCGGATGCTTATCTGTTTGAAAACCAGGATAACGTTTGTTTTCTTTTTCATCGTAAAATTCATAAATATAATATCCTGGTTTAACTTTTTTATCTGCTCTAGACAAAACTTTACCGCAAGTTGGATGAACTAATTCTTTTTCTCCATTTTTCCCAACAACTTCTTTTAAATCTTTGGGGTCAATAACTGTATTATTTTTAAGACACCAAAACCGAGGACAAATATAATTAAATTTGTTTTTAGGGTTAGATCCATATTTAATTACATCTTCATCTCTTAAAAATCCTGGATGTTCTTTATTTATTTTTTCTAATTGACTGTCAGTTAATATTACAGGTTGTCTTCTTTTATCAGAACTACACGTTCTAGAATATGCATTAAACTCTTTGCTATCTTCTTTTAAAATAAGTATTGGATCTTTATCTTCAATTAATGTTTGAAAATAATAAGGTTTATTCAATTTCATTCCATCAATATCTATTAAATTATTATTTTCTTGTTCACTTATTTGTGATGCTTTATCTTTCTGACTCATTTCTGATTTTTCATCTTCTTCATCTTCATCTACATCT